GTAAGAGGCAGTCACTGAAAATCGTTCCTGCATTATAACGTCCGGAAGCTGAAATCAGTTCAACGCCTATCTGAATATCAGGAGAACGCACTATTGTAGCGTGTGCAGCTGAATCCGGCGTCAGTTGCAAATCATCAACTACTATGTTTTTCCTTGCCCCATACACTTTTACATTTTCTAGAATACAACCGACGCCGCCGCAGTAGTCTACAGAGTTACTGTTTCTTGTACCGAGGACGATACCGTACCCTTGCGCCTGTGTAGATCTATTCGGGACCCATGTGTATGGCATACCGTCCAATGTCGTATTGCCTACGTAGACTCCGCTCCCTACCCACGCTCTATCACAGTTTCTCAGGTCAATGCCTATCTGCACGTAGTTAGATGAACTCACCACAGTTGGATGTCTCAGTATGATTGAAATATTGTTTATCCTAACGTCAGAAACATACGGGTTGACCACGCCGACCGTAAAGTTTCTTTTTAACATAGACCCTTTGGTATATGACGCGAGCTCGCTCACGGTTGCTCCTGTTTGTTTGGCAACCAAACAAACTCTCATAAATCCCGCTCCGTCTATAACTGAACCCGATTTCACTCGAATACCAACATCCGGATCTATCGAATACACACCGGCTGAAAAGTAAATACCTACATGGTTATTCAAAATATCGTTAACAAACGGAGTGTCATCCAAGACTCCCGCAACGGGGCTGTACACTATGATATCATCATCTAACTCATTGAGTTTCTGTGCGACTGTTTTGGTTTTGTGGACCACATTTTCAGATCCCGAGGGGGATAAAAGTGTTCCACGTAAGCTGGTCGCACTTACGTTTGAAAACCCAGAAGTTGTTGGGCTAGTACCTGGGGTCACCACTTTAGGAAATGAACCAGTCCAAGATCTGGCTTGTCCATCCGAGATGCTAATAATAGCTTCATTCGATTGATTGAGCTGTCCCCCTTCCTCGAAACTCCCGGGAACTATCGTTACTCCAATCTCAGCGTAACTCCGACGGATGGCCTCTCTCAACTGAGGTGTTAATTTCACTTCCGCGTCATTTAACAGTTCTTTCCAGTTAGAAAGAAGTGACGCCGGTGATTGCATAAGAATGAAGGTCTTGTTGATGTCAGTCCTTATTGCCACGTCTCCCGCCTCGGCGGTTAGACCTAACATCTGAGCTTCACTTGAGACTGGGAAAGTATCAGTCAGAGCTACTGCTGGAAGTTGTGACACCGGCACTTTTCCGGTAGAATCGTGGATCCCTAGATTCTTCAGTGCTTGTGCCGGATTACTAGAACCCGTACCTCCTTTTGCTACGGGTAAGACGCCAGAGACCTGAGCGCTGTCTAGGGCTACTTGCTGGATAGTGGGGATAGATTTGTTTATCAGGTCTTGTATCTTAGATTCCGATAAAATACCAAGGTTTTGTTGCGCTTCAGGAACATTTGTCCCGCCAGTTCCCCCCTTAGAGATAGGCAGAGTTCCGATCGTTTCGTTCGAATTAAGAGAAATGCTGTCTTTTGATGCTAAAGCGCCGAGGCCGTTTAGAGTAGAGTTGATGGGACTAAGAGCATCCACAACGGCTTGAGAAGATGGGACTGTGTCACTCGTAGGACTTGAAAGGCTCTGAACTATTATATCTTTTGAAACCAAAGTATCCACCGCTAGAAGTCTTTTTTCTATTTCTTCTGCGGTTAGAGCGAGAACATAAGTTTTTGGTGTCAGTGAACTCATAGTAAACTTCCTCTTTTAGGAAACAATTTATGTTAATCTCTATTTAGGAAGTAGAAACTATGCAAATCCTCGAGTTCTACAGTGACGGCTCGTCTGACAATATCAAGGCTAAAAATGCGGGATGGGCTTCTGTTTTCATACCGGAAGGTAGGAAACCTCTTATTCTCTACGGACACCTCGAAATGCCTGCTACTAACAACCACGGAGAACTGATAGGAATAATCGGTTGCGCATATTTGCTGAAGAAAATGGAACTTTCTACTCAAAAACGATTCTGCTCCAGGATAACCTCTGACAGTGAATATGCTATAGGTTGCTTGGATCCTCAATCTAATTGGTTGCCTTCTAAAAACCAAGATATTATTCACCCTGGAAACTTGTTGTTGAACTCTTGTTCAAGTATAATCTCATTCAAATGGGTAAAGGGTCACAAAGGTGTCGAAGGTAACGAACTAGCTGACAAGTTTTCTAGATTTGGTAGACTCCAGCAGGTTATGAATGATCCAAGATACGTGACGAAGTATTTCAGCAACAAGGCGGAAATCATGACCGTCTTCAACAGCATATTGAAGGAATGAACCGATGGGCATGAGATATGTAGATAGAGGGCCGGTTGGCGCTCAGAAGAACATGTATTTCTCACTGGAAGACAACGACAAGTGCGTCGAGATATTACGTGAGTGGCGCGTGAAACGTATAGAGGCTATCAAAGAAGGAACTCCTCAAAAATGCCCCATTCCTGATTTCGTTGCTGTCAGCATTCAGAAGATCTGTGAAAATATCTCTTTCCGCTACAATTTCAGAGACCACCACTATCGTGAAGATATGGTTTCAGAAGCTGTCTATAACATGCTTCGCTATCTTCATTCCTTCAATCCTGAAAAGATCGGTGAGAGATCAAAACGGATCAATTTCTATGGGTGGGTCACTCGTTGTGCTGACACCAGTTTCGGCGGGTTTATCCTTGATGAGAAAGAAGAAGAATATTTCAAAAATGCTATGTTCTGTCAGGCTGGCGGGTTTGCCGCATTCTCTGAAGATCAAGACGCTCTGGGTGATAGTACACTGACGTCAGAGATGGCCAACGACATAATGGTCAGAGCTAGGGAATATGAATTAAGACGTGAAGAGAAAAAGAAAAGGCAGAAGGAAAAAGAGGATGAAAGAGCCAGATCTGAAGATGATGGTTCAGAAACTTCCAAAGGCGTCCTCCGGTTTATCAAGTCCAAATAGGTTTTCTTAGAAGGTCTCTCGGGGTAGAATAAGGAGTCTATCCTAACTCCTGAGAGGCCTTATGAAAATCGGCTTTATCGGCGACACCCATATCGGGGCTCGGGGCGGTAATCCGCACGTGCGCCAATTCATCGCCAACTACTTCCGCAACTACTTGTTTCCCAAGTTCAAAGAGCTCGGGATATCCCACTACATCCAGACTGGTGACATCACCGACAAACGTTCCTCTATCAGTTCGTTTGACATGGACTACATCTTGTCTGACTTCATCCCCCTCCACATAGAGAACGGGATCACCGGTGACATCCTAACCGGAAACCATGACATCGCTCTGCGAGACTCTAACAGAATTTCTTGGGCTGATATCATCAGTCGCTTGTCTGAAGGGTTCATCGAGTCATATCAATCACCGAAAGATATTTCGATAGGACTGGAGCCAGGTCAAGACGTCAAGATCTGTATGCTGCCTTGGATCAACTCTGAGAACTATGAAGAGACGCTCAAGCATATCGACGCAAGTGACGCCACATTGGCAGTAGGTCACCTGGAGCTTTCTGGCTTCCCGTTGTACAGGAATTCCATCTGCGATGAGAGCCCGTTCGAACTCTCCAATCTGAACAAGTTCGAGAAGGTGATCTCTGGTCACTTCCACACTGCATCAACCGCTGGAAATGTCCAGTACCTGGGGACACCTTACCACCTCACTTGGCAAGACTTCCCGGACGCTCGTGGTTTCTATGTTTACGACACGGTCACTAAAGAGTTCGAATTCTTTCAAAACCCCGAACATCTTACTTTGTTCAAGGTCTTCGAATACTCTTGGGAAGCCTGTGACTCCGATGCTGCGCTACAGGTCAAGATTAAAGAACCGAAATACCTTGAAGAAGAGTTCGGGTTGAAGGGGTCTATCGTCAAGGTGATCGTCAAAGATCGCGGTAACGCAAAGCACTATGCAGACTTCTGCAACGCTCTAAGACGTTGCGACCTGATAGACTACAATGTTATCGATCACACGGAGACTGCCTCTATAACAGCGTCTGAAGCCGATGAAGGGCAATTTCGTTCCGACGACGCGCCTATCATAGCGGAAGCAGATTTGCAGGTAGACATCCTCACCATCTTGCAAGATCGCATGTTGCGTGATGATGGTTCTAACCCTGTGCTGGTTAAAGAAGTCGTGTTGGACGTCCACGACAAAGCTATCAAGAGCGGAGATTTGTGATGAGTGATCAAGAAGGTAGCATCCTGAATTTTATGGCGCTGGTAGCCGAAGGTGAGAGGGAAGCGGAGCAACCCAAAGTTCCTTTCGACCTCTCTCAGCAGACGCAGAAGGTAATCTTCCAAAAGGTGCGAGCCAAGAACTTTCGCTCGGTCGGTAACGACTGGATGGAAGTTGATTTCCTGAAGGCGAAGTCGACTCTGGTTGTCTCGGAAGATAATGGTTCCGGCAAATCGACTCTAACTGTGTGGGCTCCATATTATGCCCTCTTTGACAAACCGTACAACCCGAAGGAACTGAAAGCGGCTTTGGTCAACTCTGCAACCAACAAAGATGCTTTGGTGGAGCTGTTCTTCAACACAAAGGGTAAGAATTGGTTGGTGCGTCGCGGGTACAAGCCGTCTGTGTTCGAGATCATGTTCCAGGATGACAATGGTAACTGGATCAAAGACCAGGCTCCGGCAGCCATGAAAGACCAGCAGAAATACCTGGAGTCGATTATCGGGTTCGACGCTAAAATTGCCGAGAATATCATGATCCTCGGCGCCGACAAGTTCACACCCTTCGTGGAGATGGATGCTCCGAGTCGTCGCCATGTCGTTGAAAAGATCTGGGACTTGGCTGTCTTCCCTGTGATGCTGAAAGTGGCGAAGGAGGACACAGCAGTCCTTGTTCGCACCAATGAGGATTGTTCTCGGACGATTGACTCACTGAAAGAAAAACTTCGCCACTCGCAAGAGATGCTAGAGCAGATCAACTCCAAACAGACTATTTTGGAGGCCTTGGAGCTTCGCGTCGCCGTTTTGAACGAAAGGCGTTCTGAAGTCAAGAAAGAATCTGCTACCCTCCGACAGGAGGAAGATAATCAACTTGCCGCTTTCAACGTAGAGATCGCAAAACTCAAAGAGCAACTGGCGAGCGTACAGGCTGATGTGGAAGAGCGGTTCTCCTCAGCTCTTGAAGAGAAACGAGCGGCTCTAGTTGCAGTTAAAGAAACGGGGGCTGCTGAAATAGACCAAGCCGTTTCCGAGTTGGTTTTCCAACTAGACTATTTGAAACTAGCACTCATTCAACGAAAAGAAGAAGAGAATGAGGCCCTGAAAGCATTGACTGCTGAAGGGAGTCGCATGTATTCCGAGTTGAACGAGCAGCTGAAGAACGCCATCTCAGAGTCTGAGAAAGTTGCTTCGAACATACGCAAGCAACGGGGTGAGTTCAAGTTCGAACGTGAAGACGATATCTCGAAAGGGGTTCAGAGGCTCAACGAGCTTGAACAAGAGCAACAGAAAACCAAAGAATTGATAAGCACACTAGAGGCGCAGTTCAACGAGGGTATCAGTGGCATCGTTGAGTTGAAAAACAAGGTCTTTCTCTCAGAGTCTAGCAGAGATCAGGCTAACAAACAGCACGAAGAGATCCAAAAGCAGATAGCAGCGTTCGAGCATATGGGGACCTGTCCCACGTGCGCCCAAGCTGTAGGCGTTGAAGCGGTAGAAGCTTTCAAGAAGACGTTTGAAAGTAAGTTGCAAGAGTGTGACACGACCCAGCTAGATGCTAAGATCAATCTCCTCAGCGACACTATAGAGCAGAAGAACCAAGAAACCGTTGAACTTTCATCTAAAATAGGTTCCCTGAAGCTACGACTGGACGCAATACAGGGCGAAGCGGCGTCCGTCTCTTCTGACATGCGTGAGCTCGAGCAGGCGAAGGCCAAAGAGAAATCTGTCTGGGATTCGGTGACTGAGTCTCTGGCTGCGACCGCTAAGGCTGATTTCACCCAAGGGGTGCGCAACCGGATCAATGAACTTGTTGCAGATACCAAGGTGTCTCAGGCCAACCTCAAGACCGAATGGGAAGAGAAGAAGCGCAAAGTCCGCTCCGACATCGACAATCACCAAGCAAAGATCGGTCAGGTGAAAGCTGAAGTGGGAGCTGCGGTGGCAGCCAAGGTTTCAACCGCCGAGTCTGAATTAGCAACAGTGCAAAGTGAACTGAGAGAGGAACTCACCCAGGCGACGTCCTCACTCGACACTGAGATCAAGACTTTAGAAAATCGCAGGGTGGATGCTGCTAGAACACACTCTCAAACCCTGGGCAGGCTGGCGTCTGAACTGAAGCAGCTGGACTCCGATATTACAGCAGCTGAAAGTGAGGTCTCAAGTCTCCAGACCAACATAGCTGATGAGTCTTCCAAGCAGCAAACTGCCATAGACAAGGCGCAAGAAGACTTGGGGGTCATGGAACGTGATTATCAGAAAACCTTTGAGCGCATCTCTGTCTACAAGAAGCTGATCAATGAGCTGGGTGACAAAGAGGCGAAGGCTGAGATTATCAAAGCGTACATGCCGTTCCTCAACCATAAGGTCAACGAGTATCTGGATGCACTCAACCTGCACGTGGGATTCAAGATGGATGAAAATTTCTCTATTGAGTTCACGGCACCGGACAGGAAGCGCCAAACCACTTGGAGCTTGTCTAAAGGTCAAGCCATGAGGATGAACCTGGCTGTATTGTTTGCTCTGCGGGACGTAGCCAACCTCAAAGCATCTGTGAGCACGAACCTGTTGATCATGGATGAGACTATCGAGCCGTTGTCTGAGCGCGGCGTACAGGAAATCATGGAAATGTTTGAACACCGCTTCAAAGACATCAACATGTTCGTGGTGACCCAACGCAAAGCGGAGTTTAGTGAGTACTTCACGGACGTCATTAACTATGGGCTCAGAGGTGGGTTCACCGTGCAATTAAACTAGGAGAAGTCTATGTCTTTCAAAGATCGTTTGGTAGAAGAAAGGGAACAACTCGCGGAACGCCTTCAAAAACTGGCTTCCTTTATTGGTGGTGAGGTTTACCAGAGCCTCCAACCCGTAGATCAAGAATTGCTAGACCGACAACATCAAATCATGAAGGATTACTTGTCGGTCCTGGATGTTCGCATCTCCAGACTGTAGTGAACGAATAACAATAAGAGGCCCCTCAAAGAGGGGTCTTTCTTTTGAAAGAAACCGAGGTATAATACCCCATCTGAGAAATACTCTTGAGGTCTTAAACAATGGCGAGAACTCCTCTTTTCCGTACCCCTGACGCCACACTGTACACTAACCATGACATCGTTAATGGTCGTGAGGGTAAATTCACTCGCATCTCTAAAGAAGAGCTCCGCGACCTTGTGCTCAAAGCGCAGCAAGGTGATATGAAGGCTAAAGATGCCGTCTGTCGTGAAGTTTACCGGTTCGTGTTGAAGCGCGTCTCATCTTTCAAACGTCGCGGTGTGGAGAAGGTAGAACCGGACGATCTGTTCCAAGCTGGTATGCGAGGTGTCCTCACTGCGATTGAAAAGTTCGAGTATGATCGCGGGTTCTCTTTCCTCACCTACCTGACCGCCTGGGTTGATCAAGCGATCGACAGAGAGTTTCAGAACACATTCTGTGAGATGCGTATCCCGAATCATGTTTGGGGCTCATACCGCCAGCTGACCACCGCATACCGTGAAATTGTAGGAGAGCGGGCAGAGCTGGACGATGATTATGCGATCACTGTCCCGAAAGACGTTCTGATCGACAGGGCTCTGGCTACCGCAAAGGGTGAAGAGAAAAAGAGTATCTCTCGTGATACCCTTGAGTCTGCTTACACTTACCTGTTGAGAGGCGGTTACGGGGTGTTCACTTCTATGGATCAACCGTATGGTCGTGGTGATGAGGACGACGGTGAGAACACAAAGACTCTCGGTAATACTCTGGAAGATGAGAATTATTCAGCTGAATCTATGGAAGATGAACTCATGATGGATGAGACCATCAAGAACACGCGCCTCTTCCTTCGTTACATCGATCGTCGGTCACGCTATGTGCTGATGCGCAGATTCGGTATGGGTAACAACTTCGATGGTCTCACTCTTGAAGACGTTGGTCAGGAACTCGGGGTAACTCGCGAGCGCATTCGCCAGATCGAGGCTACTGCTATGCGCATGCTGAAACGCCTGATGACAACTTGCAAGACCATGGATCCAGCCCTGTTGGAATCCAACATGAAAGCCATGTATGGACGCAGGCCTCCGAAGCCGTTCTCAGTCCCGGATTTCGTACAGTTGACTGAAGAAGAGGAAGAGATCATGTCTCACAACCTCTTCGGTGAGCATATCCCTTATCGAGGTTCTACCGGTCGCGTTCGCCTGGAAGGGAAGCGTCACAAAGGTCGTATTGTTCCGGATTGGTTCGATCCTAATGAGATCCGCCCTACCGGCGTTCGTAAGCAGTTGAAAGATCATGAATTGAATGCACACGAAGTTATTGTGCGTTTCAGCATGTATGGCAATCGAAACCTGACCCAAGACCAAGTCTTGGAAAATGTCTGACTAAGGAGTTTTTATGGAACTGAATCATTACACTCTGTCACAACTTCTGACAGCCTACGCAGCCGACAGCACTATTGTTGTTCGGGTTGAACCTGGCTACACGGTCGAGTTTGTGAAACAAAAGGGTTTGCAGGTCAAGACCGTAGTGGCCGAACTCGGGGCTGTGACCCCTCCTTCACAACATGCGGACGTCGTGAAGCGCCTTTACAAAATGCGCTTCAAGTCTCAACTCTCTACGAGTGGTGTGATCTACAGATTTGGGGCTTCTATCTCCGACACCGAAGTTCTTGTCACTGTTATGAAAGGCGTAGCAATACAGCTCACCGATACGACTTCACCTTGTGTGTCTTTGGATCTTTCTAAGAAGACTGAAGCTCCGGTGGTTGCTATCAATGTAGGTGAGCCGCGCCCCGCCGCGAATGAAGACCATGACAAAGATGAAGTGCGTTCTTACACTTTGAACCACATCATCCTCCCGTATGAGGCCATGTATCTTCAGACCACCTTCAGCCTGAAGTTTGATTTCTCGCGTGTTAAGGCTCATGCCGGTGTTGAGAAATGCGGGTTCATCTGCACCCCGAACATGGATCGGATTATCAGTGACCTCAGTTATCTGAAGACCTCAGCTTCACCCGAGTTGTGTCAAGTCTTCGATAACATCAAGAACCTGAATTTCATTCAGGGTGTCGCATATGACGACGACATCGCAGTGTACCTGGCGACCAAGGATGACACCACTATCCGTGTGACAGTGATCAAGGAGGCTGAACTCGATGAAGCGCATGCGCAGATTCCGGAACCTGTGAAAGTAGTGAAGGATGAGCCTAAGACCATGAAGGAAGTCGCGATTTCCTGGTTGCGTAAAATATTTTCATAAAGAATTTCCTTGTGAAACAAAGGGATCCTTCGGGGTCCCTAAATTTTTGAAAAATATTTTTCAAATGGGGTTTACTTTCAAACTCAGATGACTATAATGGTAATCATCAACAGGGCGCTGAAGTCCAAACCCAAGTAAACATCCTTAGAAGGAAAATGAAAATGAACATGATCACCAAACTGGTTAGCACCGTAGTTGAAGTTTCCATCACCCTGAACACTGAAGTTAGCAAAGCTGAGCAGTTCCGTCAAGCTACCCTGGAAGGTGCTAACATCGGTCGCACCAGCTTCATGAACCTGGTCAACGGCAAAGTTGAAGAAGCTTGTGGTTGGAAGCTGGTCACCGTTGAAGAGACCCCTGCTGTGATCGCCGAAGGTGTTGAAGGTCAAGCCGCTCTGGAATCCGTGATCGAAGTTCTGGCCTCCAAAGGTCTGAAGACCAACATCAAGAACGCCAGCACTGAAGTGTACGCCACCGTGGTTCTTGAAGGTCTGGGTCGCCTGCAACTGAACCCGACCAAAAAAGGATTCAGCCTGATGTTCTTCCCGTGCAAAGGTGCAGAAGTCAAGGACATCACTGTCAAGGGCTTCGCCATCAAAGCTGAAAAGGCTCAGTACGGTCGCCTTGAGACTGTCACCGCCGATCAACTGATCAGCATGATCTAACCACTCTCACCCCTGAAGAAGGCTCGGTAACGGGTCTTCTACTTTATCCTAGGAAGATTCCCATGGAAACCTCTAAATTCCTACATCAGTTTGTAGAGACCCCTAAATGGTTGGTCATCGAATCCGTCATTAACTCAGTCTCAGAGAACGGCAACCGCATCAAGTTGGTGATCTGTACCAATGATGGTGGCAAGGCCGCAGGGCTCCCTCGAGGCTCCGTGACTGAGGTTTTCACAACCATTGACGTCACACCTCGCGTTTCTACTCCTTTCCTCCAAGCAGTCAGCCACTCTAAAGTCGTTTGTTGTGAAGTGAAACTCAACGGCGAACCGAAAGTGCTGAGGTTGCCTGTGGGCGTCATCAAAGCTATCAAGATAGATGGTGTTCAACTCCCTCACATCTTCCCGTGTTGGCCCCCTACCGCCGATGCATCAGCATACGACCCGTCTCCGGTGTTTGAAGGTCGCGGCGAGTGCCTTTGAAACCACAACCAGTTACAATCTACGAGTCAAATCGTTTAGGAGCTCGAAATGTTAGACGAAACCCTCATGATCAAGAAATACATCGCCGCCCCTAAGTGGGAGATGGTTAAGAAGATTGTCACCACGGCCATCTATGAAGGTCACCGGATAGAGATCTTGGTCGCCACTGCTGATGGCGGTGAAATCGCCGGTATTCCCCACCATGTGGTACAAGGTGAACTGACTTGCCTCAACATCACTCCTGGGGCGACCCGTTACACCGTGTGCGACGATGAAAAACTTTCTATCGACGCGGAGATGCGTTTCAGTGGTAAAGCTACCAAACTGTCTATCCACGTGGGTGTGATCGCTGATATCATGGTGGAGAACTGGCAACTCCCGTTCTCGTTCCCTTGCTGGCCTGTCGAGTCAGTGACTGGCGTAGTCCCGTCTGAACCGGTCGAAGTGCAGAAACCGACGGAAGAACCGAGTGACGGCAACGTCGTGTCTCTCTTCCGCAATAAAAACATTCACTAAGGATGTGAACCATGGTTTGGCTCGCCTACTTTCTGATCGGCCCTGTCGCCGCTATCGGGATTGCAAAGATTTGGTTCAAACGCACGTTCGACTGGCGTGAGGTCGCGATCACCTTTGTAGCTTCACTCACTCTCACGAGCGGTCTCTACTATGGGAGTCTGATTTGGGACTCTGGTGACACCGAAATCATTTCTGGGTATGTCACCGACAAGAAGTCTGAGCACGTCTCTTGCGAACACAGTTACCCTTGCAACCCTAGACAAGTCACTACTTGTTCCGGTAGCGGTAAGAGTCGCAGTTGTTCTACCAGGACAGTATGGAGCACCTGCTATCGCCATTCCTACGACGTAGACTGGGACGTGAAGACGACTGTCGGTACTATAACGATCGACAGGGTGGACTCGCGTGGCCTCACTGAGCCCGAGCGCTGGACCAAGGTCAAAGTCGGTGAACCTGCTGCCGGCACGAACTTCTACCAGAACTATGTGAAGGCTTCCAAGGACAGCTTGTTTCATATTGACCCGTTGCTGGTCAAGAGGTATGAAGGGAAGCTCCCGCGATATCCTGAGATCTTCGATTACTACCAAGTGAACAGAGTGTTCAACTTTGACCAGGTGCACGGGACTCAGAACTGGAACGAGATCATCAGTGACTGGCTCAAAGACGCCGGTAAGCGTAAGCAGGTCAACTTCATCGCAGTTGTGACCAAGAACCCGCAGGACTACGCTGATGCCCTCTATTATGCCTGGGAAGGTGGTAAGAAGAACGATGTGATCGTCGTCTATGGGGTAGATGATGAGCGGCGGGTGCGCTGGGCTCAGGCTAACTCATTCGCCAGTGGAGTAGGCAATCAAGACCTTCTCATCCGTATGAGAATGGAAGCGCTTGGAAAAGAAATCAGTGATGATTTCATCCGTGAGCAACTCACTCTGGTTGACAAGGAGTTCAAGCGTTACGAAATGTCTAACTTCGAGTACCTCAAAGATCAAGCCCAACCTTCAGAATGGGCGATAATTCTGATTATCATTGTCAGTTTTGGAGCGACGCTGACCATGATATACTTCTTTAGTCGCGATTGACACCTTAACCAAGGAGAGTAAGAAATGAGTGCAAGCAAAAATGGCGTACTGGTCGCAGTGTCGATCATCCTCGTAGCAGTTATCACTGTGGGACTGGGATTCCTGGCTTCCCTGTGGTCGTACAGCAATCAGGCCACTAAAGCGGAGGTCAACATCGGACGTTTTGACTCTGATCGCCAGAACGTCCTGTCTGCCTATACCCTGAAGATCAAGGAGATGGCCCAGGTTCCGGACAAATACAAGGCCGACCTGCAAGATGTGATCAAGGCTACCTTCGAGGGTCGTTACGGGGCTGACGGTTCCAAAGCTGTGTTCCAGTTCATTCAAGAGAAGAACCTGAACCTCGACAGCAAACTGTACCAGAACCTGCAGGTCGCTATGGAAGCCGGTCGGAACAACTTCCAGTTGGCACAGACCAAGGTGATCGATGCTTGCGCCAACTACGAAGGTCTCCGCAACTACGTGGTGAGCGGGTTCTTTGTAGAGCTGGCGGGGTTCCCCAAGAAGGATATCGGTAAGTTGTGCCAGACTGTTGTAGACACAACCACCAAGCAAACCTTCGAGAGCGGCGTCGCAGAAGCGATCAAACTGTAATCAACCGGAGGGGTCACTTAGGCCCCTCTCTTTCTAGGAGTATGATTTCGTTATGACTCACAAATACACTTATGTCAATGAGACTGGTTCTAATAAATGGAACCAACCTTGTACGGTCTCAGTACAAATACACGATCTCGATCAAGCGCACAAACTAGCTCAAGCCCTGCAGGCATTTGCGGACAAGGCGGCGAAGGGTGGCGATTTCGGTTTGATCGGCGCGTTCTGCGACGAAGAAGTAGTCGAAGAGCATATCGGTCACGATGTGTCTATGCGGAATGTTACCCTCACTGTCCATCATCAAGAAGGAAATGCGAAATGATTGAATCCCTCGAATTTAAAAATGTGACCCAGACAGTCGCACCGACCAATCACGTGTTGGTGACCGACATCTCTGGATCCATGTACCAAGCCCTTCCGGAACTGCGGACCCACCTGAAAGAAAACCTGGCGAGCCTGGTCAAGCCGGAAGACACCATCAGCCTCATCTACTTCTCTTCGAAGGGAGACTTCGGCGTGGTGTTCAGCGGTCGACAGATCAACAGCGCCACGGACCTGAGCGAGATCCGGGGCCTCATCGATCGTTTCCTGAAGCCTTCCGGTTGCACCGGATTCGTAGAGCCGCTGAAGTTGGCCATTGACACGGCTGACGGCCTGAAGAAGACCGGCTACGTCAACTCCCTGGTCTTCATGACCGATGGCTATGACAACTGCTGGCGTTCTGAAGACATCCTCAAGGTCGCCAAGCAACTGCCGCAGTCCTTCGACAACGTGACCATCATCGAATATGGTTGGTATTGCAACCGCGATCTGCTCCAAAAGATGGCCGAGCGTTCCGGCGCCACCCACGTTTTCGCCGAAGGTCAAGAAGAGTACCAATCTGAACTGGAAACTGCGATGAAATCTTCTGTTCCGAAGATTCGCGTCGATTTCAGTCTGTCTTTCGACCACGTTCTCTACGTCGAGAACGGCGCGTACACCTTCCTGAAAGCCCAAAATGATCCGGAGCATCCGGTCAACTTCGTCAACGTTCCTGAAACCGTGACGAAGGTTTGGTTGATCTCCGAAGATGCTATCGACCGCATGGATCAGGTGACAGACGTCCAAACAGCCTACGTCATGGCCCTGTACGGGGTTCACACCATGACCCCCGACCTGGTCTGGGCGGCGCTCAAGAAGACTGGTGACGTTCGTTTCATCAATCAGTTCAGCAACTGCTTCACCAAACAAGACTATTCTAACATGAAGTCTGAGCTGGTTGAAGCGATCGTTGACGAGAAGCTTCGCGGCCTGAACGGTATCGACTACGACCTGGTGCCTGCCGAAGACGCGACCACCGTGGTTGATGTCCTGACTTTCCTGACTGAGAATAGCGTGAAGCTGGTCACCAGCCACCCGATGTTCTCCTATCGCCGGATCGGGCGTCAGGCTCTTCAGAAAGAAGACGACACCGAAGACGAGCTGGCTGAAGCGTTCAAGAACGCAGAGACCAAAGAGCAACGGAAAGCGTTGGCTCTGCAACTGGCTGAACACGAAGACTGGAACCCCGAGTTTATCCCTGATCCGTCCCAAGCTGGTATCGTGGACATCAGCAATCTGGTATACAACTCCGAGCGCCCGAACATCAGCATCCAGACTGTTCAACAAGGTTCTGTGCCGATTCCTGAGTGGGCTTCCAAGAAGTTCCAGATCCCTGAGAGTATCGAGACTTGGCGCTATCGCAACTATGCGATCGTCAAGGACGGTATCATCAACCTGAAAGCGCTGCCGATCGCGTGTGATGATCCGAACGTGATCAAGCGTCTGAAGAAGGAGCTGGGTGTTCAGGTGATCAAGCGTCGCGGCGTTCCGGTCGTCAACCTGGGCGGCGTCCCGCTCGTCAACCGTGCCATGACCAAGAACATCAGCGCGAAGCAGTTCTTCACTGACCATGTCAGACTGGAAGCTCTGAAGGCTCGCCAGAAGGTGCTGAAGCATTTCCGAGCTGAACTGGTCGGAGCGGTTAACGCAGTTGGGCTGGCACAGAAATACGGCGCAGATGCTGCTGCTTTCTTGTCCGACTACGGTATCCGCGACTATGGGTTCTCGCCCAAGACAACGACTGCTGAGTCCACCGACGTCTATATGAGTCGTGAGCTCCATGTCAAGATCAAGGGAGCGTCCTCGCTGCCGTCTATCGCTGCGGTTCAGAAGAAAGCAGTCGCCAAGCATAACGCCGGTGACAAATTGATCCACCGTGAACTGATGGAGTATGAGAACTTCATCAACAGTCCAGCCATCGCCAAGGCAAGTGAAGCTGTGCGCAAACAGCTGATCGAAACCTGGATCACTGACGCAGCCGCCACTGCTATCAAGGAAGTTCGCGCTCTGAATAAGAGCCTTTCCAAGATCATGTACGGTATCGTTGCAGGTCACGGTTGGTTCACTGATCTCGGTGAAGAGACCTCTATGACTGTAGAGGTTGACGGGGAGCAGTACGTCGTCAGCGCCGAGTTGGTAGAGAAAGAGATCAAGATCTGATTCGGTCTTGAGAGAATAGAAAGAGGGTCTTCGGACCCTCTTTTGCTAAATATGAGGTCACCCATCAAAGGATCTCAGCCATGAAATACTCAGAAGAATTCGGCCCTCGCGGCGAACCATCTTTCCCTCCGAAAGGAAAGTTCTACCACATCACCCCTACCCCCAATGTACAGGGTATCAACGATAATGGGTTGGTGCGCGGGGTCATCCGCACCACCAATGGCGTTGAAACTCAGAAGAAGATCTACCTCACCAACTCCTTCTGGGGAATTGACAATATCTTCCCTGCTATCGAAGGTTGGCAGCACAAAGACATGTCCGTCTATGAGGTTGACCTTGAAGGGTTCAAACCTATGGCAGAGTCTGACCCCGAGTACGACAACGACAATTTCTATATGGTGGATGCTGATATCCCTGTAGAACGATTGTCCGCTCTGGGTCGTATCGAGTTCTTTGAGTACGGCGGCAAATACTACGGGAAACTGCCTCCGAAGGAGTTCTCTCCCGTTCATGAGAGCATCCGTAAGAGTGGTGACGAATGGGAAGTGACGGATTCGAGCGGCAAGGAAGTCCTCGGCACTCACCCTTCCAAAAAGAAAGCGATGGCTCAGTTGGCAGCTATCGAAATCAGCAAGATGAAGAACGAGCATGATGAGCCCCTTCCGAAGTACGCCTCAGCAACCAAAGTTGGGATCTTCAGTTACGGGAAAGTCACTGGTTACGGCTACGAGTTTCCTGACGGCTCGATCGATATCAATGGGTTGAAATTTCCCGATCGGTTTGTGGCCCTCTCTTATGGGTACGAAGTCGCTGATTTGGCGCCTGGCTACGAAGAGATGAAAGGGAGACATTTTCACGCCCGCGTGTAAATAGCCCATTAAGTATGTCTTGGGAGGAGCGCCAACTCCTCCCAAGCAAACCCCAAGATCTGAACATCTCGGAGACCATACTCATGGACTATCAAAAAGTATATACCTCTTTAATCAGCAAGCGTATCGCTGAACCCCTCAAGAAATCAAAAGAGCTCTACACAGAGCTTCATCATATTGTTCCTCGCTGTTTGGGTGGTTCTGATAACCCCGAGAACCTTGTTCGACTGACAGCCAGGGAACATTTCATAGCTCATCGATTGTTGGCAAAGATGTACCCATCTGTAATTGATCTCAGGTTTGCTGCGTTGAAAATGGCTCGCAAACGGGGATCCTCATTCATGAATTCTCGTTTATTTGAATTATACAAGACTGAACATGCTGAGTTCATGTCTAAATTTATGTCAACCGCCTGGAAAGATGAAGAGATTAGAGAAAGGGCGTCAGCCTCCCATAAGAAAAATTGGAAAAACGAAGAGTACAGAGAAAAGATGGCGGTAGTGATGGAAAGTGAAGAGTACAGAGAAAAGATGTCAGCCGCCATTAAGAAATCATGGGGAGATGAAGAGTTTAGAGAAAAGAGGTCAGCAGCCATTAAGAAATCGCAGGAAAGTGAAGAGTTTAGAGAAAAGAGGTCAGCAGCCATTAAGAAATCGTGGGAAGACGAACATTATGTGCGCAAGGTCAAAGAAGGTGTAAGAATATTTTTAGAAACGAATCCTTGGCCTTGGCAACGTACTAAAGCCCAGACAAAACGGATTTGGGTACTAGCTGCAACATTCTATGAACTTCGCATGGATGAATCTGTCAAAGGAAAGAGTTATGGTTATGCTAGGGTTTCGAATGACTTCTGTGGCGGGAAATATAGAGCTATTTTTCAGAAAATGGTAAGCATGTTCAAAGAAGGTTGGATACCTCGAGAGTGCCCTGCTTATTTGGAGGAATTCGGAGATAGGATGTAGTTCTTACAAAGAAACCCAAGTAGAATTTAGGGCAAATACCGCCCTCATTTATTTTGGAGTTTCTATGAAAGCTATCGAAGGATTCAACGGTCAATACCGGTTCCTCTCCAACTTCTTCCCCCTTCAGCCTGGTCACATTCGCGAATGGGATGAATACTTTCAAACTGCAGAACACTTCTATCAAGCTGAAAAGTTTCGCCACACTAACGTTGAGATGTGGCGAAAGGTCATCGACGCTCCGACTCCAGGAAAGGCTAAGAAACTCGCGAATGAGGGCCAAGAATTGGGGTGGCTGAAACCTGATTTTCACAAGTCAAAACTCCAGTGGATGGGCTACACGATCTCTAAGAAATTTGACCTCGGTAACAAGATCGGGTGTCCGCTGGCTATCATGCTGATGGCGACCGGTGAAGCTGAACTCATAGAGTTGAACAAGTGGGGTGACAAGTTCTGGGGTAAGGTCACAAATAACTCTATGGAAAGTGTGGGTTCCAATCACCTCGGTAATTTGCTCATGAAACGACGTGAAACTCTGAATGCTCATTTTTCAGAAATGTGTTACGCCAAGTGGTTGTCTGAACCAGCTCTATTCCGCGCCCAGTTTTTCTCCGACTATGTCAAGAAAGAGTTTTATCCTCTGTTTGTGGCTTCTTCTAAAGAACTTGGGATAGATATTCCTAACGATTTCACCGGAGGGATTCAAAAATGAAAATTTTGTTCTTAGATTTCGACGGTGTGTGGAGGGCTACTGGAGCAGCTCAGATGCTAGGCGACATCATTGATAAACAAGCAATTGCTTTGATAGAGATGGCTATCGACTATTCCAACCAAACTTCAGAAACGAAGGTTGTTGTGACCAGCACCCATAGGGTAGGGGTGAACATCTCTGAAATGCTTTCATTTCTGGAGGACTCCGGCGCAAAAGTTATCGCTTCATCTCTCCATGAAGATTGGAAGACGAAAGTGGGAGAAGAGCATCCGTTCGGAAGAAGGAAAGAGATAAATGAATGGTTGTCACGCCACCCAGAGGTAGAGAGACACGTTATCGTCGATGATGATTTTGAAGATTTAATATTTGACATACAAAACACAGGTAACGCATTCGACTTCGTACATATCGATTCCTTTAACGGGTTCACTTTTAGAGACGCAATCAGGGTTATGTGTTTGCTAGGGGTTAAGGAAATTCCTAATCGCGAAGCTGCAAAAGATTTTGTAAGAATTGGGAGGAAGTTCTAATGATCAAAGACAGCATTTTCGAATACCTCAGCATAGACCGCCGCGCTTCTCATTGGGAAGACAGGCTCTATGATCTGACCCCCGTACAACTTCTTGAAGACAACGGTCTCAAGATGCATTTTAAGCGCGGTGATTTCTTTGCCCCGCTCGGTTATGGTGGCATCAATGGTGACAAGCTCAGAGTCGCAATCTGGCTCATGACCGAGCATCTCAAGAACGGAGGTTCCCCTGATATCATCCACGGCACTGTGGTAGGTTCACCTCAGTCGCCCATGGCAACGGCAGTCAGCCGCCATTTCGGCGGTGAGACGATCACGGTTCTCGGGGCAACCAAACCGACTACGGCAATCCATCATGACATGGTCTCTATGTCAGCGTGGTTTGGATCCAAGTTCGACATCGTCGGTTCTGGTTACAACTCCACTATCCAGCCCAGAGCCAAGCAACTGGTCAAAGAGTCTTCGAAGAAGCCTTTCTATCTTGAATACGGGATCACAACCGATCACAAGATAGAGACCAATGATGCCCTTCGCATCTGTAACTTCCACGGTGTGGGCGCTCACCAGGTCAAGAACATCCCTCAGAACGTGAGCAGGCTGATCATCCCTGCCGGTAGCTGTAACAGCTGTATGTCTGTGCTCCTCGGTCTGGCTCTCTACCCTCAGGAACACGTCAAAGAGGTTCACCTGATCGGTATCGGCCCCAACCGCATACGCTGGATGGAGGAGCGACTGCGCCTTATCAAATCTGTAGACCCAGTGCTGTTCCGGAAGCTCGACACTTTCGATCGGTTGTACACTGATAGTCCCGAACTCATGCCAGGCGCTGAAGAAAAGACTCGCCACACCAACAAGCTCTGGGGTCGTAAAGAGCAGGTACAAGAGCAGGTTGAGAAACCTTCTTTCACTGTGACCCACTACGACCTTCACACCACCAACTGGGTTCGTTACAATGATTTGATGCCTAACCAATTTGGTGGGGTAGACCTCCACCCGAGGTACGAAGGAAAGGTTCTACAATACCTGAAAGAGAAGCTCCCCCATCTTATCAACGAAGAGTCTATGTTCTGGATTGTGGGTTCAAAACCAACTGTCGAAGCAATGAAACCCGCTTGCCCCGAACTGGGTGAAGTACCTGAGTCGATAGTCATGATTGACTAAGTAAAAGACCCAAGAATTTCCCAATAGACTAAAGGATTTTCAAGATGTATACTGTGTATTCCAAACCGAATTGCCCCAACTGCGACACCGTGAAAGCCGTGATGTCTATGAACGACTTGTCTTACCAAGAGAAGGTCGTTGGTCAGGACATCACCGTTGAAGAGTTTATGCAGGCAGTTCCAGGGGCGCGTGAGATGCCGCAAGTTTTCAAGGATGATCAGCGGATCGGGGGCCTGAACGATTTCAAGGCTCATTTGGTGGAAGTTCAATAAACAAAAGGGGGCCATTAGGCCCCCTTCTAATTTCTATACTGCAATCCAGTTACTACGCTCGTCCCACAAACCATTGACCTCTACGCTTGAGCTGGTAAGAGACTGCACTTTCAATAAAACGTCTCTCGGGTTTTGCCCCTGCCACTCTATTTCCCATGCCCACTTACCAACTTCCAAAGGTTTCCGAGTTCTCAACCAATCCCAACACTCTTCAGAAATATGAGCGTAATGTTCGTTGACTAACCTCTTAACGAATACAGGGTCGTTGTTAGCACCCTGTACAACGAGACGATTATAGTCATTCACAAAATCTTGCAGTTTCAGAGTTTGCATACACTGTACCTTCTAGGGTTGTTAAAGAACGTTTCAAATTAATACCCATTATAATGAAAATTTTCAAAAAGTAAACCTTTTATTTTTGAAATTTTTGAGTATAATGGTTCTTGAAGTCAGTAATCCTTAGAAGGAAATGTTATGAAACTGGTTATCAAGCAGTACAAACGCAAGCGGGTCGGTTCGTTCGTAACTACTGAAGAACGAACCATCATCAGGGATCCGTCAGACATGGTGATATTCCCAGACGGATCAGTAGGGTTAGCAGGTGTGATGGTTCAAGGAAAATATCAAGGATCGATCCCAGTGAAACCTGAAGACTTAGAAGTCACTCTGATTCAAGAAATCTAAAACTCCCTCCAAACTCCCCTAAGTATTCAAGAGAACTTAGGGGAGTTTTATTATGTCTGACCTCATTCCTTTTAACAGCCTTCCGGCTACTGCTCAAGCTATCATCAAACACACCGTGTCTATCGAGGGTGGATATGTCAATGACCCGAATGACTCTGGTGGTGCTACCAAATATGGTGTGACCGAAAAGAAGGCCCGCCAATACGGTTATACCGGCGACATGCGCGACCTGCCGATCGACTTCGCATATGCGATCGCCGCCCACGAGTTTTGGTTCGGCGCCAAGATGGACCAAGTTGCCCAAATCTCTTGGGAAGTTGCTGAAGAGATGTTCGACACCGGCTACAACTGCGGCCCTGGTAGCGCATGGAAGATCGCACAACGTATGCTGAACCTGATGAACCGCCAAGGTGCTGACTGGCCTGATATCGTTGCTGACGGTATTCCTGGCCCCAAGACATTCTCAGCTCTGGAAGCTGCCGTCAAGCGGCGCGGGGCTCTGCACGTGTACAAGTGCTTCAATGCAGGGCAATGTGCTTACTATATCGATTTGGCAGAACGTCGCCCGAAAGATGAAGCGTTTTTCAATGGTTGGATCAGCGCCCGCGTTGATGTAACTCCTAAAGTCGTGAAATGAGGTAACTGAAAATGTTCAATTTCAAATCCAAAGGCGGCTTCGGCATGTTGTACATGCGCGGTGCCCGCCAAGTTCAAGAAGCTGAGGAAGCACCTGATCTCAAAGCGATCGCCGACAAGCTGATGGCGGAGCTCAAAGATATCGTTGGCACTGGCAACCCGATCCAAACTTCGACTGGGTACAACGTCGAGTACGATCTGAAAGATGACCTGTTCAAATCGCTGACCAACGGTGGTAAGAAAGAGATCGATCTGATCGCCGGCAAATACGGCGGTAGCGCCAAGATTGGTTCAGACGGTAAGCTCTGCGTCGAGTTGACCACCGACAAAGTTGAAAGTTAATTCTCGGGGCTGCGACCCCTTTACTTTTCAAATTTTCAGTTTATAATCTTTTCAAACACTTTAGGAGTTCTAACATGTACCAGTTCAAAGCAAACGGCGGTTTCGGGATGATGCACCAAGCGACCAAGCGCCTTAATGAGTCGCCATTCCTCCAAAGTAACCAAATCAAACCGAACCAATATAATAATCTCAAGATTGGAGTCAGTTGGACTGAAGAACGAATGGATGGTAAGGTGAAGTGTACCGGTGAAATCACAAGTTTAGAACCAGGTAGCCGCCTAGGAAACCCTCCGAAGGTAACGCTGAGGGATTTTTCTAATGGGCGTGAAGTGGTTACCTGGTTGAAGGGCAATGCGAAGTATCGTCAAGTCGCTAAGGAAATCAAGTTTACTTCCGGCCCATACAAAGGTAAGGCGGCTTCGATTGAAAAAATTTATGAAATGATCAACTCTTGATAAACCATATCCCTAGAAGGAAACCAATACCATGCCTCAGTTTCGCGTTCCCAACCGCAATAACCGTTTCGGGTTCAATCTGTCTCTAGACGCCCGCATAACGGAATTCAAATTGTCTAACACCGCCGATCTGATAGGAAATCTGATTCTAGTTGGCGTAGACCCAGAAGATGCTAAGAGATTCAGAAATTCGAACCTGGTCACGGTTATTTTAGATTGGGTAGGTTTTGATGAAGAGTGTCAAATCTACGGATTAACCGCAATGATTTCTTCTGGTGATGGCCTTTGTGCTACTATGGAAATACAAGCACCTGCGTCTGAACGTCTTCAACTGGGTATGAAAGCGGCCCTAATGGAAGAATGGGTTGACGTCACTGTCACCCGACTCAAAGAATTCGGGTTCAGTAATCCTTGGATTTAAGAAAGGGGCCAGAAGGCCCCTTTATCATACTGTCGAAACTCTGTTGGTGATCCATCCATTGAAGAAAGCCCTTTGCGAAGGATCCCTCTCCGTCAGAGTCATGTACCAGGCCCCTTGAGTCCAGTTCATGTAGTTGAACATCTGCTTGTCCCCAATCTTACTCGTCGCCTTCTCTAGCGCAGACAACACAGTGGAAGATTTAGCGGTCGCTACCGGAAGCACAGGCCACGACCCGTCATTGAGAGCGTTCAAGATTTTCCCTGCCAACCACCAAGGTCTTCCAACGCCCCCGTTAACGCCAGTATCAAACCACTCCTCCGCAAGAAGATCTGAATACTTCAGAATGTCTTCACAGTTGTTGTTAGACCAATATTCGTAAGCGTAGATGTCCTTGGCGAAAGACAAGGGTAACTCAGCCATGCTTCCGGTGTACCCATATTTCCGAGCCGTGTTTTTCGTGATACCCCAACAAGTTTCACCACCCTTGTCATACGGGTTGTTGGAGTAGCGACCCTCTAGGCGAATGGTGTTGTTGATGATCCTCTGAGCCGTCTCAGACAGCCCCTGAAAGGTTCCTGTGATGTTGACGGTCATACGGTTGTCTCCTGGGCATCGGGGTCTGAAGGCAATTTGAGGAAGTTCTCATCTTCGACCAAAGTCTTGAATTCAGGTTGCTTGCTCGGGTCAGATTCTATCAGTTCCAGTATGAAAGCAAACCTGGCGATCGAGATACAGTTCAGGACATGAGCTTGTCCTCTCCGTTTCACAGCCTTGTCCAGCGCTTGGACAGTTTGTTCATTCTGTTCCCCGTTCACTTCTAGAATAGGCCAAGTCCCCTTGTCGTTCATCGCGTTCAGAGCTCGCTGCACGCATTGCCACGCTCCCTCTGGACCGAACTTCAGCGAGTCGGTGAACATCTTCCCTGCAACAGCCGAATCGACCTTCTCGACTTTGTCTAGGCCCGCGCTGTTCCACTGCTGGTCAATTTGGGCAGCAGGCGGCCTGTTGATCTCATACGAGAGAGGAAGGGTCTTCCCTCCTGTAACAGTTTGGGAAGCCGGATAATCGCCCCCGTTGTCAGAAAACAGAAGATCAAACGCGAGATCACCTGGAGCTTCACCAGTCACGGGTGTGACAGTTCCAATACCTCCTGCAACTCCAGCTTGATTCGCAAAGGCGGCAGTCCCTTTCATCAAGCCGGAGCAGTTGATATTGTCAGCGTATAAAGTGCCTACGCGGATCTCAGGGAAGTAGAGCACCCCCTTTCCCCTCAAGTCTCCGCTCAACCTAAGTGCTGGCGCATCTACTTCCATCCCCTCTGAGTGGTTATAGAGTGCCTTCGGGGAGACTATAGTAGACTGCCCCGTGACGCTCTGGTAGAAGTCAGACGCAAATTTGTTGACGACATTCCCAGCAACCCGATTAATCCAAGATCCGCCGACGACTTGAAACAATGTCTCCCTGACGAACTTGAACATATATTTCATGCGCGTCACAAAACCGCCGTCAGTGCGCCACTCCCGATAAAACCCAGAAGGGTGTATGGCGGAATTTCTAGCTCCGTTTGAACTATCGTCTTCTGTCACGAATCCCGCCCGCGACATGTTGACGTCGTTCATAGGGTAGACAGAAGACCTATCCATCGAAGGTTCTTGGATCTTGTTACTCTTAGAAATGTCAACATCTTTCAAACGACTTTCTTCAATCGCTGAAGTGACTGAAAACGCCTTTCCTAGAGCCAGAGGGTGAATGTCAGAAACGGATCCCCTCGTGGCCGCCCAAGTGAACAAAATTCTGAGGTCGGTGTAGCTGTCGTCCAGGCTGATACCCAAGACCTCTGAACCTTTCTGGAGACCGGTGGGGGAACGCCCGATACCGCCTGGGTCACCTGCGCTGATAGCAGGCGTCATGATCGTAGCCCACGGGAGGAACTCATCAGGTAGGATCGTTTTGTCCATCTCATGGACGCCGCGAATCCTGACCTGAGCTCTTCCAGTTTCTATCGGGTCAAGGACGTTTTCAATCCTTCCATAAAACCAAATACCTTGGAACATTAGAGAACCGCCTTACAAAATACGCTTAACGGAGACAGTGACATCTTGCATCTGGTCGATATTCGCAACGAAATACATGACCCTGATCCTGATGGTGTAGTTTTCGATGTCGTGCGTTATCACCACGTCTGAAATCTCGGCCCTTGGCTCGTATAGAGAGGATTGCTCTATGATTTTTTCTTTCAGAATCAGAACGCCAGCCGGAGTCATGTTCTCACCGAGAAGTCCCCAGACCCCGACCCCAAAATCAGGCTCTTCGTCCAAGTCACCTGGGTTGGTCAGTATGATAGTCCTGAGAGCCTGAGCCACTGCATTTGCATCAACGCGGACTGACACGTCACCTGTAGATGGGTGTCGCTTGAAATTGAGGTCGATATCTCGGTAACGAGCTTCAGTTTTCGTTACGGGCGTTTCGTAGTTCTTGAGCTGCATACTCTTTACCCTAAAAGGTGTTTGCTCTATTTATGTGCTTTTTGTTGAAGAGAACGTCGGCTACCCTAGAGCTGTCGTCTCTCGAATTAATATATGGAGACTTCCTGTAGTAGCTTTCAAACCTCCAAGAGGGCATTATGAAAGAAATCACCCAGGAGACAAAATATGTCCGTAAAGAAATCACAGTTGGAAACCAAAGTCGTTCCAGTTATACAAGGCCTGCTGTCTGGCGGGGTACGCTCTCTTTTCAGTGATAGCGAAAATGCGCACCAACGTTGTGACAGCTTTATCGGTAATTCTGCGACCGAAATAATCTCCAACATGTATGGGAGAGACAGCGCCGCCAAGAAGCAGTTTCGCGTTATCGTGACAACCCTGAGCGACACCGCAGCTCGCCTCTTGAAAGATGAGCTGAAAGTGAAGACCTTCAGCTTCAACATCGCCATGAGCGAATGCGAAGGTCTGGTGTGCTTTGAAAACTGGTGGAACGGCGTTGCGAACAAAGGTCGTCCTTGTCTTCCTGTTCACCGTGGTAAATCACCTGGGTTCTGCGTGTTCATCCACGAGGGTGAAATATTAGCAGCGGTGAACATGTACCATAGCAATTTCTCTCAGTGGGCTGATCGCATCGGACTTCGGAAGACCATGAAGCCTCGCACAGTGATGCCGAGCACCCATTTTGTTTATGCGAAGGAAGCCAAAGAAACTGGTCTTCTGTGGGTTAATCCCAAATTGGAGTGGATGTAATGGAAAAGCCTCTGCAACTGACCAAAGACCTTGGCGTTTTCTATCGTGTTAGAGACAGAAGTAATAACCCTCTGACAGTTCCTTTACCCTACGAAGATGCGAAAGAAATTTTCGATTCTTTGAACCATGAGGTCTCGCGATCAGAACTCGTTGATACTCTTAAAGACCACAAGAGCGTTTTTGATGATCTTTTTGGTCACTGTTGCAGCAATGGCGTGTTCAACGCTTGGAATAAACCGTTCGACTGCACTAAACTCAACGAAGTGAGTCACAAGACAGAACGCCTTCTGAAAGCGGAGCAGTTGTATGAATTGCAATGGCTCTCTAGATTTGGTGCAAGCCTACCTTCACCTCTCTCACCTCTAGATGTCAACGCGAAATCTTGGGTATATGTTAGAGGTCTGGGTGTATTCACCATCCAACCTTCGCATCATCACCTATTTCTTTCAGGAATGTTAGCCCTGAAGCACTGGAACTCACTCGGGTGGCATTCTGTCCGCCAAGCTGAAATAGCGGTTTCAGTTGATACTTTCAGAGCTTCAGATTTGTTCATGAACGTTACCCCTGGCGTTATGATCAAGAGTTCTTTGCGGGATTCACCTTTGATGGTTTCTCCTGGGGAGTTGACAAAGGAAGAGGAAGAGTTTCTTGAAATGTACGGTAAGAACGGATTGGTGGATATCATGTCTCAAGAAGGGTGCGATTACATTGACAAACTCAGGCTCAAATTCTTGCCAAAGTGAGGGGTCTTTTGACCCCATCTCTTATTTGTCAATCTTTTGTTCGGTCGCATCCCTCACAGGAGCTGGCTGACTATCGCCCCCGCTGTTGTTCCCGCTAGCAACAACGAGGCGACCCCTCTCAGAGCGAAATCGATCCCAGATACGGACCCCGAAGGCCGCGCCGACTGCTACTGAGATGAGTAAAACGTACCAGTCAGGAAACCCATTGAACGCTTCCAGAGAGGTCTGGGCAGCAGTAATGAGGGCTCCTTTCTGGTATGGTTCAGGGTCCATAAAAATGTCAACCAGAGGAGAGATGGTGACGAGGACCATTGGCAAAGCGAGAATGAGTGTCCAGAACTCATCCTTCCAGCTGCTATTGCTGTTGGTTGCCTGTACATTTTCCCAAGCTCCGTCTTGTTCTGTTTTCGCGACAGTTGCTTGGAGTTTTGCTATTTCAAGTTGTGAACTCAGTGCGACTTTCTGAGCTTCGAGGTCGCCTTTGGCTTCAGAGATCTTACGACGATTCTCCAGCCATTGGCTGCCGAGGTTCCAGATGCCTTTGAGAGCCCCTGGAATTAACGATGCGAGCATGGGCCACATAATGTGTTCCCCCCTTTGAGTGGGTTTATCTACGATTGCCTGAGGGCTAAAATGAGAGCCTTCTTCCTGTAGCCATAATATGTAAGGATATTTCCCTTATGAGCGTTTTTCATACTGGCGTTTATCGTGCTGGAAACGATATTGTTTTCAGGCTCTGTACCCAAGACGGTCAGAGAAAGATTGTCCGTGAGCGTTTCAAACCTGAGTTGTATCTCCCTGCCCCGTTCGGAACACCTGTAGAAGTTGCTGACGCTTTGGCACTTCGCGGTGAGGGGTCACCCCTAGAAGACACACCGCTGGTCAAGATGGAATTTGACAGCATGTATGACTTCAGCAACTACATTCAGGAAAACCGTGATATCCCAGGTGTGCGCTTGTATGGTATGTCTGATCCGGTGTTCCAGGCTATCACGCGCACCTTTCCCAAAGAGATAGAACCGGCCTTCGAACATGTGAGAGTGTTCAACCTCGATATCGAGGTGGTCTCAAGTTACATGGATAAGGGGAAGATCAAGCGCGGCCCCTTCCCAGAACCGTATATCGAGCCGGAAGAGTTCCGTTCTAAAAAGTTCGATGATCAGGCGTATGCCGACCACATCACTGAGTTCTATAAGTGGTGGAACTTGACATTCCCAACGAGTTCCATTCCCGTCTGGACGAACATGAATGCCGCTTTCCCGATCAGTTCCCTGCAGCTTTCTGACCGCCAACTCGGGAAATACATCTTGTGGAACCTTCCGCTGCCAGAGCATCGCGGGAAGTATCAATATGACCCCGAAGACCCGATGATTCCAGGGTTAGATGTTGAAATCCGTGAGTTTCAAACTGAACAAGAGATGTTGATGGATTTCATCCGCTACTGGGCGGCTCGCCAACCAGACTTTTGGACTGGTTGGAACATTCGCGGGTTTGACTCCCCCTATCTGGGTGAACGAATTCTGAAACTCTTGGGTGAAGATTGGGTCAAGGCTTTGAGTCCACTCGGGCGTTATCGTTGTAAGTTAGAAAAGCCCAAGAAGGGCATCCCGTACCACACCTATGAATTCACTGGTTGCCCCGCGATGTCCTACGATGATATGTATCGGAAGCATCGCCTCAAGGAGCGTCGCAACTATTCATTGGACTACATCTCACACGCGGAACTGAAAGAACGTAAACTTTCCCACGCTGAAAACAAGGATATGCTGACTTCATGGTTCACGGATCCTGTGTTCTTCAATCGCTACGGCTTGCGAGATATTTGGCTTGTTGACCGCCTCGATGAGCAGCTCGGTTTCATAGACTTGACCATCATGCTTGCCGCGGTGTATTATTGCAACTATGAAGACACGCTCGATACTGTGCGTCCTTGGTCTGCTTTGATGTTCCATCACAACTTCTACGGTGATCGCGGACGTCGTGTACCGTTGATGAAGAGAGCACTTGACAATGATGTGGCCTATGACGGTGCGTTCGTCCACACACCTGTTCCAGGGCGTTATAAGAATCTTCTCTCTGAAGACTTGAACTCTCTTTATCCTCATATTGAGCAGCAATACAACATGGGTCCAGAAACCAAGGTGACCGCTGCTCATCGCAGAGAGATATTGTTTGAACTGGTAGAAGAGTTGGAAGGTATAAAAACTGACTTCGTCACGAACAAGACCCGTTTGGCTCTTATTCACAAGATCCAAAACGAACAGGAGATTATTGAAGAGTTGATCGCTTGGGGAGCCAGACCGTTTGAAACACTCAAGCGACACAACGTCGCCATGACTCCGAACCTTCAGTTCTTCCACCGAGAATTCATGTCATGCTACTCTTCTATCACTCGCAAGCTCTACAGCAAGCGCAAGGTGTTCAAGAAGGCAATGCTAGAGGCTGAGCAGCAAGAAACAAACCTGAAGGCGGCTGGTAAGACCGACAGTGTAGAGTATCTGAAATTCACGAAGTTGGTTTCAACCAAGAACACTGGTCAGATGGGCGTGAAGATCGTAATGAACGCCGGTTATGGTGCTATCGGGAATCGTTGGTTCAAGGAGTATTATGACCCTGAGATCGCCCGAGCTATCACGGCGTCTGGTGAGCTGATCAATAAGTGGATCACACATTACCTGACGCAAGACCTGAGGGAATTGTCCGGCCACGGAGCCCACAGATTTGTAGTCTATGGTGATACAGACTCTATCTATTTGGATTTGTCTCCGTTCGAGAGTTTGAATGGTTGGACTTCCGATTTGACGACTGAAGAATACTGCGTCGCGGTTGACAAGTTCGAACGTGAGTCTATCCAACCTCTGATCTCAGCACATTGCGAAAAGATGGCGGACATGCTGAACGCCTACGAGCAACGGATGTTCTGGGGGCGTGAAGTGATCTGTCGTCAAGGAGGTATCTTCCAAGCGAAGAAGCGTTACGCGCTTCTGGTAGACAACTCTGAGGGCGTTCAGTATCCGAAACCGAAACTCAAGGTCACTGGGTTGGAAAGTAAGAAATCTACTACCCCAGAAGTTTGTGTACCCTGGTTGGAAGAGATCTACAAACTGGCCGTCTTGAATAACGAAGAAGAGGTCTTCAAGAAGGTTAAGGAGTATCGTGAGACCTACACGTCACTTCCTCCTGAGGATATCTCTATTGCCTCCAGCGTGGCGAACGTGAACAAGTATCGGGTGAATCCTAATAGCTGGGAGGCGGTTAAGGGAGCTCCGTATCAAGCAACATCTTCGCTGCTTCATAATCGGATCATTGAAGAGTGTAACGGGGTCACGCCTTTGATTCAAGACGGCTCTAAGATCTTGATCGCGGCACTCAAAGAGCGTAACCCGTGGGGTAAGAACAACATCGCATTCCAAGGCTTCTGGCCCGAAGAATTCGGTGATAAGGTCAAACAATATCTGGATTATGAAGGCAACTTTGAGAAGAGCTTCCTTCAGCCAGCACAGCTTCTCTTGGATGCCGTGAAGATGAGCACCAAGAAAAAAGTTAACGTACTCAAGTTTTTCAAATAACGAGGTTTGTATGTTTCATAATTTTCCGGTCTCACATCGTTCCGATATTTTCGTGTTGGCAATCGATGTTGATCTAACTTTGGTCGATAGCTTGACGCCCTGGCTGGAGCACGTCAGCACCGAAGAGAAGCGTTTCACGCTCCACGACATACCAGAACCTTCCCCCGATGAAGTCACTGACCTCGTTCATTGGTTTCATGAAATGGGGGTCTCAGACCCCCTGGAATACTGGAAGGGGGACATTTACAGTCAACACTACGGTTGTGAGGTCAATCGCTCTTTCAAAAATTTCTACCGACAACTCGTGCACCAAATAGCTTTCCACACTGGTAAAAAAGTGGAAACTATAGTTGTTTCATCTTGCTTCCCTGAACACGAGAACTCAAAGAGGGATTTAGTCAAGAGAGTTTTCAAGGTTGACACCCCCTTCATCAGCACCAGCGCAAAACATATGGTGGACTTTGATCTCATCATAGACGATAGTCTCGGCGTCGCTTTCAACTGTTTGATGGCCGGTAAGAATGTTCTCCACGCCCCGAGTCCTCTAGCGATCCCTTCAGTAGGAACTCGCATGAACCCGCACTTTTTCCATCCTGGATATGATGGGAAGAGCTGGCCCTATAATTGGGACTCTGTGGAAGCAAACGAGCTCGTAAAGGAATTGCTCAAAATTTCGAATAAGTAAACCGCAACCATCATGGAGGTGGAAATGTCTTACGATATCTCTGTACACATCGGGGGCCTTCAGGCCTCCAACCCCGATAAAACCGGTAGCTCCCTCGCCAAAGTCATCTATGAACAGACGAATGGGTCTTTCGGTGACATCAAGTACCACATGGAAGGAAATTCCGTCATCTACGAGTTTCAAATAAGAGATGGCGGTACAATGGCCTATGATGTAATCGTTAAAGAAGATCAAGTCGAGGTTAAACCGCATGCCTAGCTTATTTCTATCTGTGTTGAAGGGGCCTTCTGCCACTGGCAAGGGGACTCGGGTCTGTCAACTGATCGAGTTTCTGAAACGAAAGGAAGCGCCTAAGAAGATCGTGCTTCTGGTCGAAGGGCACACCTTCGAGGCAGGTCTGTCTTTCCCTGAACAAGGTTTCTTCTTCATCGGAACATACGTGGTTTCCAACAAGTCATCCCTGACCTCTTGGTCTTCTATGGACATGGTTCATTCGACTGTGAAGACTGCTGAAGCTGGACGTGAGTGTATTCGTAAGGTTTGTGAAGAGGCCCTTGCTACTTCCAAGAAACCGTATGCGTGCGTCGTGTTGGAGGGAGAACCGATGCTCCTTTCTGATAAGTTCAGACCTGCATTCATGTCTGCTGAGTACAAACCTGCTCATTTGGCAATCTCCTACTTCAACTACACCGACCGCGCTCAATATGAAGAACGAATTTTGGGGCGCTCAGGTAAGCCTGGTGGAGACTCTGGTTGGAGTCGCGCTGCTGGCTACTTCGGGGACTTCACTAAGTCTAAAGAAGAAGCCGTCAACATCGACGGGACGCAGTGTCATCTCAGCTTCCATGACTTTGATGAAACCTATTGGTTGTGGGGTTCTCACCTGTTGAATTTGCTCGGTGAAGTTCCGTCTGAGTTCGTGTCTTGGTCGAAGGACAATCCTATGTTGAGAAGTGTAGGCGGCCAAGACCCTCTCCGTAAAACAAAGAAACTGTGGTGACAAACATGCTGCCAAAGACTGGTTACAAACAGCCTGAAAAATGGCTCTTCCCGATTGACCCGAATGTGGATTATCGTCTGCCTGAGAATCGCGTTTATCTCGTGAATGCCTGGGCAGAAGCCATGTACCACACTGGCGAGTTGAACCAACAACTTCGCTTGATGGATTGGGCGATAGAGAAACGTTGGACAAACGATCATATCCTCGAGTCTAAACTGTGGTTGGCTTTCCTTTGGGGTTGTTGCTATAACTTCACGGGGCCTTGGGTTATTCTGAATGCCTTCCCTGTACCCCCTACAGAGCCAGGCGGAATGCAGAAATTCGCGGATTGGTATAACAAGAATTTCGAGCGTATTCGGTTCGATACTGACTGTCGTTACCGCAAGTCCAAGATGATTGCTTGCGTTCAGAGTTACGTGGATTGGTTGAACCTTCACGGTGGCGGAGATCAATGGTCTGCTATCGAAGAAACCATGAACCTCAGAGATCCGGTTGCCAAATATGAGAAGTTGTGGGAAGTCGCCAACAGCTGGGCCTATTATGGTCGCCTGAGCGCCTGGAACTACCTGGAAGCCGTCGGCCTGGTGACTGAGTGGAAGTATGGACTGGATTGCCAAGATTTCCTTCTTACGGATGTGAGCGGCTCTGAGAGCAACCGTAATGGCGTAGCATTCATCACCGATAACGAGCATCTCCTCACAAAACACGGTAAACTAAAATCTACCGGTGAGACAATCAAACAAGAAGACTGTTTGATGTTGAACGAGAAGGCCGAAGGGTTGTTCACGATGTTGAAAGAAAACTTCGGGCACATCGATCCGGTCTTGCGTTTCAACACGGAAACGGTTTTTTGTTGGGTGAAAAAACGCTTCCGCGAGACGAACACGCGCTACATCGGTTGGGATTCTGAAAGAACTATCGATGAGATGGATTTCGTTCAAGAACACTGGGGTGAAGAAGCTCCTCTGGCTGCCATCTATGAAGCGAGACGAGCGTGGCTTCCGAGTCACCTCTGTTGTGAAGACGGTCCTAAAGAATTGCGGGGCCAGAAGAAAGCGAAGATGTCTTACTTCTATCTCACTGGGACTCCGATGGATCTGTTGAAGTTCCAGGCTGGTGAGCGTTGGGATTATGGGATGCATCCTTCTAAGAAAGTCAAAGTCGGGAAGGTAGAGTCATCCGGGAAAACGAAGAGGCTTTGGTGACAAATGAAGAGTAAATATCAAGATGTACTCTATGATGGCGTCGATTCACAGAGAATCCGTAAAGCGCAGCCAGTCTTGGATGAGAGCATTCTTCAGCTCTTGAAGGAATTTATCAGGGACAGATACGATATTCATTTGAAGAAGGATGTGCAAAACCTTCCTGCTCCTTGGACGGAGAACCAAATTCTTCAACAAGTGAAGTTCACCAACGTTCGCCGTGAGCATGACCGCCAGAGCCAGAACTATATCAAGATGATCGCATCTCGGGACATCAGTTGGTTTGGGAAGTTCTGGAACACGGTTATGTTTCGGATGTTTAACATCTCGAGTCTTTGGGAATATATCTACCCTGATGTTGTGTCCATACACACTCTCCCTTCTGAGTTGGATTTGTATTTTAAGAAACTCAAAGAACTAGAGTACCTCGGGAAACCTCTGTTCACAAACGCTTTCAACACTGGGGGCCTGAAGCAGTCGTTGGCTCTACCCGAGTATGACCATGACACTTGTCGCGCCCAGCGCCGAGGTGAGATGATCATCAAGGCTGAGGATGGTTCAGATATCAACTACAAGTTGGATCGTGAAAAACTCTTGAGCGGTGAGTTAAAGAGTCCTGACTTCGAACCGTACATGCCTATGCGGGTTATCCGGTATGTGGCGAAGGCATCTTCGCAGTTGTTGCCGACCTTGCACGAAGACATCCTGAAATGTAAGAGCCAAACCGAAGCATACGAAATGCTGCTGAAGATCAGGGGTTTCAGTCGGTTCTTAGCATATCAGGTGTTCGTCGACCTCACATATTGCCCTGAGTTCCAGTTCAGTGAAAACGAATTCACCGTGTCTGGGCCTGGCTGTGACGCAGGCATCAACCTTCTGTTCGTCGACAAGGGCGGTATGACTCCCGCTGAGTGCCTCTTCTGGCTCAGGGACAACGCTAGTGATGTGTTTGGTAAGAGGTTCTTCTATGACCTTTTCACAGACCTTCCGGAGCATGACCGTTGTATCAACGTGATGTCTCTAGAGAACCTCCACTGCGAGCTATCCAAATATGTGCGTTGCCACGAGCAACTGGTGTCTGGAAAGAAACCCAGAGGCAAAGTCAGCACAGAAAAATTGGTTAGCAAAACTTCAGCGACGACAGGTACTAAAAAACTTTGGTAACGAAGGGGCGCAAGCCCCTTTACTTTTTGAAACTTGTTACTATAATGTAAGAAAGTTTCTTAATCCATAAAGGAAATGAACATGTCAGACGAACGTATTAGTCAAAAGATCCAAAAACTTTTAGCCTTGTCTCAGAGCCCTAACCAACATGAAGCGGCTAACGCGTTGGCTAAGGCTCAACTCCTCATGGAAAAGTACGGCCTCAACCAGAAGTCGATCGAGATGAGTAAGATCGGTTCGATTGAAAAGGAAGGTTTGGTCAGGGCTCTCGATTTACCGGATTGGTATAAAGGCTTCACTGGTGTCATCGCTCGTTGCTTCGGGGTTCGAACCGTGATGCACAGAGTCCCAGGCTCTAAGAGCCGTGAATGGTGTAGCTCTGTTGTGGTCTTCGTGGGTCAGAAGGACAGGATTGAACTGGCTTCATACTGCTATGAAGTAGTCGGTCGTCAACTCCTTCAGGCTCGTAAAGAGTACAACAAGCAACTCGGCAAGATGGACGCAAACCGCAAGTGGAAACTCGTTGAGGCGTATTGTGTCGGGTTCGTCACTTCCCTTGAAGCTAAAGTGAGGACATTTGCAGTAGATCCTTCTGAAAAAGAGTTAGTGGAAGAGAAACTGAAAGAAATGTTCTCGCGGTTGAACGCGTCTCAGATGAAAGAGAAACGTGTCTCCCGCGAAGAATACCGCGCCATGCAAGAGGGTGAAGAACATGGCGAGCAAGTGTCTCTGTTCATGCCTATGAACGGGCAAGAGTCACTGAAGATCGGGGGTCAGAAATGAAGTACAGTTATTGGTATAGAACTAACGGAAGGGAATGCACCGGAACTGGTGAAATCCTGGGGTGTAATCTGGGTCAAGTTCAGATCAAACCGGATTTTGCGCAAGCCTTTCAAATTGAATCAGCAAACGTGATTTTGAAGGTGGTGAGTATGAGCGAACTTTTGAAAGTCGGTGACATGGTCAAGTACAACACAGGTCGTGAAGACGGGCTCCTTCCCCATGACATGATCGGTGAAGTGAGGGAAGTTCAACAGAACGCGCAAAAGACTCGTCGCGTCCGCGTAGTCACCCCGACAGGTGGCTCGGCGCTGATTGAAGAGTTCCGTTTGACCAAGATACAAAAAATTTTTGGTTGACGGTTTACTTCGTAAAACTCTTCAAGTAAACTGGCTTCACTTTCGTAACAAAACACACAACCAGGAGAATCCCATGCGTATTGTAAACACTGATCTCGGTATCGATCTGACCTTTGAAAAGGGCGTTGAGCCCAAAGAGCTGCTGCGTCGTATCTCCTCTGAGCCTGGTGCTGCCGGTTCTATCGGTCTGATCGGCCTGCGCTCCCTGCTGAACGGTGAACTGCCTGATGTCAGCAACTATGTCATCTTCTCTGAAGAAGATGATGAAGCTGCTGCCGCTGATGCTGAAGCTGCTGCCGCTCTGGCCGCCGAACAAACTGTTCAAGCTGCTGAAGTGAAAACCGAAGCTGCCGTAGAAGCAGAAGCTGCCGCGCCTGTGGTAGAGGGTGACACCACTGCCGTTTCTGATCAGGAAACCGTCGCTGTCGCCGTTGAAGGTGCTCCGGTTCAAGAAGCTGCCCCCGAAGTTGTAGCAGACGACGCGAAAGATCAAGGCGTTGAAGACGCTGACGCCCAGGAGCCGCAAGTTACCGCCAAAGAAGCGGTGAAAAAGGCTTTTGGTATCACCACTGATCCGGTCACCCCGAAAGCCAGCGAAAGCGCAGGCGTGAGCCGCCCGCGTCGTGATATGTCCGCCCTGATCACCAAAGCCAAAGCTGGCGTACACGGTGCCCTGTTGGCTGCCGTTGAAGCTGCCGGTTACACCATCGTGAACGTGGAAAACACTGAGCGTTGGTTCGGCTTCAACGTTCCTGGTGGTAAAGACCTGCGCGCTGCTCCGCGTTTCGACGTGAGTCCGCTGAAGAACGGTTCTTACTCCGTCAGCCTGTACGTGAACGATCGTGCGACCAAGATCAAAGAGCGCCTGGCTCCGGTTGACAACGCTCCGGTCACCCCCGAGATGATCATCGCTTGCATGCAAAGCGTGATCTTCAAAGACAAGATCGAAGAAGGTCTGGCTGCTCTGCCGAAAGACGCCGAGTAAACCTTCCGCCACTTTTAGTCACAAAAGGCCGCTTCTTTGCGGCCTTTTTCGTGGAGTCTGAACATGTACACAAGTAAGATTCATAATTCTCCTTTCAAGAAGGTAGAGCTGAGTTTCACGCCCCCTGGCGTCATGAATATGCCGATCTTTTTTGAAGTTCGGGGAACGAATGGCTCCGGTAAATCGACAGTACCCTTCATGCTTCAGGCAGGTGACCCAGAGGCGTTCAAAGCCGTGGAAAAGGACCCTGTCCTCGGCGATCTCGTTCTGACATGCTCCCCAAATTCTAGAACTATCATCGTCGGCTCATATCCTATCGGAAGAGCAGTGGGTGGGTGTGACACTATCTCAGGTTCAGAGAAGATAGAAGGCCATCTGGCTTTCGCGAAGCGCCTTCTAGAAACTCACTCCGGAAAGTTCGACAAAGTCTTTTTTGAAGGGATCATGACTTCTACCTCTAACAGTCGGTACACTAAGTTCCTTCTGCAGGAGCTCAAAGTCCCTCAGGAGCAGCTCGTTGTAGGTTGGTGTAACACTCCATTGGAAGTGTGTATCGAGAGGATCTACGGGAGGACGGGGAAAGAATTCAACCATTCCTTGGTAGAAGGTAAACACGATCAGCTCTCGCGCCAGCCTCAAAATCATAGAGATTTGTTTCCTGATGTCAATCGGGTTGTTTACGACTGCATGTGCTCTAAGGAGACCATGCTTGAGAATTGGTTATGGCAGGACTACCAACCAATTGTTCTATGATGATTAGTGGTGTATTATAGCCCTAGTCTTGTCACACTATACACGTCTAGAGGAATCTTAAAGATGAGTATTTATGCAATGCATACCCCTAAAATCTTCGCGGGTCAGGATGTCAACCAAGTTGTCTGCTCAGTCATTCGTTGTATCAATCAGACAGGTGAGACCCGCAATAGCCGTAATGGCCCCGTGAAATCCATCTACCGCGCCGAAATGGTAATTGCTGACCCTCGCGCCCGTTATCTGAATATCCCTGGTCGTAAGAGCAACATCTTTCAAATGATGGCTGAGACCCTCTGGGTCATGGCTGGTCTCGATAATGTCCACCCCTTTCTTTCCCATTTCCTTCCTCGGGCGGCCAACTACTCTGACGACGGCGTAACTTGGCGCGGCGCTTATGGCCCTCGTCTGTTTGCCTTCGACCAGCTGGAAGGCGTTGTCAAGGCGTTTGAACAGGACGGCCTGGATACTCGTCGTGCCGTGTTGGCCATCTACCAGCCGCATCTGGATAGTCGCGTCGGTCTCTCGTCTCAATATGGTCTGGAAGGCACCAAAGATCTTCCGTGCAACAACTTCATCAACTTCTGGGTCGACGCTGATAAGCGTTTCCATATGGAAGTGATCCAGCGTTCCGGCGATATCATCTGGGGCGCGGGGTCTATCAACCTCTATGAGTTCTCGTTCCTCCAGGAATGTGTGTTTGAGCTCGTCAAGAAGCGTACCGGTGAACAAGATCTTCAACTCGGCACCTACTGTCACCGCGTGACTAATCTTCACTTCTACCCTGAAGTTGTCGGCCCGCAAATCGAAGACATCATTAACCAAAACCAAGTCTTCTGCTGGTCGCCCGTTTATCAACCTGAAACCATGGCTATCGACCTCGGCACTATCAAAGACACTCATGAAATGCGGGAGTTCTTCGGTAAAGTTGTAGAGCGATTGACCCTGTTGATCCATTCAGTGGGACAGAAGTCGGTTGGTGAACTTCCTGAGCTCACTTATCCCACTATGGATGAGCTCGAAGAGTTGTTTGAAACCTACGGCGTCCCCGCAAAGCAGAACAACTCTCTGTGGGTTGTCGCTGAGGTTATCGTTTCGCAGCTCACTCAAAAACGCGCAGGGTGGCTCTCTGAAGACAGCTGTGATTCACTCATGAAATGTGTCGAGGCTTGCAAGTTCCGCAAGTTCGATCTAGCCCATCCGGAGGAGTGATCTATGTCTGAGATTCAGTTCGACCTGAGCACAAGGAATGTGCTCGCTTTAACAGGTCTGAAGCAGTCTGGTAAGGACTATATGATCGAGCGGCTGCGTGAGCATCTTTGTGGTCAGCGCAAGGTTATTCGGTTATCATTCTCTGACGAGTTGCGCGCTATCAGCCACCACCTGTTTCCCTGGTGTCCTCTCAACCCAGGTAACAAGGAGAAGGACTCTCCTATCGTTCACCCGAAGAACCGTCACAATTTGACCCCGCGTGACATCTGGAAAATCGTGGCTCACGACCAGACTGGGATCTGTTACGTCCAGGATGATGTGCTGTTGGATTTGTTTGTACGCAACCAGCTTAACTCGTCAAATATGGTTGATTCAGAAGCGATCTATGTCATCAGCGATATGCGCAAGCGCGTTGAGTGGGAGATGGTAAAGGGTAACAGCTTCAAGATGATCCGGATCATGAACCCGCTGTGCCAGCGCCCTACGAAAGAAGATGACGTAGAGTACCTGGTACCACATTTTAAGGTCGACGCCGAGGTTCTCAATTCTCGTGATGCTGCAAGCGTTGAAAGATTCATTCAAACTGTGAAGGGGTTGTTCCCTTTCCTTGGAGATCTGTGATGGAATATACACACGCCGATGCCGTAGCTCTCTGCGGCATCGCAACTGAAATTCGCCAACAGCAAGCCATGTTGAATGACATGTACAGCCCTGACTGGCGTGAAACTTACAAAAGGGAAAAGATTCTTCTTTCTACCTTTGCCGAGTACTCTGAAATGCTTGACGAAGTGAAGGGCGTTTGGAAGTTCTACGGTTCTCACTATCAGAATGACTGGGCGGCTGCGTTAGAAGAATACGCAGATATCGTCCATTTCATGGCTACTGTAGATCTTCTTACAAGAAAAGAAGAAATCAAAGTTAGCGACTACTTCGAAAGTGAAGTTCTTCGTCAGCTCCAGTATTACAGCTCCATAGCAGATAGGGCTCAACTCCTCGTCAGTCTGAAGAAACACTTAGATCATGGCGGTTGGATTCAAGTTCTGGGTGTTGGCTGCGCCCTTTTCAAGTTGACCCCAGAGCAGCTTCTTGTCGCGTACCTTCACAAGAACAAGAAGAACCAGGCCAGGGCTCAAGCCGGTGCTATCAGTCGAGATATCACCGATATCAAAGCGTCTGAACAATCAACTTTCGACTACATGTATCAGAACGGGTTTATCTCTATGGCCCGCGATGAGTATAATCAAGCGGTGGACTCTAATGGTGGACTCTAATGGCTGACACACTGGTCACTATACACACCTTGACGCGTGAGTCCTTAGAAGATCTGTTCAGCTTGTTGCAGGAGGGGGAAAGACCCCTCCCGTATCCATCTGCAGTCTCATGTAAGGACATAGATTCAGAAGATCTGCTTGAGTTCACTATCGCTTGGAGGGATATCCAGCCATTGACATTGGCTCTCGCTTTCGCATCTGCTTACCAGTCGATCAAATTCCCGGATGAGGTCGACCCTAACATCATGATCGGCGGTGATGATGGGTTCGCGGGTAAGTATCTGGCCGGAGTGATTGAGACCCAGCGTCTGAAACTTCAACTAGACCGCCAAACAAAGAGAACCAACGTCCTCGCAAAAGAACTCATCAGCGTCAAGCAGGTGATCAGTGATACTAATGACCTCACTGGTGACATGTATATGCAGCATACAGTCGCTTTGAAAGCGGTCATGCATATGAATCAACAGTTGAGTTCACTCGGCGCTGAACCGTTTGATTTCTCTTCCGTTCATATCAACAAGCATTAGGAAACAAATCATGGCAAAGAAACCTACTTCTGCTCTCACTGAAAAGCTCATCAAGTTGGCTTCCAAGAACGTTCAACACCCTGTAAGTGTGTTGTCTGAGTCCGGTTTCACTGAAAAGGAGATCGTGTGTTTGCTGCCGGTTCCTGCGCTCAACCTCGCTCACTCCGGTCGCATGTGGGGGCCAGGCGCTGGCATGAGCTACGGCTCTCACCAGATTGTCGGTGAATCCAAAACTTTCAAGACCTTGTTCGGTATCATCCAAGTCGCGGCGTTCCTGGACGCTCACGCTGATGCCACCGCGATATACCTGAACTCTGAGTTCGGTGCCAACGAAGACTACTGGAAGGCGTGTGGCGTGGATATGAACCGCGTCGTAGAAATTCCGGTAGCCAGCGTCGAAGAGATGATGAACGTCGCTATCCCGATTCTGGAAAGTCTGACCCCCGAAGAGAAGGTGATCTTCTTCACTGACTCTATCGGTCAGTTGGGCTCTAAGAAAGAGATGGAGAACGCGATGAAGGGTGAGGCGGGGAAACAGGACTTCACCCGAGCCAAGTCTCTCAACTCTTTCTGGCGCTTGGCCGTACCCTTGATCAACCTCGCTAAGGTTCCATACATCTGGATCGGTGGCATGTACGACACCACCGACGAGTACAACCCAGTTGCCCTCTCCGGCGGTAAGAAGGGTGAGTTGGGTTCTGACTCAGTATGGCTGGTCACCAAGTCTAAGAACAAAGACAAGGTCGAAGGTAAAGAAGTCCAGACTGGTTGGGTTTTCAACGTCAAGATCCACAAGAGTCGTTTCGTACGTGAAGGTCTGGTGATCCCCGTCTGCGTTCGATATGATGGTGGTATCGATCGCTATCACGGCATCGTAGAATTCGGCCGCCTCGTGGGTGCTATTGAGATGCCTCGCAATGGCTGGTACGTTCGTTCTGAAGACCTCGGCTTCTTCAACGAGAAGCAACTTGCTAAGTCGCAAATGACACCAGAGTGGTTCGAAGAGTTGCTGAAAAACAGCGATTTCAACGAGATGATCTCCAAGCGTTTCCAAGTCTCTAAAGACTCCTTGCTGAACCCCGTGACTGAGAACATCATCGCGGAAGACGGTGAGATCGCGGAAGAGTGAGTCAATTAGTTCTGGGGGTCTAAGACCCCCTATACTAATCGCCTGTGTTTGACTTCAGGATTTGTCTATGCAAGTTCAAGACTTAGTATTGAATCAACTCGTTCATAACGAGGACTTTTTCTCAAAAGTGTTACCACACCTGAAGCATTCCTATTTCGAATCTGAACCAGCGAGGATTGTCTTCGGTATCATTGATGCGTTCGCGCAAGAGTACAATACCAAGCCCACAGCAGAAGTGATCGCGATCCAGGCCAACCAAATGAAGATTGCCGAAGGGATTTGGGCTGGCGTGGTGGATCTTGTGGGGGTGATTGAAGTCCCCGCCCCGCCTCAGGATCAGAAGTGGCTGCTAACTCAGACAGAAACGTGGATGAAGGATCGCGCTTGTTTCAACGTTATCATGGACTCCGTAGAGATCTATGATAACCCGAAGCGCAAGGGTGAGTTGGGGGATATTCCTAACAGAATGCAAGAGGCCCTGGTCGTCGGGTTCGATGATGACCTGGGTGAAGTATACTGGGAAATGGCCGGTGAGCATTATGACCAGATGCATTCAAAGCAGGAGAAGATCCCGTTTAGGGTCGACATCCTGAACAAGATCACCAGGGGCGGCCCTTGGCGTAAGACTCTGAATGCTATCAACGCCGGTATCAACGTGGGTAAATCCACGTCTCTGATCTCATTAGCGGCTGACTATGCGGCTGATGGATGGGACGTCGTGTATTTCACGTTCGAAGTAGCCGCGAACATTATCCGCCACCGTATGGACTGCGCTATGTTGGGGATTGACTTTGACACCCTCGAAGCGCGTTCTAGGCACGAATATGTCGCGTCCATAGATGCTAAGGCTCGACTTGGCACTTACGGGCAGGTGTTCATAAAAGAGTTCCCTGCGGGTGGGGCGCACACAGGTCATTGTCGGGCATACCTGAAGGACTTGATGAAGCGTCGACCCAATGTGAAACCCACTATCATGTTGTTTGACTATGTTGGTGAGATGGCCTCAGAGCGCCTCCCCTTCCACATGATGGGGAACACGAATTTGTATTATGGTTCTGTTGCTCGTGAAATCCGCTCATTGATGTTTGAGTTTGATTCCATCGGCTGGACTGCCCTTCAGTTCAACCGTGAAATGCAAAACACCAAGGACATGAAGCTAGAAGGTCAGGCGGATTCTATCAACATACCGAAGATCCTAGACTTCCAGCTGGGTTTAAGCGTACCTGATGAATACGCCCTTCTGAACCGAGCCTTTGCCACCGTGATGAAGTCTCGCTATAGCAACAAGGCGAAAGACAAGCATTTTGTGATAGGGCTAGACAACGATAAGCAGAAACTGTATGACGTTGACCCTGAGCTGGGTACGCACGGAGCGGGTGAGCTGGCTGTCTCAGGGGGCGAGGATTCATCTAAGGTAACTACAGGAGCGGTGATACCTGGTGCACCAAAGACTGGGTTGTCTAGGCTTCAGAAAGCAGAAGTGACTGATGGAAACATCAGTGGTTTGAAAATATAAGGAGAAGCTCTATGAGCGTTGAAGAAATCAAGTTCGACTATCCGTTGCCTTCCTCTGAGGTTGATCGTAAGATCCTCGACGAAGGGATCAATGATATCAAGAGTGCCATGGTGCGCATGGAAGGTGAGACCGAGTTCATCAAAGAGAAGCTGATCGAACTCAATGAGCGCTTCCCAGAACTCCCTAAGGAGGCCCTCCGTAACCTGGCGAAAGATCTCGTCAAGGGCACTTTCCAGAAGAACGCCGCCAAGCGTGAAGCCTATCACGAACTTTTCCACGCTTACACCACTATTGTGGCTAAGAAGGGTTAGTTTCAGCGATAAAATGCGGTATAGTTAATTTCGCTGATAAGGGTTTCGAGACCCGCGAATTTTTGTTCTATTCAACCAACAATGGAGAGCACAACATGCTCAAAGACGAACTGATTGGCAAGATCGCAGACAAGACCGGCCTGACCAAGAAAGACACCGAAGCGACCCTCAAGGCTCTGGGTCTCGTTCTGAAAGAAAATCTGACCGCTCCTGGCGACAAGATCAAGGTCCACGGTGTGGCCACCTTCGAGATGAAAGTTCAAGCCGCTCGTACTGCCCGCAACCCGCAAACCGGTGAGACTATCCAGCTCACCGAAAAGAACGTGATCAAAGCCAAAGCTGACGTCTGATCAACAGATCCGGTCAGAAAGAGAAACGGGGCCGAGTTGCCCCGTTTTTATTGAAAGAGGAAAGAACAATGTTGTCTATTCGTGAACGCCTGACCCCGCTCAACTATCCGCAGTTGTACTCTATTTTCGCTTCTGAATTTCGTAACTTTCTAGGCGCCAGGAGAGTGACGTTTCTCACTGGCGCTGACGTGAATGGTCCGGGATCCTACGGTGACATCACCAGGATAGAATTGGTGAACCACGTTCAGGAGATGTTCAGTTCCACCTGGAAGTTGGGAGTTACCTACTTTGATAAAGACGGAACGATTGCGTACCAAGAATTCTACCTGGTTGATTCCCTGGACGCATCTGATCAACAGATGTGGAATCTCACGCCTGTTGATGCTCACGTCATTCCTGAATAAGCTACACCAAACCCCCGCAGTTGCGGGGGTTTTCAATGAAACTCCATAGTGTATAATAGATCTCGTCAAACTCCCATAAATCTATAGAGGAAACGAGATGCGCATCACTGCCGTAGACGAGGAGCTCTACACCAATAACAATTCTGGTACAGGGTTCGGGGTCACCATGGGCTCTAAACTCTTCAGCGTATTGACCGAAAGTCTTTACAAAGACAAACCCCGAGCTGTATGCCGTGAGACCATCGCTAACTGCGTTGACGCGCATCGCATGCGTGACTCGTTGTTTGCTGGTGTTGAAGAGGGAAGTCCGGAGTGGGACGACCTCATCTCTAAAGGCTATGCCACTCCAGGTACACCTTTCAACGTTCACCTTCCTACTGATATAGAGCCTTGGCTCGAATTCGAAGATTTCGGTATCGGCCTTCCGGTAGAAAAGATTCTGGGTGAGATCCAATATATGGTGGATCCTCACAGCGCGGATAAGACTCCGGTCATGGTCTGTGATGGTAAGGGTCACCCTGTGCGTTCCGGTGGCGTCTACACCACTCTCTTTGGCTCTGATAAGGAAGACAACAACGATGCGATCGGCGCATACGGCCTCGGTTGTAAATCTCCGTTTGCTATTGTTGACACCTTCCTGGTCAAAAGTCGAGTGAATGGTGAGGAACACCAGTATTTGATGTTCCTCAACTCCAAACGTGAACCTCAGGTTGATTGGCTCACCAAGGACCCCGTCACAGGTGAGCCTTCTCCTTTGAAAACTGAAAAGAAGAACGGTCTGTGCGTTCGCATGGATGCCATTCCAGTTTCTATGAAAGGGAAGATCACTGTCAGCGTGGCAGACATCCTGCAAACCTTCCCGAAGGAAGAACAACCGATCGCCAATGACGGTATGTTCACTTACAAGCCGGTCGAGTATCGTGACTTCATCGGTGGTTTGAAAATCGTTGAAAAGTTCCATTATGGGCACGTGTTCAACAACTCCTTCGTCGTTAACACCGGTGGTGTTGTCTACCCTATCGATCGTTCGAAGCTTGAAGAGTTGATGGGGTACACTCCAATTCAACAGATCTATCTCTATGCCCAGGGTAAGTGTATCCTCCTTGAGATGGCTCTGGGGACTGTGAACATCCCTCCGTCGCGTGAAGAGATTTCATACGATGAAATCACTATGGAAAACATCTCCGCCGTCCTCAAGCCTGCGGTAGAGTATATCGAAAAGCTCAAGGCGGAAATCCTCGACAAGATGGAACTGAACTTGTCTTCTTTGTGGAAGGCGAGGTCAGAACTCATGAAGCTCGAGCCTGACACCTATTCTCAGACCATCCGCGCTAAATGGGATTCTTTGGTCGAAGAAAAGAAAAAGATGGGTCGAGAAGCTGGCGTTGCTATCGGCTACCGAGACAATCGCTTCAAGGCATATGCTCAGTTCAAAGGTGAGTTTGACTGGGTGGTAACGTCCCGCGATTTCAGGATCTACAAAGACAACTATTACGGCCTGAACGCTGTGAACATGGATGACTACGTTCTGACTGATTACGCAACCAGACGAGTTTGTTCTGAGAGTAAGTGGCTACTGGATATCACGGACATGTCCGACCGGAAGGCTATTGTCGTTCTTAACGACAGCAACTTCAGTCGCGGAACCGTGCTCACGCGCCTGAAGAAGTTGCGAGAGGAAGACCTCATCAAACTGATTGGTGGTCTTGTAGATGTCACTGAAGAGGACTCTGAGGGTGACACCAAAGTCGTAGAGGGGAAACTCCCTTCAATCGTCATCATGGTTGGGGCTTCTAACAAAGAAGTTCCGGTTCCTTTCGACGATTATGTGAAGTTCACCGAGTATATGTGTCGCGTCGGGAACTTCAACTATGTCCTCGGAACCGAGGTTTGCGAGCTGTACGATAAGATGCCTAGGCGCGTCAAAGGTGTCACTCAATCTGAAATCCAGCGCAACGTCAAAGCGTTGAGAATTCCATATGGTGGGTCTTCAAGATTCTTTGAAGAAAGTGCTCCGAATGATCTTTTTGATGAAGATAAGGAAGAGAACTTCACGTATCTGCTACGCGAAGAAGTAGACCAACTCAATGGCCTTTTCTGGAGCACAGAATTCTTAGAGCACGCAATTTCTCGCGGCGTACTGGAGGAGAGCACCTTCATCGTTACGGGCACCAGAACTGATTCACGGAAGATGTGTGATGCATCACCGAACTTCAGGCGGGTAGACGTCCCAGCCTTGGTCAAATTGAACAAAGAGTTCAGACTGAACAGACTTGAGTTCATCATGACTCGCAATTCACCTCTGAAAGATCCGGTGGCGAAATATGGTCTGAAGTCTATCCTGGGGGCTCTGTTGTTCTCTGAGTTCTTGTACGACAAGACTGGGTTTTCGAGCGTGGGTCACTTCTTGTCCTGGATGCAAGTGTTTGTGAATCGCCACCCTCTGACTTCGTTTGAAGAAAACGATATCGCTTTCCAACATTATGGGAAGTTCACGCTGGGTCAACTGTATAACAGACTGGTTGATTTCCATAAGATACTTGGTTGGAAAGGCGGGTATCTGAGATCATACAGGGCTGGGGTCAAACTACCTCAGGAAAGGCTGGGTCATGACGGGTTGGAAACTTTCAGGAAAAGGTACGAAAGGGTGCATTCTTCTTTGGAAGACAACTTAGACGCTAATATCTGGGAGTTCAGTCACCTCAATATCGCTCCTTGGAAGGAAGACATGGATATGTTGGCCCAGTTGGAAGCGACGTTCTGTGAAAAGGAATTCAGGAACTTCCACGGTGGCGTTTTCCCGACTGTCCACCTCCGACCTGGTATGGTGAAAGAGTGTGAACTCATTGACTCTAAACTTGAAAGAATGAAATCTAAAGTGGTGGGTCAAATCGAAAAGATCATGAAAGAGCACACTGACGTTCTTTCTCAAGTTCCTTCGAGGTTCCACTCTAATGAGACTGAATATTTCATTAAACGTCTCAAACAGGCGATGTGTTCTTGTACATTGGGAGAGTTTCAGAACTCCCCTCTTTTAGGAACCAGAGATTTCTTTCCTCAGTTCAAGACCTCTGCTGAGATTGAGGAAGAGAGGCTCTGGGAAGAGGAAAAACAAAGAAAAATGGAAGAGCTCATCAAGAAGTCTCAAGAACAAGGTGAGTAATAGTTTCAATAAACCGTCGGGGGTATCTTATCCCCGACCATCAAGATGAAAGGACATGTTATGAAAACTCTTCAAAGCGTTATCGCCGAGATCTTGGAGAAAGGTGATACGCCGAATCAAACCCAACTCTCCAAGCAGTTTGGTGTGGCTCGCTCAACAGTGGCCCGCGCTATCAAGAAACATCTGCTCAGCACGGCGGGTGACAGCTCTTCTGGTAGTGATGTTGAACAAAAGCTCGAAGAATACGACGTTCATGCCACCAAGAATGGTGCGGTGAGCGCGACTCCTCTTTCAGCTGCCCCCGTTTCAGTCGGTGACACCTGGCGCTGGGGTAAGGGCACTTCTAACCTGAATTTCGGCCTGATCGTTGGCGTTGATGAGAAACTCAAGAGAATTGCCGTCGTCAAGATGGATCCTGCGGATATTTCCAAAGCAGTAGATTTCAGCGTTGTAACCTACAAGAACTGGAAAAAGCGACCGAATCTGTCGCATCACAGCGTTGAACACAACTTTATCGCTGCACAGGATATCGCGAAAGACCGCAAGTTGTTCGACCCGTCCGGCAGCCTCTCTGGACCCTTCTACGGGTTTATCGGCTCTGGGCTCGAGGGTTCCCCTATCCCAGACTGGATCCGTTGGGATGTGTATCTGAAAGATGATGTGAAACCGTACAACCACGGTATGGTCGCCGAAACCACTGAAGAGAGAGCCGAAGTCACCGACACCTCTCAGATCGAAGTGTCAGGCAGCCAAATCAAGGGTGCTGCAAAAGTAGCCTCTGAGTGTCCGTTCAAGATCACAGTGTCTAAGCGTTCCATCACGGCTGTGATCGGCGCTGAAGTCCTGACGGTAACTGCTGATGAAGCGTCTTTTGAGCCGTGTTTAGAAGCTGTCAGGGCGTCAGACTGGGCTCGTGCGGAAGAGCTCTGTCGCCTTCGTAACAAGAAGGCGGTAGACTACCAGGCGATCATCTCCCGTTGCGGTTTCAAAGTTCAGGGCGGTTACGTCGTGATGAACAACGGGACTGGTAAGGTAGCCCTCGGTGGTATTGAAACCATCGTGAAGCGTCTGAATAGCCTGGCCCTCGGCGGTGACGAGAGCGGTATTGAGAAGATCGGACGGTTCGTCGACAAGGTGCTGGACAACCCTGATCCGGTTATCATGAACAGGATTGTAGATTTCATCAAGTTCGCTGATGTAGAGATCGATGATGAGGGTAATCTCATCACCTACAAATATGTCGACAGCAACTACTTGGACAGCTATAGCCGCACCTTGAACAACCGCCCAGGTTCTGAGGTGTTCATGAAGCGCATCCTGGTGGACGCAAATATTGATAACGAGTGTTCCGCTGGTCTGCACGTTTGTGCTCTGTCATACGCCTTCAAGTTCTGGGGTAGCAACAAGCGTTTGGTGAAGTGTAAGCTCAATCCGCGTGACATCGTCGCCATCCCCAGGGACTACAAGGGCGCGAAGATCCGTTGCTGCCGCTACCTGGTGACTGAAGATGTGACGGCCAAGTTCTTGAATCGCAAGATCCCGCTGGATTTCAAAGGGTTCTTTGAGTGATATCTGATGAAAAGGCCCCTTCTTGGGGCCTTTTCATTTCTACAGTAAATATCTCCATCATCAAAAATGGAGGTGACCTATGTCTACCCTGAATGAAGTACTCCCTAAGAGCGCCCGTCCTATGCCCGTCTCAGACCTCGGCCCTGTTGTCGCCACCCAACGTGGTTGGGAGGTCGTGCATGACCGGAACGGATACTGTGAGCTCCTCGTCGAGTGCCCCCGCCTGTACGACTTTCTCTCTGAGAAGGGGTTTGACCAGTTCGGTAAACCCCTGACCGAGAACGGTTCAGGCGAAAAGGAAACTGAGCAAGATCCCCAGCCTTTGAGCCGTGAAGGTCTGATGAAGATGGAGTTTGCTCAGCTCAAGGAAATGGCGGTTCAGAACGAGATCACTGAAAAATCTCGTGAAAAGATCGTCAATGAACTGTGCGCCCTTTTCGGCCTAGAGTGATCATGACATATGGACGCAAAACTGAAGGAATACATTTTGCGTTTCTATAGAACGCGCTGCATCAGTAATCGGGATTTCCTCGATGATATGCAGCGCTTATCTCGCGTCCGGAAATGCATAGAAGAATTTAAACCTGAGACCGAGCTGCTCTTGTTCAACCAATTGATCAGTTTGTTCAATGTGTTTGGTAGAGACCTCGCGCTGGTCATGGAGCTCAAGTCTGATTTAGAATTCTGGCCTTACTGGTATACGACCTTGGAAGAAATTGGGATTGATGTCCCTGTCGGGCCGAGAGTAGAAGATTACAGAAAAGAACTTCAGAGTTCTTTGATGAGGAATAGAAGTCATGCAAAAATTCTCTTCTCTATTCACTGAAGACGGGGATGCCGCAGGGGCGCTGACTCCTGCTTCTCCATCTAACGTGTCTTCAGACGTGGCAACCACCGGTCTGCAGCAGAAAGTCACGCAAGATGACCTGAAGAAACAACGAGAACTTGAACAAAAAGAATCGTTCGCTCGCATTTTCAGCAAGACCTGGAACGATTCGATTTCTAAGAAATGACGCAGTTGTTCGCGAAGCCTTTATGGGCTATGATAGGGGAGTCAGTGAGACTCCCTTTTTCTTGAGGAAAGAAAAGTGACCCAACGTAATGTCGACAAACTCTATAAGAAACTCAACCACGTCGAGCACATCCTTCTGCGCCCTGATCGCCACGTCGGTTCTACTCGCCCGCGTGAGCTGCGCACATGGGTGTTTGATCCCTCTAAGGAAGCGATAGCATACAAAGATGTCACCTACCACCCTGCGCTGCTCAAACTGTTTGATGAAATCATTATCAACTCGGTCGATTTCAGCAAGACACCGGAAGGTGCTCACCTCAACGAAATCAACGTATGCATCAACAAGTTCATGGGTTCTATCACGGTAGAAGATAACGGCGGTATACCTGTGGTCGTACACAACGAATACAAGGGGTGGTTGCCGGACATGCTTTTCGGTGAACTCTATTCGTCTTCCAACTACAACGAGCATGACGAAGAGTTGGCTAACGCTGACGGGGCGGGGCAGAACGGCGAGGGCGCGTCCCTCGTGAACGTGTTCTCTAAGACATTCACGGTGACCACTTGTGATGGAAAGAACCGATTCACCCGCACCTGGCGTAACAACATGTCACCCAAGGAAAGTCTTCCTGCTGAGGTGAAACCTGCGATTGGTGCCAAGAAAGGTACAGCCGTCACCTTCATACCTGACTTTCAGCGTTTCCGTTGCTCAGTTATGGCAGACGGCGACTACCTGATGTTGGTTCGAAGAGCGTATGAAGTGGCAGCCTGCAACCCGTCTATCAAAGTGATCTTGAACGGTAAAGAAGTCAGGATGAATCATTTTCGCGATTTCTCTACTATGTTCAAGTGTGAAGCCGTTGAAGAAACGCCCGACTGGAAAGTCGGTATCTTCAAAGCTGACACGCCTGTCCATCATAGCTACGTCAACTCCGTTCACACCGGCGTCGGAGGCCCTCACGTTGAGTATGTCCTCGACAAAATTATAGAAGCTGCTCGCCCCAAGTTGAAGCGAGCGTACAAGGTAGACTACAAGCCTGGTGCTATTCGAGGGGTGATCGGCCTCGCCTTGATCTGCAATATCAAGACTCCTCGTTTTGACAGCCAGACCAAAGAGAATATGACTACCAAAGTGTCTGAGTTTGGCACTAAGTGGGAGCCGTCTACCCGTTTCCTTGAGAAGGCATCAGCGTGTATCGTCAAGTGGATGGGTGACTATCACGAGACCCTGGTCAACAAGGAAGAAGAACAAGCGGTGGAGGAAGCTGAGAAGGAAATCAGCAAGATCAAGTTCCACGATATACCGAAGTATGACCCCGCGACCTCTAAGAACCGGAAAGGTTGCGTGTTGTTCCTAACAGAGGGTGACTCGGCGGCCAAGCCCATTCTTGCAGCCCGAGACACTAAACTGCATGGCGTGTTCCCTTTGCGCGGGAAGATACTGAACTTGATCGGCGCTTCCAAGCGCGAGATTGCGAAGAACAAAGAAATACAGAACATCATCGCGATCATGCGAGGTTTGAGCATCAAAGACGGTGTAGACTTCGACAAACTTCGCTATCAAGAAATCGTCATTGCTACTGATGCTGATGCTGACGGGATTCATATCCGAGGTCTCATCTGTAACGCCTTCATGACATTGTGGCCCGATTTCATCCGCCAAGGTCGCTTGAAGTATCTCATCACGCCTGTCGTCGTTGCTAAGAAAGGGAAAGACGCCTTTGAATTCATGGAAGAGAGTGACTTTGAAGAGCACATCAAGTTGCAAACGAAGTTTGACTCTGTCAAGTACCTGAAGGGTCTGGGCTCTAATAGTCCCCAAGCCTTTAAGAAGTATCTTCATGAAAGTCAAAAGTATCAGAAGGCTTTCGTATACGACCAGGATGCGGATGCAGCGATTGACTTAGCTTTCAATGCTAATAAATCTGACTTACGGAAGGAATTGTTTTATGAATTGACGTTCACTAGCATTTTAGAATCTGAATAAGAACCGAGAAACACCCCGTTATTTGTGGGGTGTTTCCAACTACATTTTGTGTCCGAATTCTTTTACATAATCTTCGCATTCGTGCGGTATCCACCCATCTTCGAATAATCGTCGCATTGAATAGAAAATATCTGCATGTTTGCCTGAACAAAACTCTTTCGAGAATCTTGATACGCTGTATTTCTCCGTATAGAAGAGTTCCCAAAATGAAGCTGCTAGAGTCCAGATATGTTTGAGAGGTTGCGAACGTGCTCTTTGCCATGGCCATGGGTTAGAGTCAAGAAATTTCTTTCTTCCTTCTTTAGTATTTCTTGAAAACTCTTCATCTTTCCACTTATCTGTTATTCTAGCAGATATTTTTGCCTTGAATTGTTGGTAATCTTCTGGGTTATTTCGGAGGCGTTTCATAGTCTCAGAACTTTTGATACTCTGAATGGCTCTCTTAGAAGGGTCCGACCATTTTTCTTTCATACGTTTAGAGACTTCTCTACTCATATGTTCCCTGTACGCCTCGTCCTTCCACAACTCAGTTAAACGCGTCGTCATAGCCTCAGACATTTTTCGTCTGTACTCCGGATCTTCCCAGCGTTGTTCGTTTAGAGAAGCCATTTTGGTTCTAAACTCATTACTTTTCCAACGTTCTAAAGTGTCTTTGGAGAATTTGTCTCTAAACTTTAACCCTCTCCGTTTAGCCGAGTCCCTATATTGCAGTCTTAGCGCTTCATAACCTTTTGAAGAAACGATTTTTAAACCTTCTCGGTGTGACATTAGGAACACCGCATATTGTAATTTACTGTCTGACCTGTGAATCTTCGCCAACAATCGATGAGCTATGAAATGTTCCCTAGCTGTCAGTCGAACAAGATTTTCTGGTTCATCAGAACCGCCAAGACACCTAGGAACGATGTGGTGAACTTCGACGTAGAGATCGTTGGATTTCTTGAGGGGTTCAGCGATACGCTTGTTGATTAAAGAGGTATATACTTTTTGATAGTCCATGAGTATGGTCTCCGAGATTGTTGGATCTTGGGTTTGCTTGGGAGGAGTTGGCGCTCCTCCCAAGACATACTTAATGGACTGAAAGACCCCTTAAAGAGGGGTCTTTCTTTTGAAATGATTAGGGGTATAATGTTTTATCTTTCACTGAAATTCTGGGTGCAGAATAATGAACATTTCTGACTACGTGCATGGCCCTTGGGTCATGTTCTCATCTGAGAACAATATTCGTCAAATCCCTTCGATCAAGGACGGCCAAGTTGTAGCTACCAGAAAGCTCCTTTGGGCTCTAAAAAATCAAAAGGAGCTGGAAACGGTAGAGCGCCTGGGTCTTCACGCCGCCGCCCAGACCGCCTACAAGCATGGCGGGGAGAATATCTGTGACTCCTTGGCTAAGATGGTGCAGGCATTCCCAGGCACGAACAACGTCCCAATGTTTACAGGTGAAGGGACTTTCGGGAACCCGATTGACAAAGATCCATCCGCCAACCGTTACATCAGCGCGAAAATCTCTGATGATTTCCGCCTGTGGTTTCGTAAAGAGGATGACCCTATTCTCCCCCTTAGAATCCAGCGCGGTTCACCTATAGAACCTTTCTGGTTGGCTCCCGTAGCCCCTATGTGCCTCGTGAATGGCTCGTTCGGTATCGGGACTGGTTACGCCTGTAACTTGTACCAGCACAACCCCAAGGACGTTCTGAGTGCCGTTCTCTCCTTCTTACAGGAAGGTGAATACAGCGGTAAGTTGGTGCCGTGGTGGAAAGGATGGAAAGGGTCTATCACCCCCGACGCAGACAATCAGAATAAGTTCTGGGTCACTGGCACATTCGAGCGGGTTGGCGCTACACAGATTGTTGTCAAAGAACTACCGCCGAGCTGGAACAAGGCGAAGTACCAGAAATCTGTAATCGTTCCCATGGTAGACGCCAAGGACAGCCCGCTGGTTGATTTCCAGAACGACTCTTCTGAGCTTGAAGGTTGGAACATCACTTTCACTTTCAAGCGCGGGTTCCTGAACAAGATGACTGATGAAGAAATCATCACCATGCTTCAGCTCCGAACCTCTATCACTCACGTGTTGTCTCTGTGGGACACTAAGGACAAGATCAAGGTATATGATAATGTTGAACAGATCTTGGAAGAGTGGGTGCTCTGGCGCGTTGCGGTCTACGAACAACGTCGCAAGTTTCAAATCTCAGATCTTGAAGAGCGTATCAAGTGGGAGCTGGTCAAGATCAAGTGTATAGAGGAGATGATCAGTGCCGGTAAGGCTGTCCCCGAAGACACTATTCGTGGTATCGTGGAAAGTGCTGGTTATCAGAATGAAGCCTTCACGAAGATTATGAATACTCCGGTGCGCCGCCTGACAGTTGAAGGTATACAGGAAGGTCATAAACTCGTTGAAAAATACAAGGCCGAGCTTTCTGAACTGAAAACCATCACTGCTGAAGGTATCATGGAACGTGAGGTTCGTGAAATTCTTTCAAAAATGAACTAAGACGGGGTTTACTTTCAAAAGGTTATAAACTAACCTGTAAGAGTCTAAACCAACAAGGTGAGCGCCATGAAACACGATTTTGTAAACTCTACACGTCCTACCGCATTCGACTTCTGGTGGAAGCGTCACGGCAGCACTGTGAAAGCAGTTGCATTTGTCACCATCATGGCGCTCATCGGTAGCGTGAACTGAGAAAGAAGGTCCACATGGAAGTGAAACTCACGACTCTAGCCGTCTTGGTCGTCATAGTCCCGTTGAGCGTTCTGGTTTTGTTTTGCTAAATACAGCTGAACACATATTGGAGATCTCCGCCATGTTACCGAATCAGTATTTGCAAGGGGGTCCTGCCGTTGGCTCTGCTCCCGACACAACGATCCCTTCCGTGATTATTCAGGAACTTGTCAATGCCGTTGACGATCTGCTCCCTGAAGACTTTGAGCTGTATGAACTCGAAGGGGATCAAAGCGTCTACTTCAACTATGCGGAACGTCAAGATGAAGCGACTGCAGAGTTGCGCTACACAACTGCACGTGAGAAAGGCTACACCGAAGACATCGGCCCGCGCTATGCTTTGTCTATCATTGTAGATGGACCTGACCCCGACAACAAGACCACATGGTTCACGCTCGAAGAAGCAGTAGACTACGCTGTCAAGCAGATTCGACGGGTTCTCCGCGTAGCTGAATGAAATCAGGCCTCAAATTGAGGCCTGATTCGTTATATGGAAGGAATGAGGTTCCTGTAACCGTACCCAGGCGGGTCTACCTGCATCCCCCTGCTGACATTCGTCGTTGTGTTGCTGACGTTGTTCTGCTGGACGACAGGAGGAACGGTAAGAGCCGGAGCGCGTTCCCTAGTCATAGTGTCAGGGTTATACTGACTGTTGCGTTGAGATTCCTTCGCGTTGGCTCTCATTGCTGCCTCGGCAGCGTTCTTGCTCATAGCCGTGTTGTAGTCCCTTACGCTCTCACTTAGGGTCTCTTGGACACCACCAAACCAATCTTTGGTGGCCTCTAGAGCCCTTTCGCCCAGCCCAGTCCAAAGTCCTTCCTCGGTCTTCTGTGTTGGTGCGTTCCCTTCAGTTTTCAGATCCCTTGTCTTACCCGCAAGGAACCCGCCGAAGGTGGAACCGAGGTTCTCTTCAAGGCCAGACGCTATCCACTCGAGCATATTGTCGTAGAGAGTTTTGAACCAATCTGTCGTAGTCTTGAGAATAGACTCATACAGGTTGGTGGCGAAGTCTTCCCCTTCCTGAAGTTTAGCAGACACCTTGGAAGTCACTGCGTCGATATCAATAGAGTTCCAAGCTCTGATGAACAACCCCGTGATGTTGTCAGCCATGATACCAGGCAAGTCGACCAGCTTCGTGTCCATGTTGATACCCTTGAACACATCTCCGACGACTGAACCGATCCACTTCATAGCGTCAAGGCCCATATCAAGGGCAGGCTGGATATAAGCGATCACACTCTCGTGGAAGTCCCAGGCCATCTTCTCGAACTTATCACGGACGTTGCTCTCTTCACCTGTGAAATACTCCACTGCCCAGTCATATGGAGCCAAGATAGAACTCACCAGGTGAAGGCCAGCGTATTGGAGTTTGTCCATGATGGAGGTGTTCTCGTCGCCCAGGAATTTAGCAGCATTTTGGAATCCTTCATAGAACTCGTATGCACCTGCGACAAACAAACCCACAGGCCCAGCCAACCGACCCAAGAACCCAACACCCTTCGCGACTGAACCCAACAAAGCGGTTATCCCGCCTCCAGTGAGCAAGCCTCCTAGCAAACCTGTCAACATCGACCCGAACCCAGTGAAGAACCCACCTATACTTTGGAGGATACTCATCGCCAACGATCTTTCCTGTAGTACCAACATTTTTCCTAACAACTTGTCTGTAGACTCGTTAGGGTTAGTTGGTAGAGTGAGGTCTTTGTCTTTATTGTCTAGGGCTTGCAGCCGTTGGAGACCTTGCCTCTTTTCCTCATCCTGGGTTATCCCGTTCAAGATCTTGGCTTGGGTGAGCATGTCTTTGAGAATCTCAGTTTGCTCATTCATGACTGTCTTTTCGTAGTCATAATGGCCGCCCATGAATTTCTCTTCCTGAGACATTTCGGAGCGAATACGCTCGATCTCTTTCAAGAGTTTTTCAGCTTCTTTAGACTGGTCAACTCTGGCTCCGGACAGAATGTCGTCCACACTTCTGAACGACTTAGTGAACAGCGAAGTTGCTATCCTGAGAATTGGAGTAGAGTTGAGGAAAGCCCCAGCTATATCCTTGATAGAAGGTATGCGACTCGAAATGCTCGTAGCGGTCGACCGAGCGATAACATTCGCCAACTCTTTGGGGTCTATCCTGGATTCTTTTCCTGCTTCAGCGATACGATCGGCCAAGTCATCCAAATCTTTTTTGGTCAGAGCGTTCTTTTGCTCTTTCGCCCTTTGGATGCGTGACGCGAGGTCTTTCAGATCATCCGCCATTTTTCATGACCTCCGTCTTGTATGATTCTTTTGACAACTTCCAATACAGTCGGTATTCATTCGGTCTAATTGTATGCTTCAGACCAATAACAAGGAAATTGCCGTTGACGAACTTTTCTTCAACTGGGTTCTTTCCGTCTTGGATCTGAGGTGCGAGGAGGTTCAACTCAACCACAGTTCCAAGTCGCATCTGGTCATCACCATATGTCATCACAGTCATTGTGTTGCTTTGGATGACATAATTCAAAGCATCCCTGAAATAACTATTAGACTGTGAGTTGTCTGACTTAGTCACCAGCACCCTCACACTAGAGTTGGTCGGTAGAGCTGTGGTAAACCCGCCTGCATCTAGTCTAGGAGCAGCGTCCACAAACTCCTTGAACGTTCTGTCTCTAATGGTCGTCTCTTTAGACAGAGGGTTGAAAATGTATTCCCTTCTGGCTGTCAAGTCATTCAGAGCAAACACCGAGGCATCCCGAGCCATAGTCCCTGACTCTACCGCCAAGATATTCCTGAACACCTTTTCAGGCTTATCGAGCAGTATCTGAGACTGGTGGAACAGTTTCAGTTTGGGAGCTTGTTTCAGAATCTTGCTCCAAGAGCAGAATGAGAATTCGTCTATGTCTTCGAAGAACACAAACGGCATCCCGTCAGATGTTCTCGCCCTGGAAGCCATCCAGTCAATATTTTCAAACACAGTCTTGGTATGAGGTAGAGCAAAGGTGTAAATCCCGTCACTGTCATCCGTTTTGAACGGCTTAGAAAAATCAGCCGCTTGCCAGTATGTCGTAGCCGCTTTGGAATACTGGTTCTTGAACCCTCTTGAAATACTCATTGTGAGAGAGTTAAGGTAAGTCTCTGACAACAGTTCTAACCTCACAGTAGAAGAGGTGCCGTTGGTGATCACCCTCTCAGCAGGAGACCTCACTTTTAGCATCACTTCAGTGTATTCTGAATACAAAGGTGACTTCCATCTGACGAACAACCTCTCACCACCTAAGACAGGCCCGTTATTCGTGATGTTCAAAGTGTCGTGGAATGTGATGTTACCTTGTAGAAATGCGAATAAACTGACATAGATGTTCATCTCTATGAGCAGGTTTTTCAGATCTACCACTTCACCTGTTACGAGCTCCAAGCCGATACGGTCTATATCAACTGTGTTGTTCTGAGAGAACCCTTGTTCTTTCTTCATTGGAGCTCCTTACGGACACTTGCTAGAAATTGATCCATGTATCTAGGATCTAAGAGCTTGATATTTCTCTTGCTCTCATTTTCCATTTCTAGAAGGTCATACCTTGTCACAGGCTTCAGGTTGTACGTGGTGATCACAGTTTGATCATCTGGTGTCGAGTCCGCGAGCCCATGTTGGAATCGGACACCATTTAGATCAACAAGGTTCCCAGAATCGTCTGAATAACTGACAACTTCGTCGACTTTATCATAACCCCATGTCCTGGCTGCTTGCTCGTACAGATCTCCTGAGTGCATAGGCCAATCATTCACTGTGTTGGTCAAACCGTTGAAAATGAAGATGGTCCAATATAGATCTCTGTTGTCATAGAGACGTTCGGCCAAATCCCTAGGAGTTTCGCCGTCCTTTATGACATATTTCAAGTACAATGCTTCAGTTGTCAGCAAGGTGCTAGAGACGTTGAAGGTCGCGCTGAGATTGGTGACCAGGTAGGTCACGCCATCCACCACATAGTAACGCCTTGGGAGTAGTTTCAGAAGTTCCATTAGAATGAATCCTCCACTGACTCGAAATCGGTCTTCTTGAGCGGCGCCAACTCTATGAAATTCAATTTCAGTGTGTGAGCTGCGGGGGTGTTGTCTTTGTGGAATGACGGTCCGTTCGGAGCAGGATCATCCTCCAACCCAACTAACGCGCAGGTGTTTATCCTGTGCATAAAAATGTTTCTCGTTGCCGTGCCGTTCTCTACTTTCATGAACGTGATGTCGAAGGTAGAGGGATACAGAAAATATGAAGAATCATTTTCTCTATATTTGAATTCGGGGTGCATATGGAATTTCAGGCGACGCTTTATTTCTGCTATCGTCAGAGCTTCTTCACGATTCCTGGGCATGAATTTGAAACTGAAGCTGTGGTCACGAGTCCTAGCACCTTTGAACAAAACCTCCAAAAACGGGTTCTGAATGGTGCCAGTGTAGAGCTCCGCAGTCTGCTTCACGTTGATGCCAGTGAGAGACTCTAGAGCACCGGCTGCAGCGTTCTTGAGCCCTTCGCCCAATGCGTTCACGATATCACCCACCGTGTTTTGGTCAAAGGAAGAAATCTCACGAGCGAGTTTACCGGCTAGACCTAACTCTACGGCATTCCAGTCCATACCGTATGAGGTAGCCAAGCTGTCGGGCATAGAGAGGATGATAGACTCATTCGAGCGCACATAGCGGCCACCCCCTTCCAACTGACCCTGTATAGAGTACCCCCGAGTGTAGAACACTGGTTGATCGTACCCAGAGGTCACGACTTCAGACTCATTCTCGACTCTGTTAGCTTTATCTTGGTATGAAGACCCCTTCAACCTGTTAACGTTGATCAGAATGAAGTGACCGTTACCCAGCCCGTTCATGATTGTGGGCGGGTAAATGACTTGTTTGACAGTCCGCTTGTCATCGGCTCCACTCAGTTTAGAAGCAAGGGCTTGGGTTCTCGTCTTGTTGGTACTCGGAGAACTGAATAGGTTTTCGACGCTGCCATATGCACTGGACACGCCACTTTTCAAACTGTCAAGGATGTTGTCAGCCATGGCCTTAGATACCTGTAGAAGAGTTTTGAATATTTAGGGGCAGTATCTATGAGCAGAATGTATTACCAGGGTAAGTTCAAACCGGAGAATCGCTCGAAATATCGCGGTGATATCAACAATATTATTTTCAGAAGCTCCTGGGAATTCAAAGCCATGAAGTTTTGTGACCTGAATCCCAACATTCTTTATTGGGCCTCTGAAGAAACCATTATCCCTTATATCAGCCCGATAGATAACAGACCGCATCGTTATTTCATGGACTTGACAATTTGGTACCAGAAGCAAGACGGGACGATCGGTAAGACTCTGGTCGAAATAAAACCGTTTGCGCAAACGCAAGAGCCGGTCAAGAAGCAGGGGAAGCCGACCAAAAGGTATATGGAAGAGGTGTCAACCTACCTAGTGAACCAAGCGAAATGGGGTGCCACTAAACTTCTCTGCGAGAAAGAAGGTTGGGGCTTCACGATATGGACAGAGAAAGAACTGATACCTGACGGGAAGATGGATGTGAAGGAGTTGGATCAGCAAAAACGGTTTGAAGACAAAATGAAAAAGGCATTCAAGAAAAAGAAATCACCCAAGGTTGAACTCTATTCCAGGGTCGTCAAGGGGAAGATAAAGGATCTAGTCAATGCTGAAAAAGAAAAGAGTCAATGATGAACAATTCTGTGAAGATCTTTTACAAAGAAATTTCATACCACATCTGAAAGTCGGAACCGCTTTCGTTTATGAATCGTTCTGGGGTGACGAATATCTCATTAAAGGAGAGACCCAATTCGTCACCCAGTTTGATAAAGACCAATTAAACGCCTCTCAGCTTGGAGAAGATTAATTTCGCCTTCGCGCCTCTGTAAGTGTTTGAAGCGATCAAGGATAACAGCTGACCTTGCGTCATGCCTCCATCTTTGATCATGTCGTTGATATCTTTGAACCCTTCCACTTCCCTGGGGAATAGACAAACTCTGTTCCCCGAATCAATTATCTTGTAAACCATTTTACAGATTTCAAAGTTACGATACTGATTGTCAGGAATGTATATGTCTCCGCCCGCGAATTTCAGTAGATTGGAGTCAGCAGTGGCGACGCAATTAGGGAGGAACAAGCTGTCAATCGGCCCTTCAACGACAAGCACCGGTTTCTTCCTGTTGATCCTCTCAAGGCCGAAGGTCTTAGGGTAATTCTCGTTGAGTTTTGCAGTAGCATACCTCAACATGTGCCTGCCAAGCGCCCGACCTTGCACCCCGAGCAATTGGTTGGTCTCGGACAACAGCGGGATGATCAACCTCGCATCCTCTGGAAGTTTAGTTTCAGTATCCTCGTCAGCTGCCCCTATACCTTTCACCAGGTCGCTGTAGCATTCAGCGAAACACAATAGCTCATGAGTCCATGAAGGAAGCAGGCGGGACTCTACGTACATGCGAGCAAAGTGTGTACGGGGTAGGCTACCGATCGTCACGCAATGCCGGAGAAGCGCTTCTGGTAGCTTCTTATCACGCGTCGTAGAAAGGATCCGAGCAGTGGTAGACGCCTTTGGGGCTATCAACCTGGCATCCGCTTCATGATCCTCACCGCCGCGACCAATCTCTTTGAACTTTTCAACCATGTATTCGCGGTAGACGACTGGGTTAAAATCGCGCAACCACACCTGGAATCCCCATCCACTTTTCTGGTTGCAGTTATGGCATTTGAAACGCAGACAATTCTCTTTGCTGTCTGGGTAGAAATAACCCCGCCGCTTCACCTGAGATGTCTGACTGTCTCCACAAAGAGGACAACGGAAGTGAGCCACATAATTTTGTTCCCAACTGAAACGATCCAGGCTTCCGGATATGCGGTTGATGAACTCTTTGTCAAGGCTCATGCTCATGGTCTATACTATCCTCGCGCAAATGTTCTTCAGTTCTTCGGGGGAGTTACAAATCCGCTCTACGACTGCATTGATTCGTACTGGCTCGTTCGCTGACCCCAAAACCAACGCTCTATATGCGCTGTATACTAACTCCATTTCCGCGTTGCAATTACGCTCACAACGGAATTGCTCCACATCGCTGTAGAGTGTCGGTGACTCCATAATCTTCAGGTTGTTCTTAGGGCTGGCACCTCGAACGATCTTAAACCTCGGAGTCTCACCTGATCCCACCCAGATCAAACCCCATTTCTTCATATGACCTCGATCAAATGCAGGGTCATCCGGAGTGATCAACCTCCAAGGAACTACGAAGTACCGGAACGCTCCAACATCAAGACTTTCGGTTCTGTGCGGTTTACTGACGTCCTTCAAGAAATCTGAGCGGGACACCTTGATTTCAAACTGAAAGGTCGCGCCACCCTTCTTCACTGCGAATACGTCAGGTGAGAAGTTCAACCGGATAGACTTCGGTTCCTTCAGGACCAAACCGCAGCGGAACAGTGTTTGGATCTTCTGCGCGGTGATCTCAATCAAATCTTGATGTGTCATATCAGAAATCCGGAGTGAAGAGTTTATACGGGAGCTTCACGACTTCGAAGAAATCGCCGGTTATGTTCTGGTCTACAGCCTTATTCATATCTTCAGCTTTGAGAATAGCAGCCTTCTCAGAAGAGAAGTTTCCGGTAACGAATTTCTCGAACTTCGTTTCACGATCGAATGCGTCTTTGCACACCACGGCAAAATGACCTTCATTCCGGTTGATCAAAGACTCTATTTCAGTTTGATCTTCAAGGATCAACATGTCACCCTGGTCATCACGAGCGACCCATGTAGAGAAGCGTTGCAAATATTTGACGTCAGTGCTGCCTTCGGTGATGAACTTGTGGAACATCGCTTCAGCGATCTCTTGTTCGTTCTTGAAATAGGTTTTGAAGACAGAAGTGCTGATAGAAGCAGTGATTTCTTCCAAGAGGAAAACGCCACCCGAACTGTCCACAGCGTAGACTCTAAAACAACCATTACCGATGTCTTCAATATGAACAGGGTAACAGTCGGTGCCTTCCATAGTCAGACCGACTTGAATCAACGTGATGGTGTCGCCGTTGACCAACTCAAGAGTTTGGATAGGGAACTGTTGTTTACTCGATGAGGCTTTGATAGAGTTGAAGATATGTTGATAATTCATAATGGTTATCCTTGCCTGGTTGTGTGATACTCCTTATTTTACTGGGGTTCTGTTCTATGAAAAAGAGCCCCGAAGGGCTCTTTTGGCTCTGTTATTTTACCCACCAATCTAAAAACGTTGCTGCTTTTAGCCCTTGCGCCAACCCCTTAGCCGTAGACGGGGATCCATATTTGTTCAGCATCAGATTTTTAATGTACAAAACGTTGTCGCTCTGTGAGTGACTCTGGCCTCCAACTTTAGAAAGTAGGGAGTTTGTATCGATCCCTCCACCCGAGCCATCACTAAATGACAATTCTTGAGTCGCGGTATCCCAAGTTGCTGCGGCTATCCATTTCCCATTAGGATAAGTGTAATATGCGCGCAATTTCTTACCTCTCGGAGTCTTGACGGTCGCTTTCGGAATAGGCTCGACCTGAACCTTCTTCAGTTCGGTTAAGAACCCATCAAACAAATCACCAGCGATCCGAACGAAGGGGCGTGCAGTGTTCGTCGGACCAGATACTCTTGCTGTATCTTGTAGGCCTCCAAACGTCCCTGCCCCGACTTTCTCAAACCTGACATTCACTTCCATATCAGAGTCTTGAGGTTTCCAAACGCCAAACATATGAAATTTGAAAACTTGACCAGTCTCAGAAACAAACTCCCTCTCAATCTGTAGGGCTTCTTTCTTTGAACCAGCGTTAGCCTCAGTTTTAAACAAACCAACTTTATAACCCAGCTCTTTGATAGAGCGATTCACCGCAACAAGGTCATTCCCCAGATCTCGCACGATATCATTACTGAGTTCGCGCATGTCTCGGTTGGCGCTTCCCAACCAGTAAGCTCCGTCTTTAAGTGCTTTCAGCACATCATAACTCCAAGGACCGCGATCGGTGTAAGCGCCATCACTGCTGCTGACAGAAATGGGTTTCATCCCCTTGGCTTCCATCTCAAACACAAAGATACCAGTTTTGGTCGTTGCTTGGTACTTGTTGCCCACAACCTGCTTCACATCTTTGAAACCATAGTCAACCAGCTGGTCTATCACCGGATCTTTCTGAACCTTGACTTTACCGGTTGCGCTTTGAGTTTGAGTCTTAGTCTGACCGCCATCCGCAGCTCCGCTTTGCGGTTCGATATCCGCCCAGTCCACCTTGTGGTTGACATTGTTCTTGTTCATGAGAACGTTGCCAAAAGTTTCTTCAGCCGAAGTGAGCACGCCATAATCGACGTCTCCTTCAGTTTTGAACCCGCGACTATATCGAGAGAAGTTCGTCACTTTGACAGGCTGATTAGGAACGACTCCGGACTTACGCCCATTCAAATAACCGCTCCTCCGTAGCATTTTCACAACCTGAGAGACTGTGAAGTCACGCATTTCTTCATCATCTTCTTTCGCGTTTGGTGCAGTGAATTCTATGAAAGATACGGGAGTAACCCCGTTCTCTAATGCACGAGCCTTGACGATTTTGCCGGAAGATGTAAATTCCAGTTTGAAGTTGAACCCCTTCACTTTCAGGTTGATTTCACCTTCAATCGCGGCTTGCTGCTGCTTGAGGTAGAACGCAGGATCTTTCTTCAGATTCATAGCCCGTTCAGACTCTTCCTTCGCTTTCTTCTGCGCGTCAGCGATCTGCTTCATGCGTGAGTCAATAAACCCACTGAGCTCTGTTGCCAACTTTTTGGGTTCGTAAGAACCACCTTTCAACGCTTCGAAACCAAACGGGTAATGGGTGATCGGTTGGCCCTCAACGTTCACCGCAACGCTGACATACTTCAGCTGGTTATTAAGTGATGGTTTCAGCTCCAGACCTTTATATTTCTTCATCAAAGGCAGGACAGAGTTGATCAAGGCTTGCGCGACCAGCATCGGGTCAAACTTCGCACCCTTCACACCAGCGGCGTCACCCTTCTTGTCGGTGGACTGGTCTTCGGTCTTCTCTTTCCCTTGGAGCCAAGGACCTCCTTCGGAACCAGGTCCGTTGAACACATCAGCAGGCTTCAAAGTGCTCTTGGTGATCCAGAGGTATTTGCGCCCTTCCTGAGGTTGGAAAGTGTCATCCACCACTTTGATCTTGCTGATCAGTGCGCTCTTGATCACCTTCTTCAGGATAGGGATAGAACGGATAGAGGCGGCACCGGACAGGTCAACAATGAACCCGCGCAGACCCATCCCTTCGGGAGTCAGCAAGTGCTCAGTGAAGAAGTTGATTACGGTGGCGATCATCGCCTTGGGGTTGGCGAAGCGATCGATCTTGTCTACGAACAAGCGACCGCCCTTAGCTTTACCGATGTAGACCTTCGCAACACCCTTACCGAACTTGGGTGCAGCCAGGAACTGAATACGATAGCGATCCCCAGTCTCATCTTTGAAGACATAGGAGATATCGCTCTTGCTCTTGACGATCTTTTCATCAAGAGCATAAGGGGTGGTGTCAAACGACTCAACAATCGCTTGCACACCCGGAGAAGAGTTGCTCTCGAGCAGAGCTTTGAAGGAACGACCCATTTCTTTGTAATGGGATTCGAAGAGGGTGTCTTGAGCCAGAGGCATCGAGCTGAACTTTTCCATGATAACTCCAAAATTAAAGAAGGTGGAACTCGGGGTATTTAAGCGGTTCTGAAGAACTCTCTGTTAATCGTTCCTTCCATATTATACCATGAAACGAGCCGTTTGAAATTGTTAATGAACAATACTTCAGTTTCAAACAGAGGGTTCACTGCAGACACTTCACCGCCGATGGTCTTGTAACACCCTTCTTTGAACCATTCAAACGACTCATCATCCAAGGCCGGATACGACAAAACTTTCGAAGGGTCAAAATTCATCTTTCTAGACGTGTGAGCTCTCGGTTCACCATTCAGGTAAAATTCAATCGCACACAGAGCAGAGATCTTGAACTTCCACTTGTCATCTACGACATTCTGAAACACACTCATGACTGCCTGCTTCAAATCTGTAGATTCTTTCTGAAAGGATTCCTCTTTGAGCTTCTGGAGGCGACCATATTTGACGATGTCATAGTCACCCTTCACGTGGAGGTCAATAGACTTCAAAAGACGATAAAGGTCGAGCATCCCCTGATTTTCAATCTTCATATTGTTGATGAAAGATCTGCGTCTGTCTTGCTGGAAAATGTTCACTCATTAGCCCTCGCACAAAAAGAGAACGGAGCCGAAGCCCCGTTTCTAGTTACTCAGATGCTTTACTCATGATGCAAGCATCGACCGCACTGTCTTGGATTGAAATGATGTTCTCCAAGGTATCAGCTGTCTGTTTATCACGGCGAGGTTCAACGAACTGAGGGTAGTACAGAGAATGAGGTTCTTGCTCATTCCACTGGATACCGTTACACTGAACCGTGATGACACTGTCGAGATAGTACTCACGGTCTTCGTTGATCTTCTGGCGCCACTCGTCAGTCATACCGGAAACCCCAGTGACGACTTTGCCATCTTCACTCTGACACTGGAGGCTGGCAAACATATCGCGGTACTTGGATTTAGAATCTGCTTCGTTGAATCCAACAATTCGCAGTTCAACCGGCATCTCGATCTTGACCTTGACCTGACCCTCAGAGCCGCCGTCATCATCCGCCCAAGTGCCGTCGGGATCTTTCATGACCAGACCCTCACCCTTCGCCTTGAGCACCTCACGGAAGATCGCTTTGACGTCTTCCATGCTCTTGACGCGCTCATTCCGAACGATCCGGAGTTTGTCACACGGATGAACCTCAAGAATTTCTTGAAGGGCTTCAAAGCAAGCCTCATAGCGATATGAAGAGAACCCTTTGTAGAAATCCGTTTTGTCGACGACGTTCCACAGTGTCATGTTGACCGTGAACCCTTCCGGAAGTTCTTCACCAGTCTGGATGAGACCGTTGATCAAACCGTTAGACTTTTCACGGGTAACGTATTCACCGTTCGCATCCTTCACCTGGATCTCACCATGGAAGACCAAGCTACCGAATTCTTGTTTGACCTTGGTCGCCCACTCGTTCAACTCACGAACAGATTCAGACTCGATCAAGTTGAAGTTCCGAGTGAAAAGACCTTCTTCGGTGATCAGGTTCCCGAACATTTGGTCTTCTTTGTTCTGAACGAAGATACCCTTCGACCAATCCCAACGGTGGTGATAACCCTTGTCCAGCGTGGAGCAACGTTGATACGGGGGGATGAAAATCAACCCAGGCCAAACCTTATTGATGGTCTTGGGGCCGACCCCCGCCTTGATGTCACCCCAGATCGCCCACTTGAGCAGCTCGCGTTCTTCATCAGAGCGGAGGAGAGCTGAGAGCACCGCTAGGCGCTGGGCACCCTTGTCACCTCTACGATCGCCACCCATGAACTGGTCGATTGCTTCTAGGATGGTCACGGGAGCTTTACCCATCACTGAGATACGCCCAACCGGTTTTGGCAACTTGGTTTGATACCAGTTGGTCCCCGAGTACACGCGAGAAAGGTAATCCCGCATGAATTCAGAGTCTTCAGCAGAAAGACCCTTCAAGATGTCCAACTTCGCGTTGGAACCTTTAGTGTCTGCGACCTGCTTGATCTGTTGATAAAGGCGGATGCTCATCCGTTACTCCTCGTCAGAATAATGAGATTCATTTCCAACATCATCCCCGATCGGATTATCGAGGTTGTAACGCAATGCGACTGCTTTGAAAAGAGGCAAACCATACATTGCATAGTTGTCATCACTCCAGTTGACCAGGTCTTCATGCTCATCCAAGACCCACATCCACATCTTGATGACACTGAACATCATGCCAGCCGAAAGGCCCCGTTTATTGAGAGCCTTTTCAAACGCGAACGCCAGGTCAGACTCAAGACGCTTGATCACGTTTTCGCGAGTGTACTCCTCGGGGACCCACTCTTTTGGGTTAGAAGGGGTGAGACCAACTTCTTTCAGTTGGTCGAGGTTCATGAAAGAACCGAGGCGACCAATGTCACGACCGTCCAGCGCTTGAGAATTATATTTCAGGATTTCTTCGATAGTTTTCATAATCACCTCGGTTTAAAGAAGCGCAAGACGCCAGTCTTCGCTTTCGGTTTGATGGGGTTAGCCCAAAAAGACAGGCGACCGCAAACGCATGAACCGTAACGGATCATGATTTCAGCCTGATCTTTGGGGATATTCACTCGTTGCCCTGGGAAAGCCTTGAGAGCTTCCTCCGTAGACAAAATATCGGACGTGGTGGCGATTGAAGCGCCGCATGAGCATTCCATAAAGAAAAGCCTCTTAGAGTTTCCACCATTGTAACTCTAAGAGGCTTTGAAATAAAAATTTTAATTTTTGAGTTTACTTCAGAAAAATAGATCAGTACCCTAAACAACGTGGAACGGTCAGTGTGAATATATGCGCTATTTCTTAACGCAACTCCACCCTACTGTGTTAATCGCCCGTTCACTTTTACACATTGGAGTCATTCTGCATTTCTTACCTCCCGCGTTTTTGGAGGCTTCCAGCATACCAACTGACAAATTATTTTTGATGCAGAATTTCTCTAAAGACCCTCTATGTTCTAACGTTTCACCTTCTGGATTCGTTAGTTCCCAGACGGAACTGTTAGCTTGCGCGATTTTCTGTTTATGCTCTTCCGTGAAACGTTTGCCTTTCATTTTCTCAGAATGTCTCCTAGCTATCTCTGGGTCTTTCATGGGGTGTTTGTCTCCTCTCAAAACGCCCTCCCGGATAGCCAGTCTGTCTTTCTCTGAACGGGGTACTCCTTTTGGGTTGGGAGACTCCTTTCCTTTGTTGATCAGAGAAATTTTGTCTTTTGTTTCTTGTGAATGCGTTCTCCCGAAGAACCCGTTCTTTTCTCCTACAAACCTTCCTTTCATAAAATTTGAAATTTTGATTCGGGTGGCAGGGGAAACAACCCGTTGTGATATAAATTTGGACATGAACTCAGCATGTTCAGCCTTATACAATTCGAATAAACGAGAATTCATGAATGGTGATCCCCGTTTGCGAGCCATTTTCAACGCAGCAAACCTGAGATCTATTACAGATGGGTACATCTTTGCCAACAAACGATGAGCAATGAAATGTTCCCTTGCTGTCAGTCGAACAAGGTTTACTTCATCATCTGTCCCGCCGAGACACCTGGGTAAGATATGATGAAGTTCCGTGTAGAGATCTTTGGACTTCTCGAGAGGGTTGTCTTTACGATGGGAAATAAGTTGGGTATATACTTTCTGATAGTCCATGAGTATGGTCTCCGAGATTGTTGGATCTTGGGTTTGCTTGGAGAGAATCCCCATTCTCTCCAAGACATACTTAATGGACTATTTCTTCGCTCCACTCCAAGCCATTGCGTTATTCCCCTTTTCCCATTTTTGGATATTGAGAAATAAAACTATTTCCCAAAATCTAGGATTGATTTCAATCATCTCAGAACGAATATGGTCTGCTCGATAGGTTTTAACTGCATGAGCCACCAATTGGTGCTGAGAAAAACTTTTCAGTATTTCCCATGACAATTTTAATTTAGATTTTTCACGCAAGCCTGTGTCGGTGTTGAATTTTAATAACTCAGTGAAAAGTTTCAAACGTAGCGACGGTTGTAAATAATGCAAAGAAATTCCTTGCAAATACAGAATCCCGTTCTCACCATATTGTCCATCGCCGACAAAACTTCCAAAGAAAAACACCAACGGGAATGAGTCCCACACCGGCAACTGATCTTTCCACTTCGCATCATATTTGAAAAGAATCATGCGCCCGATCAGACCTTTGTCATGTGCGGGACGTTTTCTGAAATCTTGTTTGAACTGTTGGAACACGTTTGCTCTGGAGAGGCGCAAGTCACGGGACACACGACGCATAAACCAACGATTCGAACGAGCGATATTCCTCCTGGCTCCAGGACCATAGAACTCGCGATATTTGGAGATGTAACGTCTCACCACTTCTGGCGCGTTCTTCTCGTTGTCTAGAATGAGACCTTGCTCGATCTCTTGATCAATGTCAGCCATGTTCGTGTTCCTAAATATCCACAGACATATTTAGCCGGAGCCCTAGAGAATGAGCGTCCTAGCAGAAAGAATTCGAAGTAACTTCATCCGCTATGGTGTCCAGCGGGTGAACCGGTTCAGGGTGACTATCCCTCTTCCTCAGAAAATCAATCAACTCTTCGACCAGACTGAAAGTCAAGGGTTCCTCCCGACAGAGATCAAGAAAGCTATCCAGATCGGTAGTATACTCGGGGGTCTCAACGGACAAGGTGACAGATCTATTCAGTTCATGTGTCGTTCTACTGAGGTGCCTGGATACCAGACCAGCACTATGCGAGGAGAGTGGCAAGGTCACAGCTTCAAGATCGCCACTGGGTTGGAGCAGAGCAGCATCACGTTTTCATTTCAACTCTCCGGAGACGCAAATGAAAAGAAGATTTTTGATAGTTGGAAGAAACTGATCGTCGATGAAGAAACGCGCCTAGTCGGGTATCCCGATGATTATGGCGTCGATATCCAGATTGAGATGCTCGACCTCAAAGATAATCCAATCTATGAAATCTGGTTGGTTGATGCTTGGCCCCAGACTGTACAGAATGTCGGTCTCAACCGCCTGGCCTCAGACATGGCCAACGGCTTGGAGACATCATTCACATACACCAGGCTGAGCGACTACAAACCGACTAAGCAGAACAGCGTCTCAGGCATTCCAGGAAGCCTCGGTGAGATCATTGATGGCATAGCCAACGGAGACCTAGAGGCAGCCGCATACGCAGCCAGAAGGCTCATCGTACAGGCGCAGAGCGGTGACTTCAGCGGGGAGGCAGGTGCGATCTTTGCTAAGATCGATGAGATCGTTCGCAACACCACAGGTATTTCAGCTTCAGAGATGGGTAAGGTTCAGATGAACTTAGAGACTATGGTTCATCAAGCGACTGGAATCGGTTCCAGTGACAGGAACAGGCTGTTGGATCTTGTGAGTAAACTGTAAAAAGGTAAGGGGGCTTATGCCCCCTCAAATCACGATTCTAGTCCCAATTTCTGTCTTTACGCCACCGGCCCAAATTGCGTTGCAGTTGTCAAGGATTTTACCTCCTATCTCAGAAGCCATTTCAGGACTTTCCGCGAGGATAGGCAAGTAACCGACGACTACATCATAACGTTCTTTCCCACCTTTGCGCTTACGTTCTTTCATGATTTCAATATAGAACTGGATCATGGCATACCTCTCTCAGAGTCTGAACTATCACCGTAGACAACGATACTTTTGAATACGACGTATAACCCCAGCAAGACCCCACTTGCGACGAGCGTGGTTGGTTGTTGAACACCAACCATGAACAACCAGAATGAAGCAGTTGCGCCGACTAGACAGCAGACTGCTAAGATAAATGCTACCATTTTCATATCTTATCCTCTATTTCCAAGATCCTTTTCAGATCTCGTCCGATTGTCGGTATACGGCAGCCACCCATGTCAGTGGATCGCATATTCTGGTACAGCTTCAGTTTACCTTCTTTGCTATAATCCCAGACCAATGACTTCAGATGCCACCGCCTGAAGGTGAACCATTTCAAAATTAAGATGAAGTTACGCATTTGAACACCCGATAGGAAACATCTCTATTACCTTGACGTCGGTGATGTCAGCTACAGCCCACACCACTTCCACTCTTCTCGGTTGGTACGAAGAAAGTTGGAAGTGAGTTTTCTTATGATTCAACCTTCCAATCCGTTGGGAACCGTTTTTATGGCGAATTACGCAATCGACATAAGGTTCAGGAAGTTCAACGGTCACCATTTTCTCTCCTTAAAATTTCTTTGACTTTGAGACCGGTTTCATGCTCTTTTGCCGCAGGTCTTCCAAACTCTCTCCGGATCGCGGCGCAACGCTTGCTACAAGTCAGACCCCATCCTCTCTTCAGATCCGCCAAACGCGCTTCATATGTGACCGCACAGAAGCACACCATCTTGATCTTCTTACCACGAGGTGGTTGGGCGGGCGTACATGAAACCCGTTTCTGAACTTTCTTGGCTGGCTGAGAAAGTTCGCGACGAGCAATTTCTTCATCAAAAGTCTTAACCCAATCTTCCCACTTCGATTGCTCGGAGGTGAAGCTCGATGTCGCCGCCAGCATTTCACAACGCCGCCTGGCATTGCGCAAGTGTTTCAATTCCATTTTGCTGACATGGATCTCACCTTCCTGTGAAGTCCAAACACCGAAACTGAGATTCTCATCGTCATACGGATCGTATTCAGATTCCCAACCGCCGCAACTGTCAGTTCCTTGAGCCATAGTGACTACTCCTTCTCAACAGCTTTGAAACGGGAAATCAGAGGATCGATGTATTGGCGCTTCAGCTGATCGACCGGTTTCACGTCTACTTCGTCCTCAAGGTAGTAGTTCAGCATCTTGAGAGTATGTTCGAGTTCTTCATAAGAAGGTTTCTTGCACACCGTGGTTTTAGGAGGCAGACCGAGCCATTCACGAATCTCAGTTGCTACCTCACAAAGAGATGCTACTTTGAAACCGCGATACATGTCTGAACTCCAACCGTCATACAGGCGGACCCGATAGCGGGCTCTTGGAGTCATGTAACGACGTTTCTCTATGACCACGTATTTCTTGACCAGCTTAGTGTCGCTCTTCTCAGTGAGAGTGAAAACGCGATAAGGTTGTTTCATCTTCATTTCCTCTTTAGGATGATCGTTACGAACCATTATAAGTGAAAATTTTAGAAAGTAAACCAACTTTGAAAATAAAAACGGGGTCATTGTAGACCCCGAGTATTCTTAGTTGTACCGCGTTACGCAATCCAAGCGGAGTTCAATCAGGTCGTTAGAATCCTTCTCTACGAAGGATATTCCGTCTCCTTCGAGATTGACAATCTTGCCAGTACTTTGGCCGTGGTACACGATCTTTCCGCCAGAGTAGCATGACACCTCAGCAGACTGGCCGAAATTGGTAGCTCGACTGAACTTAGCGTCAGTGCAACCTAGCATCAACGCAGAGACAACACTAACGATCAACAACCTTTTTAGAGCTTTCATTTTCTTTCCTCGTTTTGATGTCACCGTTAACGGAGTTCACAGAACCGTGAACGTCACCGCAGTGAACGTCACCATTCACCGTCTTGACGGAATTCGCAACAGAACCAGATATTTTGATCTCTCCGTTGACAGTTTGCACTGACTCAACAGACCCAGTGACTGAAACGTTCCCATTACCGGACTGAAGCGTTTTGATGTCGCCGTTGACAACGATGTTGATTTCCTTCTCATCCTGAAGACCGTCAACTTCCTTCCCGTCGACTATAACTTTTCCGCCAACGATGTTGATATTAGATCCCGAGAACGAACGCCCGTTTATCTTAATCATTTTAGCTCCGTTGGAGGGGCATTCTGCCCCTCTCTTTGTAAATTAGAACTCACCCCAGAGGCGCTGACGAATCTCAGCCAAGCTGGTGTGGCGTACACGTTTGCCATCTAGGAAGATAGGCTCCAGCAAGTCTTCACTGTATTGCACGGTGTGATCTTGTTGGTCGTGGAGAACCAGCTCACCGTTCTCTTCAGTCACCCGCAGATAACCTTTGGCGGACTTCTTCATGCCGTCACCAGTCTTCGGATCCTTGAAGATCTCACGGTACTCACCGTTCACAATCCCCGCAGTCGCCTTGATCGCGTAACCCAGTGTGTCGCGGGTGATGTATTGGTAGGTGAACGACCCGATTCCAAACACCACGTTACAGGATGCAAAGCCTTTCTTCTCAAGACGCTTGAGGATGTCTTGGGCCACCTCGAGGGTGATGGAATCCCCGTAGATGAGACCAACGTGAGAGTCCAATACCCTGTACCCACGAGAGGTCTGAGTGCCGCCGAAGATCTCCCACAGGCACTGAACGGCACCTTTGATCACACGAGGATCTACTTCGGTGATGTAGAAGGTCGGGGTGGTGTGGTAGCCCTTACCAGTCGCTGCGTCGATGAAATACGCCACATGGGCGTCAACGGCGGCATTGTACGCCATCTGCTTCTGATCCATACCGCTGGTCTCAGAGTTGAAGATCACATACGGGAAACCGCACAGGATGTCAGCGGGGTCACCAGAGTCCGGACGGAAGACCACTTTGCCACCACGAGCCATGATGTCATCTTTCAGGGTCTGAGCCTTGTTGGTCACCACGTCCCAGAAGTCCCAGGTGTCAGACACAATGGACACGATCCCGCTCGGATAAACATCATTGATCAGGCGCTTGAAGGTCTCGATCTCGGTCTCCTGGCCGCCCATACACATCACGCTGTGCTCAGTAGCTGGAACAGATCCACCCACAAAGGTTTCATCACCCTTGTAGTATTCCTTCAGGTAGCGGATAGCCGGAACCGTGTCTGTGCCATGGAAGGACAACAGATGCCCGCTCAGGCCCGCAGCAGCGTAGGGGTTCGGAACTCCGCGATAGGAGAAGTCGTGACCTTGCCAACGCGTGAAATCCATCGGAGAACCGGTCAGCTCCGCGTACTGACGGAACAGAGCGGCGTATTGCCACGCGATCGAAGCCACAGTAGAAGGGAACCAGGCGCTGTTGGAGAACAAGGTTTCGATGTAGTTGACCAACCAGTAGAACGACGGCAAGGTGTTCTGAATGGTAGTTGTCGGTACACGCATCGGTACACGCATCCCTTCCGGCAACGACTTGATCAGCAGAGGCAGATACCCCAGGTCGTGTAGGGCTTCGATATGCGCGGTGTCAACATGAGTACCGAGCGCCCCGTCAATCAGAGAAGAGTATTGACCCACAGCTTCTTCTTTCGGAACTTTGAAGAAAGTTTCATCGAACAGTTCAACCAGGAACTGTTGAACCAGACCTTCGATCCCGTAGTGGACTGCCTTGCCATCCCAGATCCCTTCCAGTTTGGTCATGTGTTTGTCGGAGCGGGCAGTCCAGTTGGAGTAGACCCACTCAGTTCCTTCAGGATATTGGAACTTGTGACCCACTTTGTAGAAGTCCAGGGCTTCCAGGGCGTTGAGGAAACCAGTACGCTTAGATGGTTGTGACATAGTTCGACACCTTCTTGTTCATGAGATTAGCAGTAAAAATCTTGTCAAAGAGTCCTGAGATTGACTGTCGCTCGGAACCTGCAAGAATTATAAGCTGGTCGATGTTGCTGAAAATACCGTGAGTCACGTAGAGATCGAAGGTTTCCGGTTCACAAGTCGAACGGACATGTTCACCCAGAGAGATAAAGGTACGTCCGCCGTCACAGATATCGTCGATCACGCACACTTTCTTACCTTGGAGGGAAGTTGAACCAAAGTTCACAGAAACTTCATCCCCTTTGCGCACTTTGTGGGCAACAACTATTTCGGGAAGAACGCCGAATATCCTCTGGTGGGCCAACCGACAGTTTTCCACTTTCTTCGCCGCACCTGCATCTGGCGCGAGAAGAATATCATATCCTTCCTTCCTGGTGGACAGGAACTTAGCGTATCCAACCTCCTGTGGGACAGAGACCATGTTGTCCACCACTGCCTCGGCAACGTAGGAGTGGGGGTCCATGATGATGACAGAATCGAACTTCAGTGAGTTGAGCCAAGTCGCAAACACTTTCAACGCGTGGCTCTCACCTTCACTACACACCCTGTCTTGACGCGCATATGGGAGATATGGAAGGCTCAAGATCAGTTCAGAATTCTTGAACTCACTACGACGCAGGACGTCAACGACTTGAGCGACGACCATCATTTCGTGATCACCGGCGTATTCCCAAGTCAGGAAGAAGCTGTCTTCAACTTTGATTCGGGAAGGTAGAGGGAGTTGCGGGATTTGGACACCAGATTCACCGCCAGGGAAGTTCCAGATTTTGAGAGGAACGCTGCCGCCTTGGTAGCTACAAATATGGTTCAGAGATACAGACATAAATCAAATTCCTTAGTGAACATTTCATTACTAAGATGAAATGGGGCTTCAAAATAAGCCCCATGTTGCTTTATCAGTCTTCCAGTTCTTTCAGTCGTTTCTGAATCTCTTCGGGAGACATGTTCTTGATGGCGTCGGACTGTTTTTCAGCCAGAGCCTCCGTGAGTTGGCGGCGCAGTTCAGCGCGTTCAGCTCGCTTACTGGCGACTTCTTTCTCTGCCAGCTTGACACTGATAATGTGCTTCACCACTTCCAGTTTCAAAACCGCGACGCTTTTCAGTGGGCTCACCTGCTCAACGAAGGACTCTTCACTGAGGGCGTCGAGCTCACGCTTGGCCTGCTTGGCGATATCATCCAAGGAGAAGCCATTACGACTTGTCAGAGGAGCATCCCACACTTGCTCCACAGTGAGCGGACCTTTGGCGGATTCAAAACGCAACTTGTTGCGAGTAGCTTGTTCAAACATGTTTTCCATATTCACCTCAGAATTGAACATTATATTCACGAACGGAACCTTGAGTGTCCGTGACACGGATCGCAACGAGATCGTTGCGGGTAGATGAGAACCCGATACCGGACAGTTGTTCATCCACTACAGGACACAGGGTCTGAGCACCGAGTACCTCAAACACCTTGCGATGCTCGGTGAGCTCATTGATCAGATATTCGTTGTAGATGCCACGGGTCGGCTCGGGGTTCTTGCAACCCTGCAACATGAACAAATAGTGTTTGTTCCCGATCTGATTGTCATCCCAATGATTCGGACTGAGCATCAGAGTTTCCACCTTGACAAAGCCCTCAGTGCTCACGCCCCAAACTTCTTGGCTAGCGGATTGATTAACCAGGTTCGGCATCACTTGCAAATCAACCACTTCACCGGACTTCACCTTGAAGCGGATGCAAGAGATGTTGCCCACTGCGGTCTTCGGGTGGTGGAACTGGGTGACTTTGCCTGCAGTTTCCAACTCGATCACAAACCCTGGGCGATCTTTGGTGCGAGCGTTATACTGGTTCACAAAAATGTGGTACGCGCCATCAGACGGGTCAGTCCAACTCAGGTTCTCAACCGGCGCCGTGTCATGCTTCGGGCCATAAGCGTTCATATCCACGTCAAGGATTTGTTCACCGCGTCGCCCATTCTTGTTAGAGAAATGAATGTGGCCGTCAGGACACTCCGCGTGAAGATCGAGGTCATCGGGGTTGAACCAAGCGAGTGAGACGCGCAACTTCGCATTAGTGTTGCCGCCTGCGCGCTTCACCTTGTCTTTGATAGAATCGGTGACGTTGCCGTTGTAAGACCAACCGAAGTTGTTATCCCACTTGAACAAACGTCCGACGTTGCTTTCTACCGGTGCGGTCAGACTCACGAAATTGCTCTGGTGAGAGTTGGTGACGAAAACTTCCATCTGCGCAGCGGTCGGGATAACCTGCTCCATGAAGCGATCGATGCCCATCACACCAGTGTCAACGCGAGCGGCGCGATGGGTCTTCTTCACCTGGTTCGAGGTCATCAAGCTCTCAGCCAAAGCATCACGCATATGAGACTGCGCTTCATGGTTCGCCCACAACACGTTGTTGATGGTGACATCTTCCAACTTAGCGAAACGGCGATAGACAGCGGACTCCAAACCGAGCTCACGCAAAGTCGCCAGACCGTTCTCGATCATCTTCGGCGTGATCAAGGCGGTTGTGCGCTTGTAGTTTTCAGGCGCTACTTTCTTTTCGAAGGATTTCACCGCAGTTTCAAGATCGACGCCAGCAGACAGATCCTGCAACAGGGTGCCGATAGCAGTGTTGCGGATACGTGCTGCGGCGCTGCTAAGATGTTCCCAATGGTACACGAGCTTGGCCGCGCCTTTCGCTGCATGGTAACGCTCTTGGAGCGTTTTGAAACTGGAGACAACGCCCATGAATTCTTCACCGCGATAGAGCGCGTTGCTACCGATCAGACCCAGAACGGTGTCGAGGGAGTCGGGGGTGATCTCTTCCAGGCCGCGCTTGAACACATCTGCTGTGCTGTTGAGCGATCCGGCAACGGCAGCAGGTGTTTGGCTGTGAGCCCGATCTGCTACTTGTCCGTGAAAGTGGTGCCAGGTCAGAACATTACCAGAAGCTTGGTGCTCGTAATTGACTTCCTGCCCGTATTGGCGCTCAGAGGAACGATACACCCCTTCGATGAGACTGTTGCGTACCACTTGGTCCATAACAGCAGCGACGGCAGCATACGGCGCAGGAAGCTCGGAGCCTCCCTCCCACACGGTAGAGATTTTACCGTCCTGGATGATCACGACGCGCCCCAGGTTTTTGATGAAGTTCCGGCAGCATGAGCAGTCATGTTCAGTACGTTCACGGAAAATTGGGTTCGTACCTTCCGGGAAAGCGGACAGATAAGCGGCCCAGAGTTCATCACCGGTGACGGTAACTTCAAACAGTTCTTTGCCGTGAATAACCATGGTTTGGTATTGCGTGTGAACATGGTTAGAGAATTTCTGAAAATCGTTCATAAAGATAGTCCCTGTGTTGTTGTGCAGTGATTATACCAACCAACCGGTTTGAAACAAACAAGATGCTAGTTCAGTTTTCAAGAAGTTTTGTCAAAGAACCATTCATAGAACCCCTCACCGAAAGGCGTGAGAGATAATTTGTCTCCCGCTCGAAAGACGCCCGTATCGATCGCTTTTGTTTCCAAGGCAAAGCAACCGACAACACCGACCCCGAGTTTCACGCCTTTGATCATCAACCCGATGCTATCAGTGTTGTCTACCGCGCCCATTCGAGGGGAAGTAGGATCTGAAGGGCGTTTGAAGAATTCTTCGACTTCTTTCATGTTCTGTTCTTGAAGAAGTTGAGCCTCAGCCAACAGATCCATGATCTGAACGTTTCGGACGCTGACACTATTAGAGACCTCGCACCCGTCACCTGCGAGTCGCAAAGTTTTGAGAGCAAGTTCATATTGGAGATCACGAAGAAGTTCTTCGAGCTTTTGGCCTTCGGGGTTATCCTTGGTCATGAGAATTTTAGTACGCATGATGCGACGCTCCTTGAAATGGAGGCCCATTATACCACGAACGGAAGAGATTGAAACATTTATTTGGTTCAAAAAGAAACCCTTGTTCCTTTCGGAGACAAGGGTCAAAGCCTACAACAAGTGCAAGGGAACACCATGGACAAATTTGGCGGAAGGTCAGGGATTCGAACCCTGGGAGGATCTCTCCTCGTCGGTTTTCAAGACCGGTGCAATAAGCCAGCTCTGCCAACCTTCCAAATCAATCTTTAATCAGAGCCTTCAGACGGCTCTCCTCAAAGCGACAGTTTGACTCATAGAATCAAAAGTGTGTCCAAAGGCTCTGATTAAAGATGCCAGGCTTTCCACCTGGCTCGTGGGGTTTGAGACCGCGGAGCGTCTTCCTCTTCGCTATTCCTCACGGCAAGTCCACGGATCTAAGCGTCAAGCGCCTTTCGCTCCCCGCGAACCTTTCTGTGGTCCACCCAACTTATTGTTCAGAAGTCTTGACCAGATCGGGATTCGGGCGTCTGAACTCATCCTCGATTTGGAACCTGACCTTTCGGTCGCCCTAGCTCGAGGAAAGCAATTTGGCGGGTTTTAGGGACTTTCACCCCATCTCTCGGGTTTGGCCTCCCGAGCGCTTTCACAGTATCCTCCGGCGTCCCAGAGCAATCTCATTAAGCTATCAACCCATAAACATGGTGGAGATGGTTGGATTCGAACCAACGGTCCCAGAGGGAAGGGTTTTACAGACCCTGCGGCTACCAGCTACCGGTTACATCTCCGAAATTTGGCGGGGAATACTGGGATCGAACCAGTGACACGCGGATTAACAGTCCGCCGCTCTACCTCTGAGCTAATTCCCCTGAAACTGGAGCGAGAGACGGGACTTGAACCCGCGACATCTTGATTGGAAATCAAGAGCTCTACCAACTGAGCTACACTCGCATCAAATTGTGTGGGTAGGGAGATTGATGGTCTCCTACCAGGCCCCGTTCAAACGCAGCTCGATGATTTCTCATCGTGGGTCTGTTTGCTGCATCACGAATCCTAGCTCGCTCTACCCGAAAGTGGTCCGTCATGTAGGATTTGAACCTACGACCCTCTGGTCCCAAACCAGATGCGCTACCAAACTGCGCTAATGACGGATGTTGTTGTGAAATGGAGTACCCATCTCTCCTGATCCTAGCAAGGTTGGAATCGAACCAACAACGCCTTCGACTAAGGCTTTCCGCGCCATTGCGCACACTAGGTCTTTTCATCCAAGGTTTCGCCCGTTAGTCTTCCGAGCTTGTACCAGTCTTCCGCCCTGGCCCTCCGCACGTCTGGGGTTTCCGTGCTGATTTCACAACTGTGATCATGCTGGCAGGATTCGAACCTGCGTCCCCCGCAGCAGTGGCGGGTCAACCTTTCACCCAAACATAAGATTCTGTTCGCGACCAGAATCAAACTAAGGTTTCAAGTCGAGGGGCTGCGATGCCTTCCGTTCTCTCCGCTAAACTACAACATGATCACAGTTGCACCCGACTCCCTGTCAGGAACGACCGACCTGAGTTTCCTCAGGATTTTGTGTTATCAAGCTGTATCAAGTTAACAAGGTGCCGCAAATGGTGGCTATATGCTAAAAGATAAGTTTGATGTTGGGTCATGCTGTGTATCACTTCCCAACCAAAAGAACCCTGAAACAAGACTCTTTTGGTTGGCGCTGGTTGCAGGACTCGAACCCGCCACCTACTGATTACAAGTCAGTTGCTCTACCTGATGAGCTAAACCAGCGTGAAACTACTTAGTTGACCAATTTTGAGAGGCTGTCCTCCTGATTGCTGTTCAAGCCAAAGAATCACAAATGGTCTGAACAGCCTCTCAAAATTGGTGCGGATGGTCGGACTCGAACCGACACGCCTTTCGGCGCCAGAACCTAAATCTGGTGTGTCTACCGATTTCACCACATCCGCGTGGTGGCCCCTGTCGGATTCGAACCGATCTACCTCCCGGTTATGAGCCAGGTGCTCATACCGAATGAGCTTAGGGGCCATTATCTTCTCTCTAGTAACTTTTTAGCGCCGTAGAACCAATGAGAATCAGAAGCTGGGAATCCCATTAATTTACAGACTTTGTTTATATTCTTATGTTCGTCGTACAACCTATAAAATTCTTGTTCCCGTCCGAGAAAGACGTTTCTTGATCTATGAAAATCTTTCAGGACTGCTTCCCTACATTCTTTACAGTATTTCACATCGGTCTTAACTCTCTCGGAGCACCTATCACATGATTTACTGTTTCTTCCGTGAAAGAAGCCTTCAGGGATAATTTGTTCTCTATCTATTTTCTTTATTTCGCCAGTAGTTGGGTTGTGTATCCATGTGGAACCAAACTGTGAATTATTAACTCCACTCTGTATTCTCTTCATATTTTCTTGGTGTGCTCGTTTTAACCAAGAATATTCCTTTGAAACTGTTTTTCTTTTGTTGTTCGGGTTGCTCCGCATTAGGAACGCTGCTGTTACAAGGCCTGGCTCACCTGGATACGCCTTTGCTAGAAGTAAATGCGCGATGAAATGCTCTTTAGCAGTTAACTTGACTAAATTCTTTTCATCATCAGAACCTCCTATACAAATTGGTTCAATATGATGAATCTCAGCGTAGCCGCGTAACTCCTTTCTGTTCTTAGCCCTTTCTATAATTTGAAAATAGATTTTAATGTAGTTCATCGCAACTTCTCAAACTGGTCTTCCGTGAAGAACTCGAATCTTCATTTCAGGCTTAGAAGGCCCGTGTCTTATCCGCTTAGACGAACGGAAGATGGTGTCCCTAACTGGATTCGAACCAGTGACTCAGTCTTAGGAGGACCGTGTTATATCCGTCTTAACTATAAGGACTTTCATCTGTAACCGTCCTGTAAGTCATGGTTCGCATTCGTCTTTCGGTTCATAGAGCTGGGTAACTTACCAGCAAACCTACTCAAGCTCACCCATTTCCGACGAAAGAAATGTTTAGACCAGGGCGGTTACAGATGGGCCCATCTTAGGCCCGTCCGACCTGAAACTACTCGCCAGCGGCTCCAGGATTTAGAGGATTATCAACTTTGTTGACAACCCCAACCGGTTAAATTGTCGTCGAGATTTGTTCCACCGCCCACAGCGGTGTGCAACATGACGGCTCTTGCGCCTGGCCCGAATCGACGGGCTTGTTGCTCGGACAGATCTCAAATGGGGGCTCAGCCCCTCCAGTTCGGGAGTTTTGCGTTCGGAACAAGGTTCTCATCGCCCTCATCCCACTCCCTACGACAATGCTCACCAGAAGTATCACATTTATCATGTGTTCCCCTTTCAGCTTGTCTTAGAACCCGCTTGGGTGTTCCCTCGCGCTGTTCATGGTTACCATTATAGGCCGCTCTCTAACGAAGTAAACCCCAAAACTAAGAATTTTTGAGAATTTTAGTTCAACCGCTTAATTTTTAAGCTAAAAGTGAGAAGGGAGCCCAAGTGGCTCCCTTCTATCAATACAGATCTTCACTGAAGAGTTTCGTCTCAGGGAACGTCTTCGGTCGTCTCGCGTTGATCTGCCCTGCCGCCGTGGCGACTGCAAGAGCTTCTTCGCGGTTCATGAACTTGCCCCACTGGTCGATGAAGCCTTGTTCATAGTCACCATCACGTTTGTTCAGCTCCAGTGCCTTGATCTGCGCGTTCATGACGGGGTCATGATGCCTCGCGCCGCAAACTATCAATTCGCCGTACCGACACGCCGCACACACTACAACTCTCACAGGAACTTTCGGTTGTTCTATCACAGGCTCACCCTCACGTCATTGAGACCTTTAGTGTCAACGCCACCTTCTGTTACGCCTATGATGTAACTCTCAACCTCTGCTTCCTGAGGAGCGACCTGGCGCGTATTCCCGCTGATCCAGCTAGCAATCCAAGGGAGCGGGTGATCCTTAGGAGAGTTGCCACTGTAGTTCATCCCGATAGCGCCCATACGCTTCACAGCCAGCCAGTCTACGAAATCGCAACAAACCTTTTCGTCCAGGCCGAGCATGTCACCGTGTTGGAACAGATACTTCGCCCATCCCTTCTCTTGGTCCACTACGGACATGAAAAGGTCGTTCATCTCTTCAGACAGTTCATCACGAATCTTTGCAAAATCTGGGTCTTCTTTTGGAAGAGTTTGAAGTAGCAGTTGCGTGAATTTCAAGTGTTCATTCTCATCGCGACAGATGAGCTTGATGACTTTGGCGTTGCCTTCCATCTTGCCCAGGACTTGAGCGAAGGCCCAAGAACACGCGAAGCTGACATAGAAGCGGATGCCTTCCAAAGCGTTTACGGCAAACAGCGCTCGCCACAGAGCCTTCTTGTGATCATAAGAACCAAAAAGTTCCGACGTTTTATTGAAGCGTATGAGATCATCATAGTAGACGCTGATATCCTTCGCCAGGTCAGCGATCTCTTGTATGCCCAAGATGTTGTCGAAGATCTCACTCGGGTTGTCGTGCACATTACGAAGAATGTGGGTGTAACTGCGAGAATGAATCGACTCATCGAAAGTCCACTTCAGAACAGCGGCCTCGATTTCGGGGAGACTCACGATTGGTAGAAATGCCAAGGCTGGGGCTCGACCCTGTACAGTGTCAAGTACGATCTGGCGCTTCAGGTTGCTATCGAAGATGAACTTCTGTGCAAAGTCAAGCTCCGCATAGTCACGTTTGTCCTTAGTGAGGTCTACTTCTTGGGGGCGCCAGAAATTACCGAGTCCTTTGTCCGTCCAGCGTTCGGCCCAGTTGTACTTGACGATATCGTAGCGCTGGATATCCACCTCTTCGTCGAAGAACATAGTTCTTTCGGTGTGGGGGGTTTGATTTTGAAGGTTGATTACAGTCATGAGAAATGCTCCTGAGAGAATTTGGGGCCTTAGAAGAAGAGGCCCCAAAAATTTTAACTGGTGTTAGATCACGCAACTATCGCAAATTTCGTCGCCTGCTGGAGAAGGCGGAGGATCTTTCTGCTCAGAGTCGAGCTCATCACTGGCCCCATCCGGCACGTTGTTGTAATAGAGGGTCTTGATACCCATCTTCCAAGCCAGAATCATATCCTCGAGCAATTTATGCCGCTTCAACTTACCTCCGAAGAACACTGGGTTGTATGAAGTGTTCGTAGAAATGGTCTGGTCGACCCAACGCTGAATAACCGCAATCGTTTTCAGGTACGGAACGGGGTCAGGTTGATCCCACACGTACTGATACTGGCCACGAAGCTCCGGAGACGGCACGATCTGAGCAAACACACCGTCTTTGCTACCCTTCTGTGAGATGAACCCACGAGGCATCTCTACGCCATTCGTGGCGTTCAGAACCTGGCTGGAACTTTCAGTCGGTGCCACTGCGAACAACGTGGCATTGCGCACCCCGTATTTGCAGATGTCAGAATTCAGTGTGGCCCAGTCTAATTTGTCCTTGTCATCCAACTTGAACTTAGAGTCGAGGCCATATGCATGGTCGTGCAGCATCTTAGTGCTGACAGCAACTTCGCGTGACATTTTGCAAGCGCCGTAGTCCCTAGCCAGCGCGACGGTCGCTTTCTTTGCAAAGAACGTCAGGCGACGCATGAATTTGTTTACCGCTTGCAATGCATCATGCTCTCCATACTTCATACCCTGTTGGGCGAAAAAGTCTGCGAGGTTGACGATACCCATACCCAAGGTGCGCCAATCTTCAGTCGCTCGCTTGGCCTGGATCATAGGATAGTCCTGGTAATCCAAGAGACTATCCAAGGCAAAGACCAGCGCTTCAACGTACTTGGGGAGCTCATCCATCTGCTGTTTATCAGTGATGAATTCACTCATGTTGTAAGATGCGAGGGTGCACAACGCGATACGCCCACTTTCATCAGTCTCACTGGTGAACGGACGGGTCGGAAGCCCAATCTCTAAACACAGGTTGCTCATGAAAATAGGACTTTCGAGGAAAGGAGAAGTCCTATTCATATTCTGGGTGTTCATCACGTAGATGCGCCCAGTTTCTACGCGCTCATCTATCAGGCGTGAAAACAACTCAGTCGCTTTAATCTTCTTGAAACGAATAGACCCTTCTTCAGCTTTCTGGATGTATTGCGCATACAATTTTGAAAACTTGTCATTCGTTTTCTCGAAATACGCCTCATACAAACCTGGGACGTCTTTGGGGTCGAAACAGTAGATGTGCTGATCCTTCAGAAGACGGTCGTACATCTCGTCCCCAATTTGGATAGCGTAATCACAACGACGCTCGCGGTTCTCTTCAATCCCACGGTTGTTCTTCAACACCAAGATCTCATCGATCTGGTAGTGCCACATGGGGTAGTATGCTGTCGCACTGCCGCCTCGGATACCGCCCTGGGAACACGACTTCAGCGCACCCACATGATATTTCAAGAAAGGGACAACCCCAGTGTGGACCATCTCACCATTGCGGATCTTGGAACCGACAGCGCGGATACGACCTTCGTTCAACCCGATACCGGCTCGCTTGGACACGTAGTTGACGATGGCGGCAGCTGTAGCGTTGATGGATGGGAGGTTGTCATCACAATCGATCAACACGCAAGAACTGAATTGTCGCGTCGGGGTTCTCACACCAGCCAGAATAGGGGTAGGAAGAGAGAATTTGAAGGTGGACACGCCGTCATAGAAAGTCTTGACGAGTTCAAGACGCTTCTCACGGCCATATTTTTTGGAATACTTGGCCATCAGCACACAAGCGACAGCCATGTACATCATCTGAGGAGTTTCATAGAAGTGACCAGGGCGACTGCGGTCACGCAGCAGGTACTTGCCCGCCAGTTGACCCATCGCTGCCAACGAGAAGGTGTCATCGCGAGAGTGGTCAATGAACCCATCGATGATGTCAAGTTCCGCATCATCATACTGTTCCATGATGTAGCTGTCATAGACGCCGAGCTTCATCATCTGGTTGACGAAAGAAGAGAACTTCGGGGGCTCAAATGAACCATATACGCGCTTGCGAAGGTCATATGAGATCAGGCGAGCGGCCACCCGAGCCCAATCAGGTTGCTCTTCCGTAATCTTGTTCTTGGCCGTGTCGATCAGGATTTCCTGAATCCTTTCAGTAGACATTCCTTCTTGGAATTTGAACATACAATCAACTTCCAATTCAGAGCGAGACACGGGAAGACCTTCACACGCCGCTTGCGTTACGACCTTTATCTTCTTGATATCGAGGGGCTCCAAAGACCCGTCACGCTTTCTGATATTGATTTTCGACATTTCAAAACCTCTGTTTATTTTGAGGAGGGACTAAACAAGTAAATAATGTCACTGGCTTATTTTACCTCTAGAGGATTCCACATGAAAGTGAGTAAAGAGCTGACTAACGTCGCCCCAAGCGCCGCAACGTTAACGCCGAAAGAATGCAATGGGGTGCATATTTTGTGGTCCGTCGTTGACGCTTCCACGGGTCTTCTCACAGATGCGACCGGAATCAGCATCTCCGCGTTTGCCTTGGGGCCTGCTGGGAATGAAATCCCATTTGATGTGAATCCGGTTCCGGCTTCAGATTCACACATAAGTCCAACGACTATAGGGCCTTCGGTTAACCTTAAAGTTACTGCTTCAGGGCTAACAACTCAGAAGAAAGTCTTGATCAATTTCCATTACTTGTTCTGAGGAATAAATCATGCCTTCAGTCATAGAAACAGGATTACAAAAATCTCTGACCCAAGCTGAGTTCGAAAGCAAATATAAGGCTTCATTTTTCGAAATTGTGGCCGGGAAAGTCGGCATGACCGAGGTTCCGTTGAATCTCCCCGCTAAACCGGCTTCTACATTATCATTCGTCGCGGCCCAAAGTATGTTCGGGTCTGGGGGAGTTATAAACCCTGGCTTGTTTACCTGGGATCCTGCCACAAAATTGATGATGTGTAACAGAGACATCTACGCTATCACAGTCGAGATGACTATCAGGGCTATCTGGGGGCAGAACATAACCATTGGAGCGGGGGTGGCCGTCGGGAACCCCTTGTCGCTTCCGACAGATCAAGGGGTAACTCAAAATGGGTCTTACGTCTCACGTTTCGCCGATGTGCAAACAGGTAGAGGGGCAGGTCGCCCTAACACTTTCAAACTGAATTATAGTCTAGTCGGAAAAGCTTCGGCAGATCCGAATGAAATAGGTGTTTTCTCGGGGGATAAAATATTTCCAGTGTTTTGGAACTACGAAAGTTCCGTTCAAACCGTGAATGTCATAGACATAATCATGACGGTTAAGAACACGATCGTGTGAAAGAGTGAGGCCCCGCTTTGGGGCCTCACTCTTTCAGTCCTGGTCGACATAACCCCGTGGTCTGGGCTCATCTTCGTCTTCCATTTCCCAAATTTCTTTCTCTTCTTGATCACTTGTCATCACAAACCCTCCACTTCAAACATTTCCAACATCCAACGACACTGACCGCTACGGACACAATCATTCTTGTCGAACTCGATCACCGGTATACGGATTTGCCCCCAGTCCTCAGAGTCCCCTTCTGACATGCTGATGGTATCAGCATCCAGTTTGGTGTTCATGCTCTTGATGCCTTTCACGAAGCGATCGAAGTCCCTGGAACCTTTGAGTCGCTCGTTGCCTTGGGCGATGTCCCCGTCCATGTACAGATATGCTCCTTCACCCATACGGGTAGACAGGTTCTTGAGCTGCTCCATTGTGGTTTCCTGGGCTTCTTCCAAGATAACCATCTTGTTGTCGAAGTTCATGCCCTTCAGAGTCTCGAGCTCGACCATCTGGATCTTCTTGTTCTTCAAGAGATAGTTGAAGAACCCGTCAGAACCTGTCGGACCTTCGCAGACCTTCCTGAGGTTGCCGAGGATCGGAGCCATCCAAGGGAGCATCTTCTCTTCCATGGTGCCTGGCTTGAATCCGGTGGTGAAGCCGGTCGGTACTGGGTTGCGAGTGATCACGATTGCTTCGATAACACCCTTGGTCAGCAGGTGGATCGCAGCAGCGGCGGCGGTGTAACTCTTTGCAGTACCGGCCGGGCCGACAGCGATGCTCATTGGGCTAGAAAGGATGGAGCGGAAAAGATGGTCTTGCTTGGAAGTGAGGGGTTGGAAGGGGATTATCTTGAACTGCCCGCGATCATATGATTCGAACTCTTGGTTCTCGTCACGTTGACGTGCGACTCGTTCTGCTTTCCGTAATTGCTTCGCCATAGGAGAGGTTCCTCTCGTGTCGTTGGAAAGGGTGAGGAAGGATCCCTCACCCGAGATTAGTTAGTCGGCGGCCTCACATGTAAAGACGCCTTCAACGGTCAGGGCGTATTCTTCACCCTCAATGCTCAAATCACCTACACGCGGGGAGCTACCGGCGTGGCTCAGTTTTAGAAAGTTAGAGCCATCATTCAACCCAGCCACTCGGTACAACTGTTCACAACGTTCGTGGATGTAGAACAGCTCTACACCGGATTCCATCAGAGTCTTAGCACCTTCAAGGCTCCGGTAGACTTCACCGAAGAATACACGCTTAACCCGAGTGTTCGCTGCGATCAACTTCGCACACGAAGGACAAGGTAGACATGTGACAAACAATTCCACGGGACCTACCAACTGGAGCGCGTTCAGCTTATCGAGGGCATTCGGCTCAGCGTGCACTACGGTAGGCAGGGTGGTGCTACCGTCGTCCGTCTCGCACTGGTTCGGGTGCCCAGGAGGAGTACCGTTCCAACCGCATGACACAGGTGAACCGTTGTAAGTGATAACGGCACCAACTTTCCGACGCTTGGCGTGGGAGGCTGCGGCATATGCGCGAGCTGAACCCATGTGAGCCAAAATATGAAGGATCTTTTGCATTACTTGGTTCCCTTGAAATCTTTGTGGACGAATGACCAATATAATGTATCATTCCGTTTGAAAATATCACCGCTTTTAATCAATTCGTCCAAGAAGGGCTTAGGAGCGTCCAGTTTCCCGCCGAGGAATTTAGCAACGTCAAAGTTCTGCACACCTTTTGAACCAGACTGTTTTATGAACTCGAGGATTTTCTCTTCAGTCGACATAAGATCCACCCAACTTAAAGTTTGGAAGTTTTAATTTGCTTCAGAGAGTTTGTAGTCTTCTCTTTTTCGAGGTAGTTGTCCCAAGCACTTCCTAAAGCATCAAAATCTTCCTGCGAGCATTCAAACCAACCGGTAGTGTCGTCATCCTTAAACCTGACGTTTGCCTTCCCGTCAGATGGAGTACGTCTCATAGAACTAATATCTTCGAACCGAAAATACTGGTCTCCGGCTCGAAAAACTTTCTGAAGTATTTTGATCTCAGTTGACATGTTTAGTCACCTTTTCCGTTTTGGTCTGAATAGTGTTGTCCAGGTACGTGCACCAAGTTTCTAAAAGTGACTTGAATTCACTTTCAGAAACTCCATAAACAGAAATGTACCCATCCCCACTAACCATCCAGATTCTGACTTCATTGTTTTGCGACATACGCTTTACTGCAGAAATCATCGACAAGCGGAGAGCCGTTCCATTTAAAATGATGATATGTTTCACTACTTCATCTCCAACAGTCCCGCATTGACAGCAGTCGCCTGCATACGCAACCAGTCTAATGCAGCATCATACCGAGGATCATGGTAGACCATCCCAGGAAGCGTTCTAGCGTCTACACCAGCGTATCTGTCAGCGCCCCAAGCCCTCAGTGTGGAGGTGACGTCTATGATGTTATGATAGTCCCAGGGTTCATCCGCATACCCGCCCAACGTGACCTCGATGATGTGTTGAAGCTTGCGTAGATCAAACAAGTTACGGTCACAGTGAATGATGTTCTTAGGCTCCAAACGCATCTGATGACACCAAGTCACATATGCATCGCGAAACTCAGCCATCGATTTATCATTAACCTCCGACGGATAGAGTGACATGATCCTTGCGACTTCAGAGACCTTATCGCTCTTCCACCACTCGATCGTCTGCTTACTGGTCTTGCGCCCCGCTTTCAACTGTTCACGAGCATTGAACTTGAAGAAGAAAGTTCTCTCTTCGACAAGTTGTTCTAATGTGTAGCGTTGCCTCAGATCTCCGTGCGTGAAAGCTGCCGAGAAAACGACGGCGTCATCCCAACGGTCAGCGGTTTCAGTGTCACAGACGATCAACTCGTGGGTGTGTTCAAGTAGGTTCATCAGGGTGCTTCTCCCTCTACCAACGCTTCGATCAACAGCCGCGCATTTTCTTCCGAGGTCACGCAACGCAGAGCCTGTCCGAGGCTCCAATAGAAATTTTTCATAGCCCTGACGTCTCCCCGTTCCAATACTTCTCTGGTGAGGTTGACGATATGCTCTCCGAGAGTTTCCACTTCTACAGAGCAACCGTGGTAGCTGGCTCCCTCAGGGACGATATCTTTAGGTGAAAGGATGAGGCGAACTTGCGTCTTCTGAACCAGAATTTCTTTACCAAGGTCGACTTCATTTCCATCCTGGTCAAGGACTGCGGGGCGGGGCTGAACTGACAGTTTCATGGTGATCTCCTAATAAATGCACTCTTTATTCTACACTGAATGCCATCTATGAAAAAGGAGCCCGAAGGCTCCTCAGTGTTCATCCGCCATGAACATTTCTTGTCCCGCAAAGGAAAGGATGAGCTCCACGAAGAACAAGAAGACCGCACAAACGAACGATACTCCTACGAACAGCAGAAGTAACACAGACATCACAAACCTGTCTATGAACCCTTGTTGGTTGGCTGTGATGGCGTCTAACAGGAAATCTTCCATCACTTCATCTTCACCTTCTACCATGTCGGCAAAAAGACTGACGTTGATAGAAGGGGCCAGCAACAAGCAGCAAACGAACATCAGACCCCAGGTCAGAAGATAGACCAGAATGTTACTCAGGTTGATGAAGGGAATAGTGAAGTTCATCAAGAAATTGTCGGTCTTCAAGAACTTTTGCTTCAGCGTCAAGACGCGCCAAACGTCTTCCAACCCCACTTGCATTCCAAACATGAAATCAGCATGTTGTTTTGCATAGATCCAGTCCAGCATCAAGCGTTCTTTCATTTTGAATCCCCTTCTTGTATTTCCATGGTGATGTTGAAGTTGTTCTTCAGTGAAGAAAGGAACTCGCGCACTTTCTTCATGGTGTTTTCATCTTGAAAACTTATGTAGATATTGGGCTTTTTAGCCTGTTCTTCTACCACTTCTTGCCGCTTGTCTAGCCAGTTCTTGACATATTTCTTCAAACAGACTGTATCCTGGTCATTCGTGTAATCGACCACAACCCCATCATGAAGTTTGAGGACAGCATCTTTGGACAAGTACGAATAAAAATCCTCATCCAAATAGTCGATCTCTTGACCCAAAGGATCTTCAAGAAGAGGTCCCTCAATTTCTATATCGAGGGTTTCGTCAGCGAGAAAGTCAGACCAGTCTTTCACACTAATTTCAAATGCAGCCATGTCACACCCCATCTAGGTAATCAAGGATTTGATCAACTGTCAGGGAGTCTACTGCTTCTCCAAGAAGATCATCATGGCCTAGGATAGATTTAACGACTTCGTCTACAGGTTTATCGAGATCAGTTGTCAAGGCCCACTGCATCTCATGGTGTAATCGGTTCCAACCCTGTACGAACCCGTCACCCCAAATTTGCATCAGAACCGAGACAGACTTCGCTTCATGAACTTCTACCAGGTCGAAGGCTTTCCGGATACTGTAGAGAACTCTGAGGCGCGAACCTCCCGCAAGACCACAACCGATCTCAGGGATGATCAGCTTGACATCGTCGCGTTCTTGAAGTCTACTGTTGAAATAGTCATGGAAGCAACGTGTGATTGCACTGTAACTGAGAGAGCCAGGTCCCGGATTCATCTGGGTGTAGAAATTGTAGATGAAGGAACAGTCGGAAGGTATAGCGCCATTTTTGAAAGTGTGGCCCACATATGGGAGCCCGTGCATCCCCACATGCCTTATGAAGGAACCCAAGGTCACGAGCCCAGCGCGTGACAGTTTCTTGTCTTCCCGTTGCAAGAACGGATAGTTCTTCGCGACAACTGCCGCCACACCACTTGCCATCGCGCCTCGGGTGTTACACCCATGCGCAAAATCAACATTCAGGTTTTGCGCAGCTTCCAGAGCGCAAGAGCATTTAGGATCGAATTCCAGTTCAAAGAGTTTCATTTTAGAATCTCACGCATTGTTGAAGATACCGGATCTTGCCGCGAATGTCTCTGCTGTACGCACTACCAGCTGACCCGCGCCAAGCATTCCCTGCATTATACGCCGCAAACGCCTTCCGATAATCACCCAATCTCTCATTCCAGTATTCAAGTTCTTCAAGAGCCAGGTCTGCAGAGTATTGGAAATCGTTCATCAACTCCCGCTTCACCCCAGAGCAATTCCACGCCTTACACCCTCTCCGGTTCTTGGCCGTCTTCAAGAGGATATGGAATGGCCCATAACTGTTCATTGCCCAGTGTTCGCCGTCCTTCCTTGACAACTTCAGTCCGGCGCTGCTCTCCTTCCAGACTATGGCAGCCATGGTGTATCCCAACCCTTGCGGTTCACCATGGTCGTAAGCCTGTTGGAGTGTCCACAGTTGCTTCATAGTGAAGAACTCTGAACATGGATCTGCTGCTTCTGCTCCCGCCGACAAGGCGACCATCAAGGCAAAAGCAGCGATCCTTTTCATTACCGACCTCGCCCGCTGAGGCCGCTACCGAGCATGGCAGCGAACAGAGGATTGATCTTCGGTCGGAACGGGGCAGGTTGATCTTCTTTCTTGGGCGCCTGGGAGCGCATGAAGGAACGAGAACCGTTTTTGAGGGATCGCTCAGCCATACGCTTGGCCTTCTTGTCGCGCTTACGCTGAGAGCGTTCCTCGTCCTTTCGAGTAGCTTTACGGATCGCTTCCTGTGCGTTGACAGTAGCCTGGTTGGTGACTGAGGCAGTCCAACCTTTGACAACACCGAAGTCCTTCAAAAGTTTACGGAAGGAAGGGAGTGACATCTGGATTGATTCAGGCACTTCACTCTGGAAAGTGCGAAACAGATCTGAAATAACAGCGTGATCGCCAAATTCTGTGTAGACGAATTTGCAACCGGAGGTGTGGGTCAAAACGAGATCTTTCATAACATTTCTCCTTTCAAAGATAGAATGATCTTACTCGTAGAATCTTTCAAAGAAAATCCCCTCCGAAGAGGGGATTTGTTAAGGTAACGTGTTGATCTTACATGTTACCTTCACGAAGTAACCGTTCAAATTCGTCAAGTTCTTCTTCAGAAGCTTGCTGAACCGGAGCGTTTTGAGCAGGAGCCGCAGCTTGAGTCGGAGCAGGACTTGCTGCGCCAGCTGAACTTGCTCCCACAGATGCCGTGTTCGGGGTAGCTTGAGAAGCCGGAGCTTGCGCGGATTCACCTTCTTTGAAGCCCATGACGTCGAAGAAACGAGCCTTCAACACATCGAAGGGTTTGAACAGCTCGGGTTTCACGAAGTCTTGGAGGCTGTATGCCAGCTCCATGACGCGTTCGATCTCAGCTTCGTCACCACCACACAGAGGGCCTTCGATCCACTTAGAATCTTTGCCGATGTCTTTCGGAACGAGGCCTGTCCAGCCGTTGAAACTGCGCTCTTCGCCGACGAAATTCAGGTGAAGATCACGACCTTCAACGAAGTCGAACGGGTCGAAGGAAGAACGAGTCGGAATAGTCGGCTCGAAGGCTTCGTCGATCATGTTCTTGATCGCGGCGCCAAACTTGAACAGGAACACCTTACCGTTGTTCTCGGGGTTCGCCTTATCGTCGATCACCAGGATGTTGGCGTAGTACTCGTCTTGGGCGATACGACCGATCAGGATCTTCTTGACGTCGTTGTCAGGCTTGCCTTCTTCGGTCCACTTAGCCCACAGAGGGCGGTCATGTTCGTTGACGGGACACTCTTCACCGATTGTGCGGCGGCACAGCTCGTTGTAATACTGACCAGTCGGACCCTTGAAATTGTGGCGCATAACATGAACCACAGGGCTCAGAACCGCAGTCTCAGGCAGTTCACCGGCTTCTTGCTTACGCATGTCGATGAACGGAATAGGCAGGAAACGGATCAGGCTGTCAGAGTAACAGATGTCGTTACCCTTGGAGTCTTTCTTACCGGACTTGACATAACCGTATTTCCAGATGCGCTCATCTTTCTTATAACCACCGCCAGAAAGAGCCGCAGCCGCTTTAATTGCATCAGCAGTTTTGCCGCGACCGGCTTTCATACGTTCCATCAAAGAAGACATATTTCATACCTCAGTTTGTTTGTCATTAAACGACACAATAATAATGGTAACACTGTCTTAGAACAATCTAGCAGTTTTACTTTTTTGCTTCAACAAATGAAGCTGTCCGGCTTCCGCTTCCAGCTTACTTCTTAAAGCCTCAGATATATAGGACTTGATGTCTTCGACTTCAATCCCTAATTCATCTATGACATCACCCAGAGCAGAAAGGAGTGTACAATTCTGCTCTCTGGCTTTGCGTACAACAGCCACGGCTAACTCTTCCTGGGTGATTATTTGAGCAGCCATAGAGATGTCCTCACACGTCAATGCAGTTAGTTTTACCTGAATTCTTCTTGATACCGCGAAGGACATCTTTCCAACCTTCAGGTCGTTTATCAGTCACAGTCACCCCAGCAACAATCTTAGGAGCAGATGTGATGATACGCTTTACTTTACCACCGCAGACTTCGCAAGGCAAGCTCAAAGGCTCATCACGTGAGGATATCGGGAGGCGTTTATCCTCCTGTTTCCGACAGTGTTCACACTCAAATGTATAGACCGGCATCGTTACACCCCGAACAAAAGAAGACCAAACATAATAGACAAGCACAAGACCCAGACGAGGGACCAAGCCAACAGGTTGAATGCCATTTTAGGCATCATGAACATCGTTTTATTCTGTTCACCCATATTGCGCAGTGTCTCGTATGCGACGGGGTCACTGAACTCAAAAACCTTGAGCCTGGTCACATCTGAAAGAATGTGCAAAAACCCCAGCAGAGCTTTGGAACAACGATAATTGCTATAGAGCCAGACTAAGACTGTGATAGCAAAAACAGACTCTTTCCAATATGAAGGATTAATGATTTCCATCTTTAAATTCCCCAGTTTCTGTGATCAGACCCTTACGAAAATTGTCCACCACTCTTTCAACCTGATAGAGGCAAATTGTACTTCCCTTGAAATGCTTCTTAGCGGCTTCGTGAATGTTTTCGTTAGAAACGCCTTCTTTATGAAGGCCAATCACGTATTCATTGAAAGGACTTTTCATTATCTGTTCTCACAAGTTGATAATATCGGGGTGAGACTTGAGAATGAAAAAGGAATCGATGATATCATCGATCGGTTTTAATTCCCAAGGAGTCTCACTCTTTTTGACAAGCAATTTGCTGTCTCCGTTCTTATCATAGGGAATAATGTCTTCAATGAAAACGCCCTCTGTATTCAGGAATGAGTCGTACATCAGAGGTTTACCCGCTGACCCATTACCAGTGGCTTTCTTTTTGATATCAGAGGGGGCTAGAACAACGAATGGGATCTTTAAGAAGAAGAGTTGTTGCTTCAGAACGCCAGTATTTTCACCGATTTCGAATGTGTTACCTTTCGAGCCGTATGAATAACCTTCAAGCGACACTTTGTCGACTTTTTCTTGAATTAGAACAGCCTTAGCCCAATTGGCAATATTGAGAAACCGTTCCTCATTGCAATCGAATGAAGGTTGTTTCAGGATACTGATATTTCCGTATGAACCTTGGAGCGTTTTTGAGTGAGACCAATTACCGAAGTTATACACCCTGCAGTTTATAAAAGACAGGGGTTTCGAACTGTCCCAAACACAAATGCTAGGGGAAGACATACTGTAGTCGATACCGGCGTAGATCATAGAGTTATCTCCTTTTCTAGGAAATAACTAGGCCCTCAAACGAGGGCCCTATTGATCATTCTTCCCACTCACCATCTGTTTCTGAGACTTCGTTGTATTCAACAGAGCCTCCGCAGAAGGGACAAGTGTTCGGCGTTTGGTCGGTTTCAGTTGTGAGGACTGCAGTTTCACCACAGTTTTCACAAACACCTTCATAAACAATTTGCATATCGAACTCCTTTGATCGTTCGACGTTATCTAGTCAATCCAAATTCTCAGAAACGACCATGACACCGTCAACAATATCAAAAGGAGCCCCGATGCACAAAGGTTTGACACCTACGACGATTACTGTACTCAGAACATTGACCAACACAGCGATCTTGTGTCTGGACGCGCCGAGAGGCCCTCGATTCACTGAGAGGATGACTTCCGTTGGGCCAACGTTAGGTTTAAAGAATGAGAGCACCGCGATGTTCGAAATGTTCACAAACATACACTTCCCGATGTCCGACTCTTCAAAGGTCGAAGCATCTTTATCGGGAGAACCGATAGTTGGCGCCCCTTTATTTTTCAACTTAGTATTTGCGGCTTGAAACCACTTCCGAGCTATCTTTAGGAGCTCTTGCTTTGAATCAGACATCAGTGATCACCTTGTTGTCGGGGAGGATCAGCTTCGGAGCTTCACCGTTTTGGAGAGCTCCCATAATCTGAGAAGCCTTGGTTTTGGTGTTCTGAAGAAGAGTCTGAGCTGCAGCCAAGACGCGCATGTTTTTCGTCTTAGTTGTCAACTCAGCCACCTTCGTGGGTTCCATTTCATACTCGGTATAGTCGATCTTGAGAGGGAAGCACTCGGTTGCGGGGTACACAGTGATGCTAGGATCTATCTCTTTAGCGATCTGAACTGCCGTCAGAGAGATCCAGGATGTCATACCTGGGGAGTCGAGGAGGGAGTTCGGCGCGTACAGAACGCGATCCGGCTCAGGGTGAGTGAACACGCCCACAGGGGTGCTACACCAGGTGTCACCGGAAGTGGAGATAGTCACCCCGACTTCACTGAGCCTCTGAATAAATTTTTGCATAAAAGTCATTGCATCGCTCCTATTTCAACGAACGCTATTGGGTTTGTTTTCATGTCCATCGAAGACAACTCATACCCCTCACCGCTTGGGTCTGTTACCCCATCAGTAATGAAGACTATAGAGCTCTTCGGTTTGCTATTCAGATAACCTCTGTTCCAACATTTCAGAGCTACCCCGTTCACAGCTAAAGATTCAGCCCTGAGGAATTTCTTCCAAAGATTATGACTTCTGCAGACAACCACTCTACTAGAATTGTTTGGAGCAGAAACTTCACCGCTCATCCCTTCTAAGACAGGCATGTCGCATGACCCTTCGATTAGCTCAATAGGCCAATTCTTAGGAAATAGCGCGGGAAGGTGCTTTATCTTTGACAGAGCCCTCGCTAAGACATCTTGCGAAGGAATGATCAAATTTCCTTCAGCGTTTACGAAGAAGATACTTTGCATGTTAGATCCGAGGTAAAGATATGGTTGCCCATAGTTAATAGTAGAGTTTACTGGAGTTTTGAGATGAAACAAATAGGTTTACGGGTTATTTCTTGGTGGTTCGATCTCTTCACCCCGTGGAGAAGGAATACGTTACACTTCTTTATTAACGAAAGAGGTGACCTTGAATTAATCTCAGACGATGACAGTTACAACTTCGAAGTGCCTGAATTAGAAGAGGTAGCCGATCGGGTTATAACCTCGTTTCCTTCAAGCCATTTCTCCAACTGGCTACGGGCTAACGTTGGTGGCCTGAAAATGAGTAGGACTTACTCCGTTGAATATGAAGTAAGTCCTTCAGGAAAATTGCGTTTCGACCTCGACAGTTTCCACGCTTCTTCTTGGGCTATGAAAGTGGTTTAGGTCGATTCTCGTTTGGAAGCTCTTTTCATACTTTCTTTCAAAATAGATTCGAAGTCTTCCTTAGAGACACCGTCAACGTCCTCGAGAGGCACCGATAGGTTTTTTATCGGGTGCTTCTTACTGGAGTAATGTACGACCCTTTCTTTTGCATGTTCAACGAAAAATCCCTTAGAAGAAAGACTTTCCCTCGTGTCGTCTACGAAGTCGAATATCTTAGCGACATCTTTCGTCTCATGAATCCTCAACAAGCGCCCAACTGTCTGAAGGAGCCTTATCAGTTTCTTGGTGGAAGAGTTCAAGAACAAATTATGGAGTTTCTTGATGTTAACCCCAGTAGACAATGTTCCCCATGTGGCCAGGAGGATCACGCCTTCATCAGTTTCAGTGTATTGCTTGATTTCATCTCTGGTCTCTAGCTTGACGCTCCCTTCAATAACTCTAAGCTTCGAGCCGAGCCCCATATCTTCTAAGATCTGTTTGAATTGATACAGACCCTCTTCAACCCTCTCGAATATCACCAGGCTGTTTTCGCCCTTAGATGAAAGGCCCCTGACCAGTGAAGCAACTGCTCGTTGCCTACCATCATGTTTCATGATGTACCGGAGTTGACCTTCATAATCGAGTTTCGACAATCGGACGCGGTCCAACCTGCTGTATTTCATGTGAACCATAACGACTTGCGTTTGGCTCGCCTGACCGAGATCTTTAAGAGTTTGGGTGTCTACATACCGCTTCACAGGTCCAAATGAACCTTCTATTTGAAGACCATGGAGCTCCTCCCCGCTCAGAGTACCGGTAAGACCGAGGCGGTCTACAGCTGAAACGCATTTTTGAAGAATGCCATACTGAACCTTTGCTTGTGCTCCATGCACCTCATCGACTATGACAGAAGTGAATTCACTGAAGTAATCTTTGTCGAGGTCTTTTAAAGACTGCCACGTGCTGATTATGATAGGTTTCCTTCTAGCTTTAGGCTTACCCTCCATAATCTGTTGGCACAACTCTGGAGCCTCCTTCCATCCGTAAGAGATGAAGTCCTGAAGTATTTGACTGACGAGCATGATAGATGGGGCCATGATGAGCATCGGCTCCCCCTTAAACTCGTAGAGGAAGCGAGCAACGCAATATATGACCAGAGACTTACCAGCACCAGTATCTGCCAACCCTGTCAGACGTCTCAACCGGATAGCGTCATAAATCAGTTCGAATTGGTAGTCGTACAAAGTGAACGGGAGATTGAGAGAGTCAATCCATTCTTGAAGTTCTTGCCTGTCGACTTCCCGAATGTTTTTGAATCGGTTGTCGAAAGATAGATTATAGGACTTGAGACGCCCTAGAAGAGTTTTGAATAGACCGGCAGGAAGTTCGCCCGTATTTCTGTCATACAGGCGAACCATCCCGTCATACTTGCTGAACCTGTTGGGTTTGTAAGAGGGATCTTTGACTTTGAAAAATTCGTAGAGCTCTTGGTGAACGCAAGGTTCTTCAGAATAAACCTTGACGAAAGTTTCATTTTTCTTCTCTACAAAAACTTCATAAGCCATAAAACACCCTCCAGAGTCTAGAACTATATAGGAGGCATCGATTCGTGGAAACGCCTTAATCGATCGAAGAAACTCGGGAGCACATCACTTCTTTTAGTGATCAAAATTGTCGGTTGCAAACTTCTTTCGTTGGCTATGACATTGATGAGCTTTTCAACCTTCACGCCATATCTTTCTTGAACGCACAGGCTGTATCCACATAACTGGTGCTTGTAATCTTCAATATCCGCTTGCGTCTTTATGAAATTTGAACCTTTCCAGTCGATTATCGCCGGTTCATTCCTCCATCTGGCGAACAAGTCAAGGCGACCCCCGAGTTTCAACCTTCCAGACATGACGGGGAGTTCCTGGGCATAAACCATAGTGACATTGGTGTCTGCCGCTTTCTTCAACTGGTTGAACATGCGGGTGTGTTCTTTAGCCGCCGCCCGCACTTCTTCTTGTGACTTGTTTTGAAGGTGAAGTTCGATGGCTAGGTGGATGTCTTCGCCCCTGCGACAACACCTTTCACTCTCGGCGTCAGCATGTTCCTTTCCCACCTTCTGAACCCACCTTTCGTACCAACCAGGATCAGTTTCCGTGAGCCCTAAGAATGTGGTCATAGACCAAAACTTTTGTCCCGTTGCGCGGTCACAGTAAATGCGACCGCGATCGGTGTCGGTGCTGAAGACGTCAGGCGGCGTTAGACGCGGTTCGAACCACTTGAATTGCTTCCTCACAGTCCAGCCTCTACGAATTTACGCCAATCGATGATCGTCCTTATCTCGTTGCCTCGCTCCTTTATACGCCAGAGCACATCCTCGAGGTATTTCACCCGCCGTCGCGCTTCGTTTGTGATGCTATGAATTTCATTGTAGACTGCATCTTGCTTGATGTAGATATCGATTTCCGACTTGGTAGACGGCGGGTATTTCAGAGGCTCTTCCAGGTAGACTGTCGGAGGGAGCTTCCCGTCGTAATAACGACGGCGGAACATTTCGATTTCTGCCTCTTTTCGAAGCAGGAACTCTAATGCTCTCGTCTCCATAGCCAACAAGCGTTGGGTCGTGTGGAAGATCGAGTTCTGTTCTTCAAGAGCAGAAGCGAGGCGGACGCTGTCCTTTATGCGGAGCATCTCCTCACATCTGTTCGCCAATTCTTCAAAAGTAGAGTGTTCGGGACATCCAGGTATAGCAGCCATTTGAACCTCGGTTAAAACTCTGTGGACACCACTATTTTACCATCCTTTCTTATTTGAAACCCGCCAGAGATAAGGGTCATGGTGCAGGTCAGCGTCTTCACGTTCGCAGTTGTGTCGAGGGCTACCGTGGAGATGTTAGAAACCCTGCAGTTCAAGTAATTGAATTCGAGCCCTTGATCCCTTCCTCTGTTGCTCAGCGGCATAACTGTACAGTCGAACAAATAAGTGTGTTCATCACCAGTAAGTTGTGAGAATTGGAGTTTCAAGACTTCGATATAATTCGAATATGTTTCATCCACTATGAAAGTGAAGACGATAGGATCCCAAGTCAGCGTGTCACTGGGGATAGACAGCATGTTCGAAGCCCCGCCTCTGGGGCCGACAGTTCCATCGGTGTTGACCCCAGGCAGATCAAAGTCTGTAGTCTTATTGCTGATGAGAGAAAGGCCGCCTGGAAGCAGCAGGAGCCACTTGTCACTGGCGGCGTCGTTCGGATCTCTTTTTACTGTATCAAGGCTCATATTTTCACCCAATAATTACTGGCATATTCTGTATTTAGAGCCTCTGCAACTAAGCAGCGGTCTCTTGGGGCCTGAGCGCCTCGTGTAATAAACACGGGAACGAACTGATGCAAAACTTTTTTAAGAAAGTCTCTGTGTTGCTCGCGGTTCTCGTTTTGATTTCATGTAGAGTGAAGGTAGAACCTAAACTCACGATGACACAGGTGCTGTCTACGGAAAGTTCCTTGGTCCCCACATTCGTGACGATCGAAACGGAGACATGCACCGAAGAAGAGAAAAAGAAATATTTTCTCGGCGTTGTCGCGTCTTTTGAAGGTTGTCGCAGAAAGAACAATGGGTTTGTTAAGGAATGGAGGGTCGACATCCCGTTAGTTCAATCGTCTGATATAGAGACTTTGAAGACAACCCCGATCGCTCTCTTTAGAGGAAAGAACAACACACTGATAATGTTCATGAAAAGAGACGTGATGAATGGGCTGAGAAAGGAGTTGTTCAGGAACAATGAAAATAACTTGGCGATGTCCCTAAAATACGAGATTGCCAACGACACGAAATTCGATATCGTGCTGGCTGTCAGCTCTGCTTGGGTGAATGACTCTATCGCTGTAGGGCAACAGTTGTCGGTGTTCACCGTTCCTGCTGACAACTACATCACGATCACTATGTCAGACACTGGGGTAGCTGCTTTGTTGCGGTCAGGTTCTGAGCCAGTTTCAATAATCCCGTTTGACAAATAGAGAGGCTTATATTTAACCCCGAGACAGGACAGGGGTAGGGTAGCTCTCAAACGGTTCAACAAAAAGTTATTTTATTTTCAAAGAAAGAATTACGGTAAATTCATTGTGTCAAACGAGTTTCTTTTCAAATAAATGGAGATAGAAGATGTTTCTTGTTATTAAGGACGGAAAGTTGGAAATCGCACACACCTCTTCGGTAAACCAAGTGGTCAGTTCTCTGAAAACTCTGGGCGTAAAGAGCCCCAGCTGGAAGAAAGAGATCAGCAAACTGAAAACAGAAGGTCGCTACGACTATTCTGGTGTCAACGGTTGCACGGTCACTGTTCACGTTCGCTGATGACAAGACCTATCTTCAAGGCTCTGGGGGTTTCAGCGCCCAGAGCCATAAACATGAAAGACATCAAAATGGAGGCGTCAGCCTCCATCGTCGTTTCTGTCATGCGCCCTTCTTTGTTAGGAAACCCGTTCAAGTTGGGTTCATACCTCAGCCTCTCGTTGTTGAAGTCTTCACTCTCTACGATTTGTTCCTTTCCAGGAGATCAAAGCGACGAAGAGTGGGTGAAATCCAGACTCCCTAACGCATATGGTTTGCTGTTAAAATATAGGGAGCTCGGTTGCCCTCTAGGCAGGTCAGAGGCAATACAGTGCTATGGTGAGTGGCTACGTGAGGCGGTTAGATGTAATCCCTCATACCGCTCTACAGTCCTTTCTTTAGAAGGGAAGGTACTAGGGTGCTGTTGTAAGCCCAAGGCATGTCATGCCGACGAGATCATTAAGGTTTTCACAGAAATAAAAAGGGGCCTCTTGTGAGGCCCCTTTGTTTCAAACCTTGATCAAGGTTTGACGGTCCAGGTTACGGTAGCCGGAGCAGTAGCAGCGCCGTTGTTGGCGGTTGCGGAAACCACGTTACCAGTCCACGACTTGACGTTCTTGACAAGATCACACTTCAGAAGGATCTTGGAAACGTCAGCAGCGAACGCGCCGGTCACGATGATGTTTGCCCCGATGGGGTAGCCTGTTGCGGCTGGGAGGTTGGCGATAGCAAAAGCAACCGGCGGAACGAAGTGCCAGTATGCGCCATCATAGGTGCCGTTGTGGAAACCGTCGGCATCTTGGAGGATGACACGAGCGCCTGGGCGGGCGCTCACACCAAAGAGCTTCGTGAGGGAGGTGATAACGGGTACACCAAGGTCTTCGTCAAAGCGCGGCATAATAAATTCTCCTTTAGGAACATTGCCGCTTATTTAGGACGAAAGACCCCTGCAATTTCAACGGGGATGTTGAACTCCACCACATAGTGGTTATCTCGTCCCGAGTCTTCATTCTCCTGTTCTACGACCCGTTCAACCTTTTCACGGTCGGAACTCGATTTCTTGAAATCGACCCAACACAGCATCCCGTCCTTGACGAACCCAGGCGCGAACATTTCGACCTTTGCGGAATAGTTCTTGAAATCAATTTCCATTTCCTTCCGCCTCCTTGAACCTGACTCCCATTCTGAAACCAGCAAACATAGCAGACTCATGAGTGCTGGCGTAGGTTTGTAGAGCTTCGTCCCAAACAAGCGGACCGTGATAACCGCAAGCCTTGGCGCAAAGTTCAAAGTTTTCACGTTCTTGCGCAAGTTTTTCTTTGCTCATTTAAACTCCGAAGGGGCCGTAGAGGCCCCAAGTTGATGGTCAAGCGATGGTCAATTCAGTAGCCAGCATTTCCCACTGATCAGGGGCGATGCGGACGTATGAAGCGATCTTCACCAAGGTACGGATAGAAATCTCACGCATCTTAGAGTAATTCTCCCAGCAGAAGGCAACGATCTTAGTGGCGGTTTCAGCATCTACCCCAAGGGTGCTCATCATGTTGGTGCTGGTAGCGATCTGCTGAACGCGTACCATGATCTCCAGGCGACTATGGATAGCCAGATCCAAATAGGTTGAACGGCTGACCAGGGCGCTGTAGTGAGGGCTCATCTTGCTATCAGCGGCGATCATAGAATCGAAATCCAAGTTAGTGATGAAGATGATAGAACCTTCAAACAAGAATTTTGATTCTACATTGTTTTCTTCGAGCCATTTGGTTGCGGAACCGTAGGTCAACCAACGCTCGTCTGAGCTGTCCAGAGCAGCTTTAAGAATGTTCAGAGCAGTTTCATCGGAGAACACGCTGTCGCAATCGTCAAGCAGAACGACGTCACCAGGGTTGCGATTTTCATACAGTGTTTTGAACAAGAACAGAGGGGTCAGCTTACCCTTCACGTGCTCCAGGTTGCCGATCTCACCGCGCTCTTGAGCAGCGACCAGCTCACGCTCAAAGGTGAAGGTCTTGCCGATACCAGCTGCACCAGACACGATCAGGCCGCGAACGTTGCCTCGGATGACGCCAGCGCACATGATGTCGAGGACTTGAAAGCGACGGCGGATACGCATATCCAGCTCTTCGATATCGGCCTTAGTCACCTCTTCGTTGATAGAGGAAGCGATCGGGGTGTGGTTCTCCATCAGGAACCCAGTTTCCTTGAGGTGAACATAACGAGGGCGGCCTTCCATCTGCACGCGAACGTAACCCCAGAACCCGTCCTTCGCGTAACCGGAGTTATGCTCAGAAGCAGTGTAAGCCTTGGGAGCGTTGACAACTTCAAAAGTACCGTTGACTTCGCGATTTTGATAGGAGCCGGAGGTGATAGAGATGTTTTGCATTTTCATTTCCTTAAAGGATGTTTGCCTTGTCGATGAAGCCCATTATAAGGATCGACAAGGCAAAGTAAACCACTTTTTGAAAATATTTTATGCTTGAGCTCTCCTGAGCTCTTCTTTCAAATACGCCGGAACTTTCGCGCAGTCGACGTCACAACCATCTTTGAAGAACATTGGGGGATACCACTCACCGGAATCACCCTTGACCAAGTAGGCCCATTGGCGATCGGTTACACTGCCACCAGAATCTAGAACGTCACGCACCAGGACAGCGGTGTTAAAGAAACCGTCTTGCGTTCTGTCTCTACTAGACTTCAGCGCTTTGATGAGGCCAGCGGCTGTTTCATGGTGATCATGTTCAAACTCGATCACCTCACCGTTCTGATCACGTTCTTGAACTTCGTTGTCCCACTCGTAATCGATGCTCATTTCTTCACCTCTATCCAAAATTCTATAGTTTGTTGACGGCCATATTTCGTAGCGTCAAGACATAATTTTTCACCCTTGAAATAAGGTTCACCCAACTTCCAGAGGCCCGTCTTACGAAGCAGAAGAAGGGAAGCCCACTCTTCCGGTAAGGTCTGCTCCACTTTCTTGAAAGCCCTTTGAGGGAGTTTGCTGAATTTTTCAAAATTAACCGGGAATCTAGTGTAAACTTTAGAACCTCGGTGGAAAACGGGGTTGTGCACGCATAGAACCGACATGTTACCTCCTTTAAAAGTGAGGTCGTATTGAGACCCCACTTAGCTTCATCCCAACAGTTTCTGACGATCAGCTTCTTGCATAGCGGCGATGATGGTGTTCAGAGGAGTAAGAACGCCCATCACGTAGTAGAAAGCGCGGACATACACAGTACCTTTGTGACCGAAGACCAGGTGCACATTCGCAGTAACACCCATCGTACCGAAGATAGTTTCTAGGTGCAAACAACGGTTGAATTTTTCATTGCGCTCTTCCATCATTTCTTTGATAGTTCTTTGAACTTTGACCTCAATTTCTTTGACCGGAGACACAGGAACTTCGTTGATCAGAGCATTCTTGTACGTGGTGTAAAGGGCAACACACTGCTCACCCAAGGCCAACCACTCAGTAGCGCGCTCACCAAGCAGAGGGAGCACCTGAGAGCTCTTCTTGATGAAGTTACGGCATGAGACATCTGTAAGATTCCAATACAGGGTATGCAGAGGAGTACCGTTGTCGCGCTCACCATAAGGTTGCTCGAGAATTGCGTCAGTGATTTGGTTCACAACGATTTCCAGCGCGTAATTCACGTAGGAACAAGCACGGTCTTTAGCGGCTTTGCTTTTGAACCCAGCTCGGTATTCAGAATCGGCTCGGGTCAGGTAGGATTCAAATTTGTTCATGTCCATGACGGTTTCCTCAAAGGGATATTGGTGACTACAATTACCATTATAGTCACCTAAATCTGAAAGTAAACTGATTTTGAAAATAATTTGTACTCAGGGGTGATGACGCCAAGCGCAAGGCATACTTGAGAGGATCTTGTACTCAGGCAAGCAAGACAATTCAATCAGTTGCTTGTCACTTAGGTCATTGTCAACCGGCATCATTTCTGCTATGCGGGTGCGACTCAAACTGATTTCGGATTCAGACGGTGACCAATCGTTGAACAAATGATGAAACTGAGATTCAAAAATTTCAGGCTTCCAATTGTCAGACGGGTTGTACCCGCGACGGCGCATTTCTTCGATGAGGGAAAGATAACGCTGGCGTAACCAAGCCAATTTGTTGTAGAAGAACTTCATGTGACCTTCACCACCACGAGGGTTAGCGTTAGTGCGCACGGTGAAAGACGAAGGCATACCCTTCAGGTCAACGCGACCATATTTGGCGTATGCCTTGATGATGTTGGTGGCGATACGAGGATTCTCATACCACTCACCGGTGAGATGTTCGCGACACAGAAGGGAAGGTGATTCAAGGTTGATACGAGTCATGACGATTTCCTCATAGGGATTGAAAGAGACTACATCATACCACCTTCTTTTCAGGAAGTAAACCTTTCAAATTTACCGGCTCATCGAAGAAATCAAGGACACGTTTGAATTCTTCAACCACATTGTGATCGAGAGCATGTGATCTAGAAATGATACCCACCCCAGTTTTTTGAAAGTACTCGAGGGCAGGTAAGACGCCCTCATGAGATCTATCACCCCAAAAACAAAGATCATCACCGCCGAGAACTTCGAACCACAGCACTATGCAACCTTCTCTCTGCGCGACGCGGACTCCATTACAAACGAACCTTCTGACTTGGTCTTTCCCTTTGATTGTGATAACAGGGTATATTTCTGCGTAGAATTCTGACATCATTTCGGAGCTCCATTTCCAAGAAACTTCTCAAATGTGGCCGCGATTTGTTCGAGCGCATGGTAACGAGGTGCGAGTTTTCTGAACAACTCATCTACGTGACTGAGCGTTTCGTCAGTACGATTGATGAGAGTCGTTTTGAACTCTTTATCAACCTGAGACAGGATCTCTTGGAATGACTTACCCATGTCACCGATTGATGCCTCCAAGAGCTGCGAGACCCCTTGAGAGGATTGCTCAGCGCACCAGGTCTCCCAGTTGCTCATGATCTTCTCAGAAACTTCTTGGGTGACGGAGTAACGCTCTGAAGTTCCATTCTTGAAGCGAACATTGAGCGTGTCGTTCAAGAATGACATGTTCTCGACTTGGTTGAGCAGAAACTTGTCTGTGAAGTTAGCACCTTTCACAGTTTGAAGCTGAAAATAACTCATCTCTAAACACCTCTAATGAAAACGAATTTGTTGGCTATCGAAGGAACCTTCTCGACCAAAGGTTTGGTCAAATTGTTCAGAACCAGGATTTCTGAAACTGGTATCTTTCTGTCCTCTGTCAACAGCAGTTTAGCTTCAGAGTCTATTGTTTCGAGCTTGAAGCACATTTCTAGAAAGTCTCTCTTAGTCTCTTTCCTTGTGATAGACTGCAGAGTCTTACTGATTTCTTCGGGATCGATAAAACAGAAGAGATCCTTCAAAGTCGCGAACGCATCATCTGTTCTTGATTTTACAACATCGTGCCAGAAACTCGAGTTCGCCCTGGACAACCAAGAATTGGTGTAGTCTTCTTGAAGTCCGAACCCTTCAACCAAGGTTTCTATCATTTCTTTTTCACGCTTAACAAGCGGCTTGATGTGGCAACATTTTAAAATGTGATCAACTCTTGCTTCGAGAACATTTATCTCTACAAAAATTTTACTTGAATGAACGCTCAAGAAACACAGATCGCCCTTGTAGAAAAGAAAGTCCCCGACGTAACAGTTGTCGATTAGAATGTCCATGAAGATCGCAACAAACTGCTGTTTCTTCTTTCTAAGTTGATACGCATCCCACCAAAGATCACTATCAACGCTTCTGAGTTTCTTTTCACTCTCAGGGGTTTCACTAAGTTTGACGTGGAGGTCTATCAGTGATGAATATAGATGAGACGGGGGAGCAGTTCTCCCCCAATTCTCAGACCTGTTTTCTGAATATAAGTTGTCCAGAAGTTTCTTGGCATCTGCGATGCTCATACTGCTAACATCCACAATTTTCATAGCCTAACCTCTCGGAACGGGTTAGTCTTTAGCATCACGGTATGATGCATCCTTGGCGAACTCAATAAGGGACGCATTGTTCCCCTGAACGGCCTTAGCCAGTCGCTCAGTGCGTTCGCCGAGACTGTTGGTAACTTCGGTGAACTTGTCAGTCAGGCGCTTCTGAAAGCGTTCCTGCTCCTTCAGGTTGTTTTCGATGAGAGCCAACTGGGGTTTGCTGATGACCGAACGATCCAGAACTTCAATCAGGGTGCTTTCCATCGCCTGGCGGTTCTCTACGCGCATTTCAGCACAAGCATCACCCACAGTCTGACAAAGCTCAGTGAGGTTGCGGAGTTGCTCCAAAGAGCCTCGGATCGACATAGAATCGTTGATCTGAGAACGCAACTTCGGGATCATCTGAGAGATCTGAGTGTTGGCCAACTCAGCAGCCTTGATGGTGCCCGCCGCTGAAGTGATATTATCACGGTGGTGAGACATAGTCTCAAGGATCTCAGCCTTCAGACCGCCGAGGTGGAATTGATCACGTTCGTTGAAATCATCCCAGTTTTCGTCGATCCCTTCAACGATAGCCTGCATCTGCTGATAGGAGTCGAGCATCGTCTGCTTCAGATCAAAGAGTTGATCCATGATAGAAGAGACTTCATCTTTCTTGTTGGTGATCGCCTTCAACAGACGTTGACTCACCTCAGCAACAGTTTGACCTTCAGTCAGAGCCTCTACCGCAGAGTCTTTAGTCTTGTCCACTACCTTATCCAGGCCGATCTTACGCAACCAGCGAGAAGCCACGTTCTCTTCCTTGTTGCGGGACATCTGTGACACAGTGGTCATAACATCAACGATGATCTTCTGGGTCTCACCCATGTCAATCACACGAACGATGTTAGACAGCTGGTTGGGGTGAGCTTCAGCGCTAGTCAGGATCCCGTTGAACACGCTACGGATTTCTTCTACGGTTTTCGGCTGTTTAGTTTCCATTTCGGCGTTACCTTCTTGGGTTGTAGATGATTGAATTGTACTATAAGAACAGTTTTTGAAAGTGATTGGTGACTTGGTCACGTAGATCTTGTCTTTCCACGCTGTCATCAGCGCTTCCGGTTCTTTTTCCATTTCTCTTTTCCAAAGTATGGATTGGTCGGCTGAAGGCTCTTTTCTTCCTTCGCACAAAACGACATGTCTTCATGCCACTTGATCAACTCTTCGTGAACAGCTCTAGCTCCCTCTTTAACCGTCAAAGAAAGAGGACACATACCTGAAGGAGGAGCTTGCTCCAACATCATGATAATGTCATGAGATGGGAGTGACTCGAGTCTCCTGAGAAATTCACTCTCTAACGCACTCGGCGTAGAAAGGATGACGATTCTAGTGGGTTTCATCATGTTCCCTCTTGAACTCATCGACGGCCTTCAGTACTGCTGCCCTGATAGATCGGTCTTTCACGTTCAGATAACGATTCGACGCCGATTCGTCGAAGGGGATAACAATCTTCTGAACCAAAGGCTCAGCCCCGTCTGTCAACCAGACCCCAAACAGCTTCATCCCGCTAGAGACTTGAAAGAACTGGCGACCACCTTCGTTGCAGGTTTTCACGACCTTAAAACTCATTCTCTTCAGCCTCGAATGAGATGTAGTAGACGTTCCCGCTGCGAGTGTTGACAAATTTGCTACACCAGCGATTGTCAGACAGAACATGAGGAGTACCAATAGTGATCATCAGTGAGTTGGTCACCGGCTTCCGCCCATGGCGTTTGATACGATTGAACTGGGTGCCACACTTGTTCACGAGCCAACGCATCTCACCCTGGGGAGGACCACCCTCCAAGCATTTATGGATCAGAGGCATGTATTTTTCGCGCAGCAGGTCGATAAGAGCTGAATTGTTCATACTCATTCAACCTCACCTTCACGAATTTCGACCTTGACTTCAGACGGAGTATAGTCCTTGACGATGAACACCGGCTCTCCAGCTTCGTTCAGATATGTCAGGGTCTGAGCTTTCTTGTCCAACACGATCTTGGTGACTTCAGACATGCTCAGGGTAGGAACGTCAGTGATCTTACGCAGCATGCTCTTACCCGCGTTGAGCCCAGCACCAGCCGCATCCAGGATTTGGTCTAGTTTTACTCCTTTGAGTGTGCCCATGAGATTAGGCCAGTCATACTTCGGTCCAACCATAGAAACGATCTCTTTGATCAGCATGACAGAGCGATCAGAGTTCAAGCCGCTGTCGGCGATTTCACGACGAAGGGTGTTCAGTTTACCAAACAGAGTCGGGTCTACTTTCTCAACCTCTTCTAACCGCAATTTGTTCAAAAACGTCAACAGTTGCTGAACGGGAGTCTTCTGACTTTCAACGGGGTTCTCGAGTTGAAGAGCGAAAATGATTTGCTTTGCAAGGGATTTCATGTCCATCTTTGATTTCCTGTGGCTGGATTGTTGGAGTAGAGGTTAGGCTTCGTCAGTTTGAAAGTAAACATCTTTCACGTTCAGATCCCAAAGTTCTGCCGTTTTCTTCAAGACTTCTTCAATAACTTTCTTCATCTCTTCACACAAGGTTTCATCTCCTTCATAGCTTGGAAGATATCTTCCAACATCTTTTCTTTGAACTGAGGGTCTTGAGGGTGGGACGGAAGATGCAAGCAGAACAAGGTTTCCTTGTTGTACCTCCCATTCGCTTTCAGAGTGAACCCATCCCACCAGAAGTGGTCATATGCATCGAGGTCAACGATCCCGTCCCACATGTCACCGCCGTTGGAGGTTCTAAGTAGCCCTTGCTCTATCTTATATGCGGCGGGTTGTCGTGACTCGACTGCTTTCTTTATGGAATGTTTCAGTACATCAAACCCTATCTTAGCAACCTTTCCATCTTCTATAGGGATACACCAATGGTCTACCTCATTATCATGGTGGATTACTACCAAAACTGCTTCAAACTGATGTCCGCTGTCTTTATAATCTAGCACCACTTCGTGTATATCTTCTATCTCTAAAGAAGATTTGTTCAGATGAACGGCGAAGACATTTGCAGCCATAATTTCTTGCATGCCGATAGAAGCTGGTTCGCTGAACCCATAAAAATATCCCACTGGGCGCGATCGAATGAGTTCCGACAGAGCATGGAAGGTTTTAAGGCCCGACTCATTTTCTTGCAAACGATGGATCATCATAGAATTTTCCTTAAATGGCTTTGGAACTTATTCTACGCCATCTTCCGTTTGAAAGAAATATTTGTTGTGTCTGACTTGCAGGTTATAGTTGTACATGAGACGAGGAGGATTTTATCGATGGCTCACTGTAAGACTTGTAATCAGCAGATACCAGATATTGGAAAGACAGGTAGAAAAAGAGTTTTCTGCTCAGAGGAATGTAAGCTCTATTACACGAATTTCGTAAAACTGGATGAATTCCAAAAGCTGGCTATGCAAACGGATGGAGATATTTGTGGGTCTAATGAAGTTCTCCTAAGAGAGTGGGCCACTCTCTATGCCTTAGACGGAAAGGGCGCGTTCAGGAGAAAGGTGTTGGAACCTTTGTATGGGAAGGCGATGGGTATTTCTTCTATCATTGAAAGGTTGCTAGCAGCCATAGATTTACACCCTGGAAACGACAGGCTACAAAAATTGTCTGAAAAATTCAACGCTTGGAGAAATGATTCTACCCCTAAAATTTGTCCCGTATGCAACGAAAACTGGCCCTCATTCCATCAGACGGCTTGGAGGCAGTATTGCTCCGAAGAGTGTTGTAATATTGCCAAGAAAAATGGCGGCGAAGTACGTGACCAAATTATTGATAGAGTGATGATAGAAAAATACGGAGTTAAGGGAGGATTCACAAAAGAAAGAGTAGAGAGATTCAACGATGACAGAGAGATCAGGACTGGATACAGATTTTCGACGCAGAACCCACTTGTTAAGCAGAAACTATTAGAAAGATTGTCTGAGTCTGGTAGATTTGTGTCTACTCCTGAGAAAGAAATTAGGGATTATTTTGAGTCTGTGCATAACCTGACAGTAATAGGAAGTGCTTTCAACATCATCGATGGTAAACAACTAGATCTGTTCTTCCCCGAACAAAGATTGGCCGTCGAATACAACGGTTGTTTCTTTCACAGTGAAGGTAATGGCGGTAGAGAATTTGCTAAATGGCGCCACGTCCGTAAGACCCAGGAGTGCGAAGACAAAGGGATACAACTGGTGCACGTTTGGGAAGATGAATGGGTACAGTCTAAACAGAAGGTCTTACGCTTACTCGAGGCAAAGCTAGGGCTACTCAAACCGCGTCTCTACGCGAGACAAACCAAATTAGTACGTTCACCAAACACCGTCACTCTCTTTAAAGAGAACCATATTCAGGGCCATTCTCACGGATCCATAGTGTATGGGTTGGAGTTCAAAGGGGAACTGGTAGCAGCTATGAGTTTCGTGAAAACTCAGAAGTGTGGAGTGTACGAGTTAAACCGTTTCGCTACCAACGGTGTGCATGGGGCATTCAGTAAATTGATCAAAGCATTCTGCAATGAGAACGCGTGGAGTGACATATTCTCGTTCGGTGACAGATGCGTAGTTTCTAGATTGAGCAATGTGTACCTCTCTCACGGCTTTCAAGAAGTATCTATCTCTCCTCCGGATTACCGTTACACGAGTGGAAAATGTGATAGAATACACAAATTTAATTTTAGAAAATCAATATTGTCACGGAAGTATGGACTCGATCCTAAGTTGTCAGAACAGCAAATGGCGGATGAGTTGGGGTTCAAGAGGATTTACAACTGCGGCTTGATAAAGTATGTTTTGAAAAATGAAAAGCCCCTCATATGAGGGGCTTTTGCTAGAACCAGATAGAGATTAGCCCAGCAGGTTCTTGATCGCCATTTTGCGGAAGTACGGGTTGCTGTCTACCACGATACCATCGGTGGTAACTGCGACTTGCGGGTCTTGACCGACAGGGATCTGAACGAACGGGTTAGCAACAACGCCGTAGCGGCTCTTGAATGCCATGCGCGGTTGGAAGCTATCGCTACCAGTTGCGCGGAACATCTCGAGCGGTACATACGGGCAGTAGAAGTAACCAGCATCCAGCTGATTCAGACCCTTGAACGCCAGAGTGACGTAGTCGATCGCACCAGCATACGGGTCGATGAAGACCTGCATACCGTTGGCCAGGATACCAGCGAAGGACTGGGCGGTCGGATCAACAGTCAGGCTGCGGTTCTGAGCCAGGGCCGGAGAGTAGTCCAGCATACCAGCCATAACCAGAGCAGAGGCAACGTTCGGGGAACACAGAACTTTGTTACCCTTACCGCGACGGGTTTCAACTGCGATCATGTTGGCTTCAACTTCCAGCACGAACAGCAGATACTTCCAGCGCTCCAGATCCCAACGACCGGAAACGTCGGTAGCCATGTCCAGGATACCATTGGCACCGAACTTGGTTGCTCGCTTCGCGGAGGTGTTCATATGACGGATCATTTCACGGTTCAGTTCCGCGCCGATCTCGGTCACCATCACGTCAGCCAGGATGGAGTCCACGTCTTCACCGTGAACAGCCATCATGTCCTGACGCAGTTCATGGGAATAGTCAGCGTACAGACCGCGAGACACGGCAGTTACACTGGACTTCTGGATGGTGATACCCACTTTGGACCAGGAGCCAGTAGCGCCCAGTTTTTCCGCAGTGGCGGTGGACATACCGCGACCAGCTGCGGTAGCAGTGTTGTCGCCAGAACCGAACACTTCATTCGCAGTGAAGCCAGACGGATCACCAGCTTGAGCGTTGGTGGTGTCACCAGAGAACGCGGAGTCCGCCTCGGACATGAACAGCTCAGGTTTGGTGTGGTTGTTACCAGTACCGGCTTCAACACCTTTACGAGCACGCAGGGCGAAGATCTGACCATCCGGAGCGGACAGCGGTTGAACGCCGAAGAACTCGTTGGCGATGTTGATCGGAGCCAGACGCTTGGCCATGGCGATCAGAACTGGAGCCCAACGGCCAGAGGCGGCAGAGGCGTTACCAATCGCGGTATCAGCTTCGGTCAGGGGTTTGGTACCATCATCACCCATGTTGGTGCGGCACCACTCGGACTGGTTTTCCAACAGACGAATGGTGATGTCTTCTTGGCTCAGACTTGCAACGGGGGCGTCTTCAGCACGGGCCATTTCGGTCCACTTGTTGCGCATCGATTCGGTGATCATCTTAGTCATGATTGACTCCTTGAGGCTTGATCATTTTGTGTTGACAAATGTATATAGTGGCGGCGAACCGCCACATTCAGAAATTACCGCTTAGCGCGCACCAGAGTTTTGAAAACGCTCATGTCGACAGATTCGTTGACGCCTTTCTTTTCTTTCTCGTCTTCGTCACCATCTTCATCTTCGTCGTCATCGTCTTCATCGTCGTTTTCTTTCAGCTTGCCTTTCTTACCCTTTTTGCCTTTCTTGGACTCATCCATTTCGTCTTCGTCGTCGAAGAAATCATCTTCGTCTTCGTCGTCGTTTTCCTGGATGTTCAGGGGGTAAGACTTGTCGGTGCCATCAACGAAATCTTCGCCCATGGTGCCGTCAGGCTTTTGCTTGGACTTCTTAGCCTTACCGTCATCGAACAGATCATCTTCGTCGACCTGATCTTTGACATCCTTTTCACCTTCGATGATAGAACGATGGGACTCGACCAGGGATTTGAACTGCTTGGCATCACGGTAGGTAGAGCCCAAAGCAGCTTCTTTCAGGCGGGATTTGCCCACCTCAGACATGCCCTTGGCTACACGTCCAGCGATCACCAGTTTCTTGGTTTTGATCTCAGATTCGCGCAGTGACACGTTCTCACGAATGGTGTCATTCAGGCGGCCTTCGAGCTTTTGGATCTTGTCGTTGAGGGACTCAACGATACTCTGATCTGACTCGGGGATCACAACGTTGAAAGCCTTGGCAGCCTCAGCCAGTTGACCCAGGAAGACGGCAGCAGCTTCGTTGATCGCGACGCCCTGAACCTTTTCAGAGTTCTCGTTGATCCAGCTACCGACAACACGCTCCAGGAAAACGTCAAGCTTCTCAGCCATCAGTCGGGCACGTTCTTCGTTGTTCACGGCGGCGGATTCTGCCAGCTGCTCACGAAGCTCTTCGAGCTCAGCATTGTGGGCTTCTTTGAGTTGGGTGATAGTTGCCTGAGACTTCTGATCAACGGCGGCCTCAAACATCGGTTGCATACGGGCGATCAGTTCATCGGTCAGACCGTCTACGCCCTCGAAGAGTTTCTTCAGCATGATAAAGCTCCAAAAAGTGTGTTCACGAAAGTAATTAGCTCAGTCTTTCAAGCGCCAATTTGAAGCGCCTCAAAAACTCAGAGTCATCCGAGTTCTCTTTAATCACCTTGTCTACCTCTTGACCTTTGAGGTGCTTCGGTATCCAAGTGCCGTCTTGCTCGACCCACTCAGTGGATTCCATTATGGCGTCCACGTAACAGATTTGGCCTGAAGGGCGGTCAACAGTGTCCACTGCGGTGATAACATACCCTGGCTTGACGTTGCTCCTAGAGTCTACGTCCCCGAGCCCCCGAGTAGACACGCCGAGCCTGTAGCCACCTTCGATCAAAGATTTCAGGATGGCGCCATGCACGTTGTTAAGGACGAGGGCCTTTCCAACGGCATCATTATTCACCCACTTGAGTGGTTCATGGATAATGGTGGCGGCTTCTTTGAGTTTCGGGAACGGGTACTCAGGATGCTCTACCTCACCGATCGCTCTTCCGTCTTTGATGTATTCTTCGTTGTAACGCTGAACCGAAGGAACGCCGACAGTATCCTTGTCGTAGTTCCTTCCATTGCGGTTCTTAGCGTTACACATCACCATCGGACCTTCGAGAAACACGCGCCTGCCGTATTTTTCGTCGTTCTCAGTGAGGACTTCAAGCTGACCGACGCCGTAATGGTTTTCGATAAGAAGTTTCATTTGATCACCTCTCAGAGACCATATTGTTTGCGACGAGCCATAGCCTTCTTCTTCTTACGCTCGATCCGTTTCCACTGACCAACTTTCTTACGGTTGCCGCGAATCGCGCCCTTTTTCCGAGAGATTTTCTCTTGAGCGCCAATCTTCACGCAAGACTGCCCATCCGGACCTGGCTTGTAGCCCATAGGGCAACGCTTGATTTTGCGCTTCTCACCCTTGGCGTTCACCCTGATCCGGTATGCTTCGTCCAGTTGAACTATGTCTCCCTCGAAAAGGGATGGCATTTTGCATTCTTTAGACATAGTCAACTCCTCAAACGGAAGCCAAAGATCCGTTCTTTTTGAACTGAAGAAGATCTTCAGATGAAACCTGACAGGTGTTCACCAGTTGATCACCTTCAAGAGGCATTTCGTACACCGATTTACCTTCAGACTCGATGATCACAGCTGTCTTCGATTCGTTCAAAGAACCTTTGTACTTGGAAGGATCAGCGCCGTCACAGAAGGCGGCAAAAGCTACAGATTTTTCTACAGCCTCATAGAGACCAGAAACCTGCAGGCGAATTTGACCTTGACCGGCGTCAAGAGTCACTTGACCCAGATTTTTAACAGCGCCTGACACCTCACTCTCAAGCACAGATCCTACCAAGGAGCGTTTGATCATCTCCTTAGCGTTATCTGCCCTTTCGGTCAGTTCCAGTTTGATAAGATCTTCAGCAGTAGCCAGATTGCCTTCGCCCATCAGCTCAACTACTCGCAGCAAACGTTGATTCTTCATGACACTCACTCCAAAATGTTTGTTGGTGATATTTAGGCTTCTGAAGATTCTTGTTCTTCAGAACCGCTCAAATACTTGTCTACGCTCGGTTCTTCTTCAGGGGGCGGAGCTCCCCCGAATTCATCAGGTTCTGGGACAAACAGCTTGAGAGGAGACTCTCCTATATCATCATATGCTCCAGCCTTCTTCTCTTCAGCGATGAGTTTGTCTTCCATCTCAATTTCTTCATCGGTCATGCGCAGGATTTTCTTTTTGATGGTTTCGATTGACCAAACCTTACCGACATATGGCTCAATGTCCCTCAAGACATTAATCCGTCCCATCAAAATTTCATTCTCTTGCTGCTCTTTGATATATGAGTCACCTTCAAAGTCGAATGAAATCTTTTCAATAATCTCATCCCATTCTTTGTCGGTGACGATCTTAGTTCCGATGAGTTCTATTTTCAAAGGCTGATGAAACAGATTGGCGAAACGTTTCCGGATTCTATTAACGTGCCTAGAGAATTTCCACTCGTCCCTTGTGATCTGGGCCAGCTCAGACCCGCCGATGTTGATCATAGAGTCTGAAGAGAGACGCCCTTTCGGTATTTTCAGAGAGGCGTACAGCTTCTCTTTCATGTACTGGACATGATTAATCTCACCCAGGTTACGACCCGCTTCCAAAGTGCTGATTTCTGTTGCGGAAACCCCATCCCTTCGGGGCAACCACAAGTCTTCAACCATAGAGATATTGACTTTGTTCTGGTCAATATCACCAGTGGTGCTGTTGTAATTCAGCTTGGTCTTGAACCGGTTCATCTGCGCAGTCATGTACTCTTCAGCAGATTTTTTCGGTAGGTCACCAACGTCCAAATAGAATGCGCGTTTGTCAATCGCGCGAGTGATTGCGTAAATGACAGTTGCGTCTTCTACCGTCCTGAGGTTATTAGCTGGCTTGACCGCCGGTTCCAAAAACCCGACAACGGTCTTACCATCCGGTGAGAACATCCCTGAGTCTGAATAAGCGACGGATTCATAGTCCAGCTCAAGAATCCTGTTCTGGTTGGCGCTCAGAACCCATGAGGTTGCCCCATTTTGTGTTTGGGTGGCGCTGTGATAGAGATACGCATGTTTTTCAGATTTGATATATTCGATGTTGTTCTGGTTCTCTATTTCTATCAACTTCACAGGGCGGATACACATAGAATCCAAGCAGACCATCTTTTCTATACCCTTACCACCTTTTTTGGGGATGATCTGGTAGCCCCTACGCCCGTCGACATAGAACTGTCTGAGGATTTCGTATCCGTTTTCATTGATTTCCATCAAGTCTAGGATACGATCAAACGCCTCTCTGATCTTCTCCTTAACCTTGTCAGAAACGTCCAACCTGTCAAGGTTGATACTGATAGGGCTGATACCGGCTTCCGAGGTGATAACGTCGTTGACAACGTGCTCAATCGCTTCGTCAACTTCCGTGTAATACTGCATGTTCCGGTAGGTGAGGATTTTTGTCGCTGTCGCTTTAGCGTTGGCTTCCGCATTCGGAGCAACGGCGGTAAGCACTCCTCCGCCTATCACGTAGGCTTCAGTGCCATCGGTATTGGTAGTGATCTGAAACTTGGGAGTCGCTTCCTGGGGAGCTTCAGGACCTTCCCACGGAACGGTCGCGGATGCCCCGAAGATGCCTCCTAGGAAGTTCTCAGTCAGCATGCTGAACATTGTTTTCTTCATGGGAAAGCGCCTTTGAATGAATTCTCTTTTGTTATTTAGGAAAAGAAAAAGGCCCCTTAAAGGGGCCTTTTGCGCCAAGCTGTTTACCTGGAGCTGGGGTTCGAAGACTGGAAGAACCTCAAGATCACAGAGAACTGTTGATACGTGTCTTGCGCGGTTTGATCCAGTGTCAGTTCACCAACTTCTTGAGGCCAGGTGTCCTGCAAGCGATAGACTTTGATGACATTGTCCTGCTTGTCGAGCAACTCCATGGTCACGTCTTGGTACAGATCGGCGAACTCACCCACTGCGGTGTTTGACTCTGTTCCGTTGAACTGTTCAGACCAACGTTCGAACAGAGTGTGCGCCATATCGTCTTCAACGCCGATAAAAGTGACAGTGATCGGCTCAAACTTACGGTCACCAGGGATAGGCATTTCTCGTCCCCCGAAGGGAACGAGAACCTCACCCAGCACAGACTTGGGGGTTGTGGTTGTGATAGCATGCAAAGACGCATCTCGGGTTTCATCGCTTGTCGCTACAGTAGCGGGGAAGGCAAAGTTTACCCTCCAGCGATATTGACGTTGCACGCCGCCATGGCGCTCTAAGGACGAGCGAAACTCACTTACACTTGGCATAACAAATTCTCCTTAGGATAATCTTTCTAGAGACCAACCGACAGTATTCATTCTTTCAGTCGATTTCGGGTGCCTCGAGTATTTAGATGGTTCCGGTACTGGACCCCTTCCAATATAATCATTCAGTGCTGAGTATTTCAAACCATGCGTTTCACAGAATTTTTGAACATTACCGGAAAGGTTGAAAGATTCGCCTGAAGGTGAAGTGAGTCTGAATAACTTAGAATTAGGATTGAGAGCTCCTTTAGAATTTCTTTTAGCAGCTTCAGATATTTTCCTTCTAGAAGAGTCAGCTCGTTTGGACCCTAAGTTGGCTGGTACCAACTCACCGCTGACGTAACGAGGGTCAGTTACATCAGTTTGAAACGTTTCGTTTGTGTTAGGATCTCTAACACTCACTCTTCCGATATGAGTAGCTCCATCTCCCCCTTCGGTCATGTTGTACCCATGCCCACCGAAACAAAGGCTATTATTTTCACGGATAAGATAAATCTCTAGAGCTACTAAATCATCCCTTTTCTTCGTGCAACATAATACATCAAAAGAAAAATTATCTTCTCCATATTTTCGTATAGCTTGATGAAGAGCAAACCCACCTCCCGTTTTAGCGGCATTTTTATGCTCCCACCATCTAAAATTGGGGTCACGTGATGTGACCCCAATATAACATTTACCGTTGATCAGATTCGTGACACGGTACACCGTCATAACTTTCATCAGACCGTCACTACCCCATACTGACCTTCGAGTTCAGAGAACTCCATATCCGGTCGAAGCGCAACAAAATCTAAGAGAACCCAGTTAATTGAGTACTGGGGTTTGATCCAAATACCGGCCACGAACTTGTTCTCAGCAATGACTTGACCGGTGTTGTTGGTCTCATCCGCTTTGACGCGGTAGTCCAGGATCTCTCCGTTGGTTTTCTTGCGACGGAGATACGGCTCTACCGAGTTACGGAAAGATGCCTGCGTGAAGGTATCGTTGTTCTCACCCAGCACGTATTTCGCCGTGTTCGAGATATTGGTCTCAACTTCGATGAACACGCCACGGGTGTTGATCCGGCTGAAAGCGGAAGTGCGACTGAGGCCAGTCTTGTCACCCATGAGGATGATGCCTTCCTTTTCAGAAATGATGGAGTTGATCCCAAGCTGGTTGTACAGCTCTGATCTTTCATCATCATTTGCAGTCCAGGCCATACGTCTGTATGACAGGTATTTGCCGCGATTGTAGAACGCCGGTGATTTACCGATACCAGCAGCCGCGATAGACCTGAACCAAAGACCAGCTGTGCCACCGCTACATGGAATGAAACGATACACCCCGTTGTATTTGTCGTACACTTCTCCCCAGTTATCTACCATGAAGAAGTACGAGTTGTCTCTCAGGAGCTGGTTGTTTCTCCATTCGCGCAACACCGCCATTTTGTTGGGTCTGGTAGCATCCCTGAATGCCGGTGGAGGAGCTATGAAACCGACACTTGTCCTTCGACTCAGGTTCAAGTCGATACCGCCTTGCTGTGAAGACAAGTCTTGACCTGAACTGATGAACGCCAGGAACTCATAGTTCTTGTTGTTCAGGATGTCAAAACCTGGCTGATGGTTCGCCACACCTGTGCCGTCTGAACCTCCGCGAAGTTCTTGAATACCAGCAGGAGTAGAAGTAGCAAAATCAGGGCCACACCCGATGAACTGAGAACCCGCATTGATGGTATCCCCAAAGTATGCAGCCGAGCCATCGTACTTCGTTGCGCCTTGATGGGTTGAAATATGCTCCCATTTTTCGATGAGAGAACCGTAAGTGTCAATGTTGATCACGGTAACAGTAGGAGATGTCAGCGTACCTGCGGCGGACTCATACCAAGTTGCAGAACCAGGATCTGTGTAGAATTCTACCTCGAAGTCCTTGGTGCCACTGAGCGCGAAATTCCTGATGTTGTTCAGGCGACGAACATTCTCAGGAATAGATTTGAACTGAGAAACCAGTTCCTGAGCCAACACCGCGTCAGAAGAAGGTGGCGTATTATCTTTCCACTGCAGAGTGATGCGAGAAGAACCGCTTTGAGTCCCCAGAAGCAGACCAGGATGAGCTTCACCAGCAGGCCACCCAACAACCAACTTCTTGCGGTCTACCGCGTCAGAAGGAACTACCCCACCCAGAGCACCGGTGATATCGAACACAAACACGTTATACTCGTGAGTACCCAGGGCACTCTTATCACTGATCAGGGGCCACAGGGAAGCCAAACCGTTGCGGAAACCTGCAGCGTATTCCGCCTTGGAGGTGGCATACTCAGTAGCTCCCATAACAAACACGTTCAAGCTGTTACCCAGAGCCCCAGGGTAACGCGCGAGGATAGCTTCTGAACCGGTGTACGCTTCCAGTTCGTCAATGTTCTTAACAGTCGTAGCCGTGCTACCGACGATCGCGTTAGAAGCGCCAGGTTTGGTTACGCGAACAACCCACGCGCTACTAGAATAACGCATGAAATCTGCGAGCACCAGGAAGTCCATATACGTGGTCATGGTGGGTTTCCAGAAAGCCTGCACCAAGCCTTCTTCCCCGCCAGTCACTCTTACAGGGTACTCCACAGGCCCCCAAGCATATTCACCGACACTGGCTGCGTCACGCGCAATACCACTCAATGTGGCCAGTGTGGCATCCCGTTCTGTCCATTGGACAGATGGGGCAACTACAAATGAGTCTGCCATATTTTAATCCTCGATGATGAATTCCAAATGTATTTAGGCGTAATACTTAGGCGCCTGCCCACTCTGAAAACGATGCTCCCGTGACGACTTTTACATCTCCGATCCCAGAAACTGTTGTGGAAGTCGTTTCGGGCTCAGCATAAAGAACGCCGCCGCAAACTGGTAATTTGAAAGATTTTTCTTCAGTCGTCTTCTTGTAAAGGTCCGAAGCTATGTTCCTTCCGAACTCATCTAAGAACCAATCTTGTTTGGACAACCATGCGAATATAACAAGCGTCATCACACAATCATCATGACAACCTTCATCAGCTTCGTATTTGTCGTTCTTAGCGATGAAATTACCAAGTTCGTAAATTGTCTCCAAGTCATCTATCATTATGAAGTCGTTTTCTATCATTGACTTCATGTTAGAGCAACCAACAGATCTAGTCCGGATATTCGTTTTGATGCCTGGCCTAGAAGTCTTCCCGCCTCCAACCTTCGTACCTGTACCTTTATTCTTGTCAGACCCAGTTTTTATCACGAATTCATATTCTAGGTCGTAGTAAAGGACAGTGATGGCTTGACCACCCATATCGTTGTTGATTTCTGGAAGAACCCAACAATTCCCATAATGCTCACACAAAGAAACAATTATGTGCGGGAACAACATCGGGCTGATCTCGTTATTTCGATAAAGAGCGGCAGTTTTGTACGGGTATTCCGTGACGTCCATTACGCGACATACTGAGTAGTCACCCCCAGTGCCGCCCCCAACGTCAGCCACAGCCACATATTTTCTGCTCGAGTCATATGGTCTGTATATCTTGGTCCATTCATCCGGTTCTTCCTTCGGATTTGTTGAAACCATCTGCTCTATCTTCGTTGGGCTGATTAGAGTACCAACAGAGCCTCTGAAAGAGCAGCCGTATTCCTGTTTGAACCTAGCCTCACCAAGACGTTTGACTTGTTTCCCATACCATGATGGGTCTTTGGCATACGACGGGACTCTGTCCCACGTGACAAGTACTCTGTGGAATCCGTTCGAAACTCCGTTCTCATCTGCTTCGGCTTCCATCCAAGTCTTATAGAACAGACCGCGCTGACCTTTCGGGGTAGAAGTCATAATGACTCGAGAAGTGGCGGACTGTGAAACCGCTGGATACGTGGATTCCCAAAAGTCCATGTCGTTTTCAATGAACGCCACTTCGTCAATGTAAAGAATCGCGGCAGAACGACCCCGAATGGAGTCGGAAGATGTCGCATACGCAACGATCTTAGAACCGTTGTCGAACTCCACTTCTGTAGAGCCATATTTCACGACGCCAGGACTCAAGAAGAAAGGCATGTCTAGCAGAGCCTTTCGAACCCTCGTCAAGATCTCTATGGCTTGCTTCTCTTTGTTTGCAAGGACGAAGATTTCTTTGTGCTCGTGGAAAATGAGATACCAGAGTAGAAATGCGCCCACCACAGTAGTCTTACCGCTTTGACGACATTGCATGTCTATGACGAAGCGGTGTTGCTCGAATGCTCTCAGCAGTTCTATCTGATATTCGTGAGGGTCGAAAAGGATGAAGCCTTCATCGATAGAAGTGATCTTGTAGTAGTTTTGGGCAAAATAGACAGGGTCGAGCGCACATTTCATGTACTCGATTTCTTGTTCGAGGGTGAGGTCGATCTTCACCCCCTCGTTTTTTAACTTCTTAGATCTAGGAAAGGTCTGGTGTTCGGTCAGTTGCTGATCAGCTACCTTGAACCCCGTCTTCATCGGAACCGTCCCAGCCTTCCTCGTGCTCTGCCGAACCGCCATCGTCTACCTCTTCAATATCGTCTTGCTCAAGCAATTCCGCTTCAGCAACTATCATCTGATTGTCCAGCTGAGACAAATCCTTTCCTTGTTCCTTCGCTTTACGAATGACTTCAAGGATGTTGGTAGTTGTCGGTCTATCCCTCGTGGAAATAGTAAGGGTCGCTCCGTGTTCATCCACCACGTTTTGGATGTATGTCTCTCCTTCCGCAAGCGTCTTGTTAGGGAGAGTTCTTTTCTTGCCTCTACTTTCAAGAAGTTGCTTCTGGAAATCCATGAGATCCTTGTTCATACCCCTCATGGTAGACATCATCTGATTGACAGAATCATACGCTTTGGGGTGCATAGTAGTGGCAGCGATCTGACAAAGATTCTTCAACATGACCAATGAAACATCTTGCATGGCATACGTGAAGTTCCTGGCCCTGGTGTAGTCTTTAAGAAGGTCAGTTTCTTCCTCAGCAGTTTCCTCAGTATCAAGCTCTTTGACTTCTACATTAGGAATCTCAGAAGAAAATGCCTCCATAGGATCGGCTTCACCCTCTTCCGTGAGGGAAGTAGTGACAGCCTTAGCTCCGTTGTCTACCGCATGGATTGCGTCTAAAGTGCGCAACAGCCTTTCATTCAGATCATCACTCATACGTAACCTTGTCTGACATAAGTTCCGGAACCTATCACCTGGAAGAATTCAGGGTTTGGAGTCGGGTCGTAGTGCCACGCCCCTTCTTGCGGCCCCAAAGGTCTCTGATTCCTGAATCTTACCACAGTGTTGTCGTTATCGTACACACTGAACCACGGGAGTTCTCCTTTGAAAGGTTCAGGAAGAGCAGATATTGTGATATCTACCTCATGAATGATCACACCTTCACCGGAAGCGGTGAGATCTCTTCCATACATGTGGCCACCTTGCAGCTCCAGCATGAAAGTGATGTCGTAGAAGTTGGGCTCCGTACCGTCACCTTCGAACGCATCGGTGAAATCGTACGATTTAGGAATAATCTTGAGGTTCTCTTCAACCCCGCCATCATCTAGTTTCACCAACACATCCAGTGTAGGGTAAAGAGCATTCACGACCTGCTCGAAAATTTGGAACATTTCGTCTTGCTTTTTCACGCGGATACACCACTCGAATCCCAACAAACATGGGAGGCGTTGATTGAACACGTGCCCTTGGTACGCATTGGTCAGATTGCGGTTTTTAACCTTCTCAGAGTCAACTTCTATCGTCCTGAATGCTAACGTCTGCACAGGAGCTATACCGGCTTGGTATGTCACCGCAGTTTGGTCTCTGAGGCCGCCGAGATACTCTAGAGGGATCCTGACGGTCTTACCCTCTGTAATCACCTGCAGATCTGATATGATTGCTCCGAGCACCCTCGAGTAGCGTCTAATCCTGTCACCCTTGTGGACAGTCTCAAAAGGACCAGGCATAGATCACCTCCCGAACTCTTTGATCTGAGAACTCCCTTCAGGAGTAGCCAGGACTTCTTGCCTCACATCCCTCGGGTCATTAGTACCAGTTATGCCAGTTGGTTGCATCAAGTTGTCTAGCTCTTCGAACTCCAGCGCACCAACCACATCATCAATATCCCCGATTCCAGTATCGAATTCTTCGTGACCATACTTGAATTTGCTGACTTCTAGGCGGTAGACATAGTTCCGCCCCCACTGTTTCCAGTCTTCGTCTTCTAAACGTTTTTGGATTTCAAACAATACATCAGCGAATTCGATATAGATCAAATCGCCATCTTTTGGCTCAGTCCTGTACCCGACCATCTCTTCTTTGAAACGTTTAGCCGCATAGACGAGAGTCGCTCTATCTTCGAAGGTAAACCCACCGAATTTACTGAACAAATCACCTTGACCGTTGAAATTCGTGATGTTCTCAACATAGAGTTCTATGCTCTTCGCGACAGAGAATTTGTTCTTCTCGGCTTCGTTGAACATAGCAATGTCGTCAATGGTTTCACGAGGGATGTAATATGCATCAACCCCTCTTAGTTGAATTGCTTCTATGATAAGATCATCAGTCAGCTTCTGCTGACCTGGGTGTGAGGTGTTATTGAAATAGGGACTGACTGGCATGGCCTTATTCTCCGAGAGAGTTCTTCAATAATTAACGGCTCAAAGAAAGCGGGGCTTATAAGCCCCGCACATTACCCGACGAAGAAGTTGACTGGCTCTTGGTGTCCCTTCTTCAGGAGTTCGTCCAACTCCCGAATCTCCTCTTTGGCACTATCCAGTATGAGCTGACCATTGAGCTCCACGCCACCTACCAGGCGGACGCCTCCTGCCTTTATCAGCACATTACCCCAACGCTCTTTTATCAAAGCGGTGGCGTATGCCTTGAGCCAAGGTTCGTTCCAAGCATCTTCATTGCCAGAAACCCGAGGGTCTATCCGACGATATGTCTTCAGGGCAATAGACTCACCCTCTGACACTCTGAACATCAGTTTGCATTTACGACGATATTTTGAGAATCTGAAACAGAAGACTTCACCGAGCACAGCACTCAGATCAGCGAACCTTTGCATCATAACGCTGTAATCTTGCAGGCTAGTGTTGGCCCAGCCGCCTGAGATTGGAGAAGTGATGGCAGCTCCGGCCTGCCAAGCGTATGTGTCAAATCTGCCGTTTTGAATGGTAGAGCCATTCACCGGTATCACTTCAATCACATCGTCGATGCCAAGGTTAGCCGGAATGTCGAACTCCCTCAAGTCGGCATCTACTTGAGTTGTGAAAGTGTGAATGAAATAGTGCTCCTCAAACCCATCACGATGGTACTCGACGAACTTCAATATCGCATCTTCAACAGCATCGTCTATCTGCGACTGAGCCAGGTTGATTTGGATCACTGGATCACCCAGTTTTCTAAGACAATATGCGGAAAAGTCCGCTTGCGTGTTCAGCATTTCGTTACGTCTCCGCCGTTAGCTGCAGCGACCATTCTGAGGCATTTCATATCTTCATTCAAGTTCGCCCAACCTTGGTTCAAACGGTTTATCTCTTGAGCCATCGTTTGAATCTGGTTAGCCATGACTGCCTGATTCTTGTCGACCGTAGCGAACCTGTCTACCAAAGTGTTGATCTGTTGACCCATCAGATTCTGAGTGTTCGCAACGGAATTCAAATCCGTCTTAGCACTCCCTAGGAAGAAAGAAATAGAGATTGTCATACCCAGTATAGAGATGAGGGCGCCAGGAAGAGCTCCTGTAAACGCATCTATAATAGGGTGTTTTTGTTGCTCGCTCATGATGAACCCCCTAGCCTCTCACGGACTAATTCTCTGAGGATCTCAAGCTCGTTTTTCATATCTTCGTGCTCTTGAATTCTAGCCCGAGCCATCTTGGCCGCTTGATACCCTTGTTGGTTGGTGTTCACAAGAACACCAGGAGAACTGCTCCTCCGTACCAGATGAGGAGCCTCCTTAACTTTCATTTCAGACATTTAATCAGTCCCCCAAACGCAAGAAGGAGGGGCCTTTCATAGACCCCTTTCCTATAGTTAAGCCAGAAGCACACCCCTGATGTCTTTGATAACCGGAGGGTTATTCCTGGGACCTCGCACGACCAGTTTTATCTTGGTTCCTATGAACTCATCAACGTTCCCGAAGTCGAATTCGTTTTCTGTGAATATCGTTGAAGAAGGTGTCAACGGATTCACGGGAGGAATCTCCACCCAGTTAGCGTCCTGACCGTTCAGAAACTTGACAAACATCTTCAAGGTTGAACCGGTAGTCAGCAAGCTAGTGACGAACAACTTACCAGATGTAGACGGGTTGTCGAGGTATATGTCCCTGGAAACATACGCCATCAAATCCTCTGTGTCCGAAATATAGAAAGCATTCATTATCACAGTGAACCCATGAATGTCTATCATAGGAGACAGCGTTCCGGTGGTGGTCATGGTTGCTCTGACTTCAAAGTCGGTAGTATCATAGAACGTACCTTCTTCAGGGAGCAAAACATCCGTTCCTGGAGTGAACGGAACCCAGTCAGAAATAACTCTGTTTCCAGCCTTTCTGAACCTGAATTCAAACCCTAGTTCAGTCCCTTCATATTTGGTGTGATCGATATTGATGTTCACCAGATTGACGATGTTCCGGCTTGTACTAAACCCTTCTGAACCCCCAAACTGACCACTGTTAGTTGCAGCCGCATTCACCTGTATCTTAACAGTCTTGAAATCAACAACTTCGGTCACCAGTTGAGATTTATTCAATTCCGTAGCGTCAACCCCAAATGAACCTTCCAACCCAGACAAGGTGATGGTGTCACCCGCCTTGGTACCATGGAACGGGATGTTCAGTGACAAAGTGCTAGTCCCTGAAGTAGCCGTGATCGGGTTGTTGGGGAGGTTCCTCCCCTGTGCGCCCACAGTCGGTTTGAAAATAATCTGCTGTGAGGACTGGTCATAATTCGCCCTCAGTAAGTTGAATTTCAAATCTTGAGTTTGTTGGGGTGACCAAGTCGAACCATTAGAGCTGGTGAAGAAAACGCCGGTATGAGGTTGAACTGCTACAGTCTCTGTGGAGTTGATCACCCTTTCACCCATCTGAGCGATGTACACGTTGTACTCCTGAGTGTTAGCCAGTAGCACTATTGCGTACTCAGTACCTTCACTCACGTAACAGAAAGGTCCCAATTCAAATCTCGTTGGTACATCAGCATTGATGCTGGTGACAACATCAGAAGGGTTGAGAGTTTTCCTTGCCAGTACTTCGTGTGTCGGCAAACCGTTTTCCATACCCCTGATTTCAAGAGTGACAGGAATAGACTTGGCTTTTGACGCGAAGAAAATGTCAACGCCCTTCAGGTGTACCCCGCCTCTCTCTTCTACAGAGAAAGATTGGGCGATCGGATCCACTTTCCGGTACTCTAGTTCAGTTCTCGTGGTGACACCGAGATGCCTCGTCTGAACTGTAGTCTTCTGTTTCGTAACGAGCTGACCACCAGACTCAAACTTCACAGTCGCGAATGTCGTGCGATTGACAGTATCATCCGGATTTGTAGCATTATCAACCAGAACAAATGAACCGACCCCTGTTGAGAACCTCATCACGTCAGTGTTAGGAACTCTGAACACGCCAGAGACGGCACCAGCCTCATCAGTGATCAAAGCAGCACCAAAAGCACCGTTTGCAGGTTTGCAATAAGGGGATACATCCTTGTTAGAGAACCAGGGATACACCCTTGTGAAAGGTCTCAAACCGGAAGTGTTGAAGGTGATATCGATCGTCCTCATATACGGGATCAACTCAGTAGAAAGAGTGGATTCTGAGGTGGAACTGGTAGACCATTCAGTAAATGTGGTGGTAGTAACTTGCCTCTGTTGGTTAAACCGGAACGCCATCGCACCACCCTGCAGAGAAGTCCACTGCCCGTACACCACGCCTGGCTGAGAAGCCCCGCGATGGTTCTCCGTTTGGTTTATAATCTGAGGTTGAGTGTACACAGTATCCACCCAGAAATCACGCGACGGACTGAGATTAACGAACCCAGCCCAGACGAATACGGCGTATGGGTTGATGTTGATTTGTCTGGTCGCGAAAGGTTGAACTATGAAATTAATCTCACCTTGGATCGCACCAGTCACCATCTCATCAGTGACTAGACCCCCTTGAGACCAAGTCATGTTTATCCCGACACTGTCGACAAGCGGGCGCAAGCGACCGTTCGCATCGTCTATTGATGCGAAACTTTCTGGATCTTCAGGGTTAAACAACCTGAAATCGGTCATAGGATCTGCAAAGATACCATTTTTGAATCTGTCATTTCCGGTCGCAGGGTCTATGACCTGGATGTTGTTGGAAGAGGCCTCCAACTGAGACAGAGCAGTGTAATACTCCACGTTCTCAATCCGAGTTTCCAGTTTTCCGATATCCCTCATCGTGTAGCGTTTGTTGTTGATAGGGAACCTGAGAACTTGCTTCAGGTCTGGAGTCCAGGGCGGAATGAAATAGTCAGCCAGTTTCATAGCGTTTTCGGGAACGAGAGGGATCTCAGGGTTTTGAGAAGAGATCCCTTCCACTACCCCGTAGTTTCCTTCAGACGTGACGTACAACGCACTGAATCTGGGCAAATAGAATTCGATGTCCGACTGTACGGTGCCAAACTGTTGGGCAGTAGAACCATCAACATAATTCACACCGTCGGTCGTAACAGTCTTCCTGAAATCTAGGCAGTCGGCCAGTTTGAATTCTTCCGAGTTTTGGGAAGTGAACGACGGGATCGAATCATACTGCTCTTCCGAGTAACTGTCCACGCAGAAGTAATCACCCGCACCATGAGCGAAATACTCATACTCGAAAGTAGCTGTACCAGCGGGGAGAGTAGTTGTAGTCTTCAGGGTTATCAGCTCATATGCAGAGTCCGTCTGCCCTCCATCGAAAGAGAACTTATTGGTGAAGTCATCCCCCGCGATGGTCACAGCTATCAAACGGATACCGTCCGAGTGCGGAAGTGTGACAGATGTGGTTGATGGAGTGACAGCCGCCGATGACACGGCTCTGGTTCTCCTTTTACTGCGGGGAGCAGAACTCGTTTTCTGAAAACTGGCCATGAGATGTACAGTCTGATTTGCGTAAGTCGGCCCCACATCTATTTGCAAAGTCGTGCCGACGGGGGAACCGGTTAACGTGTATGTGGTGACCAACTCACCGGTGGTCGCGCTGTCCGTAGACACACTGTTGGACGCAAATTGTCCCGTAAACACCGCACCTGAAGGGGCGTTAACAGTACCCACCCCCGAAGAGTTCAGAACTACGCTGAAATCACCGGTCACGGCGTAGGTGGTATCTGTGACCCCAGTTGGTTGGAGTGATTTTATACCACTGAAAGGGAGCTTCAGGATAAGGGATGGAGTGTAGCCACCCAGTGTCAAACCCTTGGTCGTCAGTGTTCCTTTGAAAGACACAGAACCTTTCGTAGCGCTGATAGACACAGCGTTGGCCCAGGCATTAGATCCGTTGAAACGGATTCTCCTAGCCAACAGCCTGTATGTGTTGTCAGACAGTTTTTGCACAGTAGCAACTCGGAAGGTCCCGATAACTGCGTTGCTAGAATTCAGAATATTGTAGACGGTGTTGTAGCTCGTGAAAGGTACTCCCAAAGAGTTGTTCACCTCTACGCAGTTACCGAAAATCGACGCAGTCACTGCGTTATTCGAGATATCAGTATCCCTCGATTTATTCATACTCACAAGGCGCGGGGTTGAGTTTTCTACCCTGTAACCCAGAACATAATGGATAGAAGGTCCTATGACAGCAACCATCTTGTTGCTGTCACCGCCGTCTGCTAATGGGTAGACCCCACCATTATTTCCTGACTGGAGATGCTCACGGAGTTCAGTAGAAGACTGACTCACCGTGTAGTTGCCGGATTCTTCATAAGTTCTTTGAGCAAGAATTTTCTCAAGTTCATTGTACTGAACTTGACTCAAGAGGGTTTCTACATTCCCATCAACTACTTTCGCCAACTCCAAGAAATTAGGGTCTTCTTGACCTATATTTCTCGTCTCAAGTGCCAGGGTGAGTTTGAGACGATCGGCGCCTGCAGATCTGTAGTTTGGATAGTTCAGCGCGTTGGAGTACAGATCGTTGTCAATCTGGGCATTGATGATCTCTTCAGTTACGCTAAACCCCACCCGCGTAGAAACGTTCACAGAAGGGCTCAGAATGATGGTCTGTCTTTCGACCCTCACCATCATACCACGAACATAATAGATCCCGTTATCGACGGTGGCGAAGGACCCAAGACCTATGGAAGTGATCGCTCCCACACCCACGTTGGTCTCCACGTTACTAGAGGAGAACACGACGAATTCAACGTTCTCTACAGAAAAGTTCTTGGTCACGCCATTAGGGCCAGACTTTGTGATTTCACAGAAAGCGTATTTCGCGCCAGAAGTCATCTTGGTGAACAAAGTCACCTTCGCCTGTACCCCGCTGGTCACGCCCTTGATATACACCCCGCTCATAGCAGACAAGGTCGTAAAAAGGGAGTCTGGGATGTCTAGGGCAACGGACACGAGTTTAGTCTGCGCGTTAAAAGTGCCTGGGATGACAACAGAACCGTTTTTGAACAAGTGTGAACCCAGAGCCTCAACTTGCCCTTGAAGAATATCTTGGAGTTCGTTGAGTTCACGAGATTGAACGGTAGCCCCTGCCTTGAACAGGACTTGGTGATACCGTTTGAGTGGGTTGTGATCGTCAAAGTATGGAGCTTTGTCGAGGTCAGTTTGGCGCATAAAAATACCCTCAAGAGATTTGTGTTCTTCTTGAGGGTATTTAATTGGATAAGAAGAATGTTAATCGTTGAGTGTTAACCTTCAATACAAAACTTTCAAAGTCCCTGTCGAATCTTTGAATTTAAGTTTAGAGTCGGTTTGGTCTATAAAAATAGAGTCGTTGGGAACTGATAACGCAGTTACTGCCGTCATCTGAACATAGTTCCTAAAAACATTACTGGAAACGACTTCGTTCCAAAGATTAACCCCAACCCCGCCAGAGGAAGAAGGCGTAGAGTCAACATTTACAACTTTGGGTAACGCCCCCTCCCATTTCCACAATTTCCCTGTATTAAACTCAGCCAAAACTTGACTTGAGGAAGTTAAAGTTGCTCCGAACTCAAACGAACCGTCAGAGAGGACAAATCCTGCTGTGGTGGCAACGATTTTTATAAGAGGGCGCAAAGGTGAAGCGCCAGAGGCTAACTTAAATTTGTTTGGTCCCGTACCCCCCGCACTATCTACAGTTGAAGCAGCAGGTATATTTTTTGGAAAAGCGCCTGTCCAGTAATACCACTCTCCGTCAGAACCTAAGACAGATTGTGTTTTACGGGTCAACAACCCACCCGTGATGAATGAAATCTGCGGTATTTCCACCCCACCGTTGATGGGAGCGATTAACCAGTTAGACTCTGAAGCAAAATTACCGTTTGTCGTATACGGTAAACTTCCTCCCCAGTAGTACGCGACACCTTGATTTGAGACAGTCTGTGACCTTCGAACCAAAGTTATGCCTGGTTGATAAATGACAGCAGGTTCAAACCCAATAGTCATCAGATAGTTGATAAAGTCATTTTCAAAATCTACTAGTTTAGACTGAAACTGTGAGTCATATCCGAGAATCGCTGCGTTAACCGCTGCGTCAGACTTGAGTTGCCATTCTACAATAAGCCCTCTGAGAGTCTTTATCGGGCCATTCGCTGTTTGGATAGTTTCAGAGTCCACCCCTTCAACCCATTTTTCATGCTTAGCAGTAGTGTCTTCGGCACCAATAACCGCCACTTGCAGCCGTTTCGTAAAATCGTCGATAATATCGAGATTCGTTTGCAAATCATTAGTAGCCATATCCAAGTTTCCTCATAGTCAAAGCAAACGGACCTTCGAAGAATTGCTTCCAAACTCCGATCTTTTCAGGTAGGCCCAACGCTCCACTGACGATTAACCATTCTTCATCTGTGTACACGTTGAAGACGCATTTAAAGCCACCTGGGTGGAATCTCTCTTTCCAAAGGTCAAAATATTTCTGCCCCAACATTCTGTATTTAGACCCAATCAAATTGATCTCATATGTGAATTCATCGTAGTAAGAATCATCACGGAGGTAGTTCGTACCGTCTAGAACCATGTTAGAATCTAGAGCAGATATGTCTACTCTTGGAAGGTATGAAATAACCCTCCCACCATACATCGCTTCGAAAAATATTCGAGCACATTCCATAGAACCTCTTATCTTGAAAATATGCCTAGCGAGTTTCACGAAAGAAGCTATGTCGAAAGAGTCTATAGTTTCCTCAACCGTTAGACCTTTGTCGCTAAGCCAAGATTGAAGGTGGATTTCTTGCTTGTCATCAGCGTCTATTTCCCTAGAGTCCGAACTACCAAGGATAAGACCATCCAAGCTCCTTATATTCGTGAGCCCGCCGAGCAACGACTTTTGCTCGACAAGTTGCACGTTGTTTTGCTCAAACCCGAACAACTTTCTTGTTTCTTGAAGGTCTCGTATCTTGTAGAACAACCTTTCTTCTGGGCTAGAGAAAACGTTGTTTCTTTTATCCCACCAACTCTCGTCTGAAATGAATTCTTGCACCTCATGAGGTTGAAGAGACTTATCGTACAGGAAACTCGAATAAATCTCTAAGAATTCTACAAGTTGCGGATAACTTTTAGAAAAATGTGAAGGTAGTATCTCATCTGGAGATCTAACGCCAGAGAGTGAAGGTGAACCATCTAGTCTCATAACCACCTCATCACACTATGAAAGACAACTGGAGCAATTCGTTTCTGCCCGCAGAAACTTGTTTATCAATACCGCCTGGAGACGCATAACCGACGCCGAAGGTAATAGCTCCAGTGTACACCAGAGTGTCTAGGTCGTTGATCGTAAGAACTCCATCAGTGAAACTCCCTGAGAATGAAGTCTTTTTAACTCCAGATTTGGTTCCTATCAGCTCACCGCCGACTTGGGATATGGTGTCTATCAGATCGACCCCAGCCACTGAGACGGTAAAAGTGTTAGTTTCTATCTGGCGGTGGAAGTTGAAAGAGATAGATTTCTTGGAAGGTACGCCAACGGCCCCCATCTTATAACTGACGTAACAACGGTCAATCCCCGTAATTGACACTTTGAGCAGTTCTTCGAAAGTATTAGGTTCGAAAGTATTCCCGAAAGAATTCATTTCTTGAGAATAGTTCAAACAAAACGCTTCTATTTCTTTTTTCTGGGAATTCAATTTCGAAGCGTCTGAGTAAGAGCTCACGAAATACAGCGTGCAAACGACTTCAAAGTTCGTTGAGTCGACTATCTGAGTCAGTATAGAACCGACGCTGTATTTCTTAAGCCAATTAACTCCAGCTTGTTTTTCAGCTGAAGAAAGGGAAGGATAAGTGCTGAGAAGTACAAACCCAGGTTTCGGGGGGTTATTATCTGAACCATCCCACTGAGTTATTTTTAGAGATGGGTACAGCTCTTTCAACTTCAGTCCATACTCTTGAGTTGCGACTGCGACTCCATCCATACCGTAAGCCATAGCGGCATTACGCTGGATCGAATCAATCCCTTCTTGGGCAGTACCCCCGCTTGTGTTGGTCGTCACCGTCACCTTCACATCACTGAAACCGCCGATTTCAGAAGCAGCTGTCAGCGTAGAGATCCCATTAGAAGATTCTCCGCTTGAAGATTTGTAGGTGACATACACGACGTTCCCATCCACTAGCGCCTTAGAGAAATGCCCGTCGCCGAAATTCACGCGATAATAACCATCTCTGTCCATCGACAGGTAAAACAACTCACTTTCAGGTCCCAATTGAAAAGCTGAGTGGAATCTTTCAAAATTTTTGTTGGTGACGACGGTGGCACTTTCCCTGACAACTACGCTGATGGTGTTGATGTCCACCGCTTTGTTCGGAATAGTGAAATATGAGACAGCTGCCCCGCTTTGAACGAAAGTGTTCGTGACGAGTTCACCTTCAACCATTATCACATCAGTGAAGGTGTATTTGCCCGAAAGCAGAGGAACAGTTTTTTCCTGATACGGAGTGAAACGATATGATTTGCCGTTCTGCAACCCAAGAGCGGTAAACGTCAGAGGGACTGTCAAGGTAGCAGGGGGTGTCACCCCTGTAGGAGGCGTAACCTCTATAGTCACAACTCCCCTAGAGGACGTCTGAGACGCAGGGACATAACCATTCGACGCCGTAACCAGCGCTTGGACGTTACCCAAAATGTCAGAGGTGGAAAAGTGCGACTCCCCCAAAACGAAATGACTATTCAGGTTCTGTGATGACGCCATAGAAGACAACATCTTTATAATAGCAGAAAGACCCGAGCCTTCAAAGTCATAATCTTTGAATCTCGGGTCAGATTTCATTTTTAACCTGAGGACTTGTTTCAACGCCTCATAGTCGACGGGGGTAAAGTTTTCAGAAGCCATGACGGTCACCTTTTTAGTGTCTCACCGTATTTAACGCTTTACTTCCGAAAAGAATCTCAGTACCCTTACCCCATCGACCTGTGCGGGTTGAATATATCGGTCAGAACAACTTCTGGGGACCGCCTTTGTTGATCTCTTTGATTCTCTCCTTCAGTTCGACTTTGAACTGAAGCAAGGCATCCAGATGCCAAGGCATCATGTCACAGAATTCACTGAAGGAGAGACCGAACCCAACTGGAGCGTCTTCGATGCACATAGCGGCCATTTCAAAGAACCCCTCTAGTGAAGAAGGGCCTTCGATCAGACAGTGAAAAGTCTAGAAACGCCTTTGACGTCGAAAGAATGTTTCTTTCCACATTTCGAGCAAACCGCTTCCAGATGCACTTTGGTGTAAGGCATTGTGCCTAGGAAATTCTTGAGAATTTCAGTTTGCACGTCAGACCCGATCTGTTCTATGAATTCACGAACTTCTTGGTCATCATAGTCCGCCAAATCCCAAACCTCACCATCTTCAGTTGTGACCGAAGAGATAAACTTGGAGGTCAGGACGACACTGGCGTCTGCGGCATCTTTGATAGAATTCAGAGACAACGAAGAAGAGATAGTCGGGTACTTGTGATTGATGCGGTACTCTTCGATTTGTGTGAAAGGTTTGTGGTTGGGGTCTTCTTCGATTACGATGTCTTTATTGATGTCAAACTCGAAATCTAGACGTTCACCTTTCTCACCTTCAGGGCAACCGTCACAAATTCGAGACACTGTGACTTTTTCGCCGAGGGCGAGGGCCCTCATCCTCATCAGCACCATTTCGGCCAAGAAGATGGGAGCTTCAGAAATGTCCTTGAAGTCCTTTGACTCGATGCTCAAGGTGTTGGCTCTAAGGAGTTGTTCAAGGGCTTGGGCGCGTTCAGACTCATCCCCTTCACCAGTCGGAGATATGGCCTGAAGAATCAATGACTGGTCGCCAAGACACCAAGAGCGGTACACGATTTTTCCCCACTTGGTGTCAAGCGTTCTTTGTGTTCTTGGGATGGAAGGAAGCGGCTTTTTGGACATAGTTTCATACTCTCAAAAGCGTATCATACAGGTATCTAGTCCATGCAATTTAAGGTAAAGAAACATGTTCAAGATTTCTGACGTTGTTCGCCTTAATAGCGGCGGCCCTAAAATGTTCGTTGCAGACATTCGCAAGACAAGCCGAGGAAAGGTAGTCGCGGACTGCGAGTTTGGTTATCCTCAAAATGGAAGCGCGACCTTCCCTATAGAATGTCTGACGAAATTGGGTCATATCCCAAAACAGTTTTTCATAGAAGGCGGAGCAGGTAAACTTGGTCCGTGTTAAATCAACCACTACACCATCGAGGTAGAGAATGTCTAGTCAACTGAATTTCTCCAAGCGCACTTTTGCGCTGCTCAACAACTTTGCCAAAATCAACCCAGCGATCTGCCTGGAGCAAGGTAAGCAGCTCCGGACTGCTGACAGCGGCGGTAGCATCTTGGCTGTGGCCCAGATCGATGAAGAGATCCCGTCCAAGTTCCCGATCAGCGACCTTTCTTCTTTCCTGTCCATTCTCGGCCTGGAAGCGTTCAAAGAATGCACCCTGACCATGGACGACAAGAAGATCGACCTTCAGGGTAAGCAGACCACCATGACCTTCTTCGCCGGTGCTGAGTCCCTGGTCGAGCTGCCACCTGGCGAAGTAGAACTGGAACCTGGTGAGATCAAGGCTGTGATCCCTGAAGGTACTTTCAAAGACTTCAAGTCTGCCTGTCGTTTCCTGAAGCACGAGTTCTGCCGCATCAGTAACCGTGGCGGTCGCGTGTACCTGACCGCCCTGAGCCCTGACACCGACACCTCTACCGTGTACGAGGTTGAACTCGGTTCCACCGATCAGGCCGATTCCATGGTCACCCTGAAGGTTGACAACCTGAAGATGGAAGCAGGTGACTACAAACTCGAGGCGGTGGCGGGGCAGTATGCTCGCTTCACTACCATGGACGATCGCGTCTACTACCTGATCGGTGCTGAAATCGAGTAAGCGGTTTGAAAGAACGGGGGCTATCATAGCCCCCGACGTTTAGAAACATATCAGAGGTACAAGAATGACCACCATCAGTTCGAATCCTAAAGAGTTTGTGTGGGAGCAAAAGTGGCGTCCGCAGACACTTTCCGAAGTAATCATCCCCAACTCCGTGCGTGAGAAGATCGACTCTTATCTGGTTGAAGGTCGTTGTCCTTCTTTCCTGTTCTTTTCACCGTCCCCTGGCACCGGCAAGACAACTACTGCAAAAGCTATCGCGAACGATATCGGTTGTCCTATGCCGCTGTTTATCAACGCCAGCCTGGATAACAACATCGAGACCATTCGTGCTAAGGTCGTCCAGTACGCGACAACCACCACTGTCTTCGCCAACCAGAAGATCAAGATCGTTATCCTCGATGAGTGTGAGCGTTTGTCTCAGGCGGCGCAAGAGTCTCTCAAGGGGATCATGGAGCAGGTGAGCAAGAACTGCTCGTTTATCCTCACGACCAACTCCAAGGCCCGTATCGTCACCCCGCTGGTCAGCCGTTGTCGTAATATCGACTTCATCTGGTCGAAGGAAGAGGGGGACAAACTGAAGGTCCAGATGTGCCATCGTATCACTGAAATCCTCAAGGCTGAGGGAGTGGCGTTCGACTCGAAAGCAGTGATGGCCGTGGTACAGCGTTTCTATCCTGACAACCGCCGTATGCTCGGCGCTCTGCAAGATTATGCCCAACAACACGGCAAGGTCGACATCAACATCGTTAACAGCTTCGGCGGTACTGAAATCGAACAACTGGTTCACATCTTGAAGGAAAAAGATTTCAACAAGATGACCCAGTTCGTCATGGATAACCTGGACGCTCTCGGTGCGGATTTCTACGGCAAGTTCTTGCGGTATGTCTACCCTGATGCTCGTTTGAGCACGGCGGGTGTCACCCCGAAGATCAACAAAGAAGGCGTTCCTGAGCTGGTAGACCTTTTGGGCGAGGAACAGAAGTATCACGCGACCGCCCCCGATCCCTTTGTGCACCTGTGTCGCGTCTTCACCCTGATCATGGTGAACCCCAACATCCGGTTTCTCTAAGGAGGGGTCATGGTAGAAGAAGAGAAAGCCCCTGGGTTATTTGATTTCATCGAGAGCGTCACCAACCACAAGCATGACTTGATGGTGTCTGAGGCTTCCGAAAAGGCTTACGACCCCTTCATGGTCAACAGAGCGTTGGCGATGGGCAAGGACACCGTGTTGCTGGCTTCTATCATGAACATGAAGCCCAACCTTGACAAATTTGCCCAGTATCAATTCTATTTGGTTAGTATTCCAAAGAAGAAGCGGTATAACAAATGGGCTAAGAAAACTCCCGTGAGCCCTGACATCGAGGTTATCGCACGTCACTTCAACGTCAACATGACCGTGGCGGGGACTTATCGCAAGTTGATCAACGAAGAACAAATGGAGCGCATCCGTGAGGTCGTTAAGGGCGGCGGCGCTGAAAAGAAACAAACCAACAAAGGAAAGAAAAATGCAAAATAGTTCCATCGCCACCACCCTGAAAATGGTTGCTGACCTGAACCGCTGTTTCGGTAATGAACCGTGGTATGAGATTCGAGGGGAAGAACCGCCACGTTTTCACACCTACCTGAACGGTCAAGTATCCCTGATCATCGAAGAGATGTATGAAGAGCTGCACCTGGCTGAGTCGCAAGAAGACATCGCCGGTATGCTGGACGCAATCGGTGACAGCATCACCGTCATTGACGGTCTGGCGCACAAGGCGGGATTCTTTAAGCACGACTTGGGTCGTTTCGACATCGCAACGGATTGCCTGGCGTTTGGGGCTTTGCGTGATAGTGTTCAGTTGTATAACATCAAAAATTTCGGGAAAATCCCGCATTTCATCAGCGACAATGAAGTTTCACAGATTGCGTTCGAACTCTGGGCGTCACACCGCGCTTTCATCGAAGCGTATTCGATTCAGAAAGGGTTTGACCCGCTCAAAGTGTATGAAGAAGTGCATGAGAGTAACATGTCGAAGTTCTGTAACACGGTTGAAGAGGCTCACCAGTCTCTGATGAAATACTTCAACCAGTACGGACTCGTGTCTGCCGCGACAGATTCTTTTGCTCGTGATGTGACCTCATTCACTGAAGATGATGATCTGCGCGTTGAAGAAGTCAACGGTGTCTATGTCATCAAGACCAATCGTGAAGTTAAGATGGGGGAGAAGGTCGTCAAGGCTGGTAAGTTCCTGAAGGGTATCAACTTCAAAGAACCGGACTTCAGTAATCCTGGACGTTTTGAGCTGGCTCGTTTGGTCGCACCGGTTCTGTAACCGAAACTGGGAGGGTCAGAATCCGGCCCTCCCCTTGAGGATTCCAACATGCACTCTAAGAAAGATGAGTTTCAAAGAAAGTTACTCAGAGGTGAATATGACTGCTCTCTCGGGGCAGAACTTCAGCAACAAGGCGTTGTAGATGAAAAGTACCTCGAAATGAGTTCGAATTTAGCAGGTTCCTTGCAAGAGATACAGAAGGAATTGTGTGAAATATTCGGTGAACTCCCCGACATCATCACAACAGTCGGTGTTTACCCGAACGGACCTTCGAAGTTAAATGCAGTTGCTAAGGAGGACATCCTTTATCACGTGCACTACAACCTGACTGCTCGGTTTGGAAGGGGTCTGATAATTCACAACAAGATCTTCTACAAAGGTAACGTTGAAGACAAGAAACTCGAAGACGAATTAAGAGAACATGGTGCAAAGATTTTTGACAAATCATCTGCACCATATCACTAGGAGCCTGAACTAGGCTCCTTTTTCACTTTCTATTACAGATTTGTATTCAACTACGTTGAAAAACTTGTTGTCATTTCTGATCAGCTCGTACAATTCTTTCGCGGGCATATCGACGACAGTGAAATCGTGATAGGCATTCTTGTTGATGTTGTACATAGCCACAAACCTGTGTGTCCCGTCCAAGACGTAACCGTCGGAACTTAGCACTGGCGGGTTCCCTGGGAAGTCCACCCCGCCTCTAGTCCTTTTGTTATTCTTGCGATAATCCATCATCAACTTGAAGACTTTGTCTTTGTTGATTTCATTCTGGATCATCTTGATGTCGCCAACCCTCCGACGCTTCTTACCGACGCTGACGCCATAACCATTGAGGATACTCTTGAAACGGTCGAAATGCTTTATCTGAGGCATTTGAGACCGACTGATACCCAAGTTACCAGTCGGGACTAAGAGTCCGTTACGGGACGTCAGGTAGTCTTTAACCGTGAATGCGTTTACTACCTTCAACAGATCTGCAAGTGCCATATTCAAGAATCCTCTGAATTCATTTGAGCCCACACCCACCCTGACAGCCAATCTCCTATTTTCAAGAGAGTCTCGACAGCGGCAGTTTCGTCTTCAAGCTCCATTGCTTGCTCTAACCTTTCATTCAAGAACCTCGGGATGTACTTGCATGGATTGACACCTTCTTTCCTGTGTAACATGCCATACTCGAACCAACTCAAAGACGTCCCAACTTCTTTGATGTGTAACTCTCTTAGGAACACCACGAGGCCATTAGAAAGGATCCTCTGCGGGACAACTGTCAAAACGTCCATGAGAACCTCTCTTTCTGAATAAACTTCTTGTTTTATTTACCACCATTATGAACTATGATGTACTCAACACAACAAAGGAGTTTACCATGAAATCATTTATCCTTGCTGCCCTGCTGGCCGCTGCTTCACTCTCCGCGCAGGCTAAAACCGTTGATGAAATCATCAACGGTATGTCTGATATGAACCGTATGGTCGCCTGCAGTATGGCTCACGAATCGTGGCAACTGAATGCCCCGACTTCTAAACAAGCTGAAGAGCACCGCCGTAAAAGTGCTGAAGTGATGAACGCAGCTTCCAAGAAGTATGGCGCCAAGGCGTTCATGAGTATCGGGTCTCCTGAAGTCATGGCGTTCAAAATGGTTGCGATGAACCGAGCTTCTATCAGTTTGGAACCGAAATTATGCAAGGGCTTCGGAGCGTCTAGCGAGTTCACGGTGTCTGATACCTCTGTGGATACCAAGGCTGATCCTGATGATTCGCCCATGACCATCGAGCAGCACGGGATTCGTCGCAAAGTGAAGAGCTTCACCCAGATCTCTCAATTCTATGACTATATGGCGACTGGTGAATCGTGGGGCCTGACCACAGAGAGTGAGTCTCTGCGGTTGTATATGTGCTTCTCCGCATTCGCGACAGATCCGCAGGGTGAGAAGTACCAAGCCAAGTTGGATGAGATGATGGGGATCGGTAACGAGGGGAAAGGTGGGGCTAATGAGGTAGAGTTCGCTGTCAGCGGCGTTCCACTTTTCAACAAGTTCTTTGAACATGCGATCGGGCAATATCAGGGTCAGTTTGTCGATAACTTCTGTCATGACTTTGGCTAAGTTTGTTGAAACGGGAGAGGTTATAATTTAATCTCACCCACTGATCCTTAGGCATTGCCGCATGAACATGATATTCCAAAACTATCAGAAAATCTTCGACCTCAAAACGATTGAGAAAGAGGTCGAAGATTGTTTCCCTTACGAAAAATTCTTCGCAGGTCAAAAAGAAGCGATTATCCAAATCGTCGACTCCTTGATCAATCAAGGAAAGAAGCACGTCATTCTAGAAGCCCCTACCGGCGTTGGCAAGACAATCATCGCGTACACTGCCCATCGCGTCTTAGACAAACTCCTGGGGTCTACCCGCCTCAAGACCACAGTGACAACAACCACTAAGGGTCTTCAAGCTCAGTACGAGAAAGACACTCGCACTTATGACCTGAAGGGTAAGAAGAACTATATGTGCCCTATGGGTCAAGAGCATTATGGGACTATGGGGTGTAAAGACTTGTGTTCCAAGAAACAGTGCTCCCCGCGCCGAGAGTGTCCTTACGTGAAACGTCGATTGAACTGGACCGAAAACAGTTACTGGCGCTGCACCAATACCGCTTTGTTCATTGAAATGTGCCCTCTGCTTTGTATGCGCCCTGAAAACAAAGCAGATCTCGTCGTGTTCGATGAGTGTCATAAACTCCCCAACACCCTCCTTGATCATATGGAGGTTGAGTTCGAGCCTGAGCAGCTCTCACCCGTGAACGTCTTCTACGGGAGAGTGTCAGATATCTACACGTTGGGGTGCGAGATTCATAAAGAGGTGAACGACCGCTTCAAGAACAAAGTCGGCCAGCTGGTGACTTTCCCTGATTCTCTGTTGCCTAAAGTCGCAGATCTGGATGAAAGGCTGAACGCTTTTCTGGAACTGATCAACGAAAAAATGGCGGAAGAGAGTGTCAGTGACACGATCAAAGAAGTCTGTTGGCGTGTGATCGAGCGTTGTCAGGACTGGTCTGACACTTGTGAAATCTTGACTGACTGCGGTGTTGCTGAGTTTGTTGTGCAGCATGCTGATGACAAGAAGGTCTCCCTGAAGCCGGTGTATCCCGCCCATGTTTCAGAGTATGGGTTGTTCCGGAAGGCTGACTACTTCATCCATATGTCGGCAACCATTTGCGGCCTTGACGCCTATGCCAAGCTGATTGGCATCCAGGATGGTGAGTACTCTAAGATCAGCATGGCGCATCCGGTGGACGTTGACCGTCGTATGGTGAACTTCATGCCGGTAGCGAAAATGTCCGGCAACGCCGGTGAGAATGAGCTCGCTAAGGTGGTGACGGCGATCAATGACTTGTGCCAAATGCACCCAGGTCAGAATGGCCTGATTCACACGGCCAGTTACAAATTGGCTGAGAGTATCCGTGACCGCTCACCTCTCAAACGGTTCATGTTCATAGGTCGTGATCGTAACCAGACGATGGAAATCCTCAAGATGAATGCGAAGAACAAGACGCAGGTGATCGTCTTGAGCCCATCTATGGAAGAAGGGTACGACCTGTCACATGATTTGTGTCGATGGCAAGCAATTGCCAAAGTTCCGTTCGGGTATCTTGGTGATCCTCTGGTCAAGTACCTGTCAGACAAGAACCCCAGCGCGTATGTGCGTGAGACTGTGTTGCGGGTAGTTCAAGCGTCTGGACGCGTAGTCCGAGGCGTTGATGATTTCGGCGTCACCTATATCCTTGATTCCTCCTTCGGGGGACTCTTGTCACGGGGTGATGAGTTCTTCCCTGGTTGGTACCAGGAAGCTCTGAGGGAGTTCTAAAGTGGCCGACTTAACAGGTAAATGGGTACTTTTTCAATCAGACTGGATCGGTGGGGTTCTAGATGTTAAACCTCACCTAGTAACTCAACATTCTAAGAATAGAATATACATTAGTGAATTGTGTTCTGTTTGGGATGATAAAAAGAAAGAGTACATGTTCACCGAGGATACAGAGGATGTCGGTTACAAACTGGCGTCTTCCGTTAGACTCGCGTTTGACAGCAGAGAAGCTGCCGTTGAGTCCGCGTATTATGCTAGAGCGGAGTATGACAAGTGGTTCAGAGATCAGAAGCTAGAGATGGGACGAAAAGTTCTAGAGTTAGCCTCTAAATTAGGCGGTAAACGTTTGTCCGAGCTAGGCAACTGATTGGAGTGAAAGAATGACGTGGAACATAGGCGATAAGGTTGAAGACGTTTTTCCTGATGCTTCTTATATCTGGAGATTCAGTCTTCTGAAAGGTGTGGTGCGTTACAAGCAATTCGTCGTGACCAAAACCACTCCCAAGAAAATCTTTATAGCTGAGGTACGCTCTGAAGATGGTTCGTTGATCATTTACGATACCGAGCAGCAAATTTTCAAAAGTAAGATCAACCAGTTATCTGAAGGGGTCATCGTAGGTCAGACAGTCGCATTCAGTGATTCTGAAAATGAAGGAAAGGCTCTTATCAAACTTGCTTTGATGAAGGAAATTCTTCGTTTGGAAAAAGAGGTTGAGGATGCTAAAGAGACCCTCAACAAGACCAAAGAGTTGGTAAAACGGTTTTAGGAGAAGTTGAATGATAATTGCGTTAGATTTTGACGGGACAGTAGTGACTCACGAATATCCCAAGATTGGAAAAGATGTCGGAGCGGTGCCTGTACTCGAAGATTTGGTGAAGAACGGTCACCAGATTATCTTGTATACAATGCGTTCTGGTGAAGAGTTGCACCAAGCAGTGACTTGGTTTGAAGAGCGCAACATCCCTCTTTTCGGTGTGAATGAGAACCCGACGCAAAAGGACTGGACGCTTTCTCCCAAAGTATACGCACAACTGTATATTGACGATGCTGCACTCGGCACTCCGTTGAATTACAGTGGGAAGGGGCGACCATTTGTAGACTGGTTCGCCGTTCGCCGCTTGTTGGTCGTGAGAGGGGTTTTGTGACGGAAAGGTACTACACTGGGATCGGGAGCCGAAAGGCTCCTCTTCCTGTCCTTAAAAGAGCGCAGGAGCTCGGTAAGGAATTAGCTCTCAAAGGGTTCATCGGGCGTTCTGGGAAGGCTGAGGGCATGGACGAGGCTTTCATGCGCGGGTTCGGTGAAGCCGGAGTCAGCTCATTCGTGAATTATCTTCCGTATTCTTCTTTCAGAGAATCCGTCCTAGTGCCTCCAGGTTGCGTTAACGTTTCTTCCTACCCTGATCATGTTTGGAAAGAAGCGGTAATGATCGCTCGTGAAGTGTATGGGAAGGGGTGGTTTGAAATAACTCCAGGTGCTCGTGACCTACACACTAGAAACGTGTTTCAAGTTCTAGGTGATGATTTGAAAACTCCTTCAGAGTTTGTCCTATATTGGGCTGAACCAGAAGGAAGAAACGCCGTGAAGGGTGGGACCAACACGGCGTTTCAAGTTGCTAGGTTGTTTCGAATAAACCGATTTCCGATTCAGAGCCTGGTGTTCAGGCAATACTCAATGCATCTTTAAACTTGGAAGATCTCTATAGTCATTTCTTCTGGGTCTAGAAGAGAGTTGTTCACATAGGTGTCTATGTGGATAGAGCTGTTCGTTCTAGCCGAATATGCGAAAGAGAACCCTTGTCGAGATGAATTCGTTTTTGCTGATATGTTAACACCTAAGTTCCCAGAGAATGGTTTGTCTACAGTCAGAGTGTACGCGCCTGCCCCCGTCCTGGTGACAGTCACGCCGCTATCCCCAACGACGGTTTGTGGGCCCAGCGTATTTATAAAGGTAGAAATGATTTTTCTCCTCACATAACTGGCGTTAAATGTGTTTATTAACTTACCCTTAGTCGTTTTCCCGCCTGTCACTGCGGTAAGTTCACGATAAGAAAAAACGTTGTTTACGCCGGTATCTGTCAAAGAACCCGCACTAGGACCGGTTACAGATGCGTAAAGAACGTCAACGGTACAATCAGAGGAGGTACTAGAACAACTCGCTATGATGTCGCAGTTAGGGCCTCCTTCTAGATAACGTATTTCACCTTTGCAATTATAGCCGGAAAGGTTCATTCCGACGGTGACATCTGTCGGGTTAAACCTCTGGAGTGATT